TTAGATAATCAGTTTTGTTCATGAACATTCCCTACAATAAGAAATACCTTTACCTGAATTCTTCAACTCAGTAACAGGAAATAATTTACCACATTTAGAGCAAAAACCTGTATATTCTTCTAACTTGGGTCTTTCCAGACCCAGTTGCCATAGTTCACAGTTTAAACCCTCTTCATCAGAAAAAGATTTCTTTTTACCATAATCTCCATTAGGATGAAAACAATGATAAATACCAATAAAGACACAGTTATTACAATGTTGCATTTTTATTCTCAAGATACTTTATTAAAAATATGGTGTTCTTAGTTAAAACTAAGAACACCATTACAATATACATTAAACTCGTGATAACGTCAAATGAATTATTTTACCATTAAACTCTACAGCTTCGCCAATTATCCTTTTTTTACTCTTTTCATCAATTATTTCACGAATTTCGATAATTTTATATGCTTCTCCCTGCTTTTCTCCATAAATTATTTTTTCTTCAAATTTTCCACCTAATTCTTTACCAATAAGAGCTTTTACTCTTTCTGGTTTAAAATCAAATATAGAAGTATCATCTTTCTTCATAAAAGAACTACCTTCTTTAGCTATTGTTTCTTCTTTAACAGATGACCAAGAATCCGGTACATTATATATATCTAATCCTTGAAAACTGTTTTCATAAAGAAATATAGCACCTACTTGATTTTCAATAGGCGGTATCTTTTTCATTGCTTCTTTAATTCTAGTGGTCATATCATCAATAGTATTAACCATATCATCTGAAGATCCTATATTAATACTATTTAAATCAGCCATTGGCATGATAAAATCATTAGTATTCATAGTATTAGTAAAATAAGCTCTATTTGTTGGATTAGTAGAATTAGTAAGGGCATCTAAAGTAATATTATCTGATCCTTGTGATCCTCTCCACGATGATTTAAGATTTGTAGTTCTTGGATTATTATTATAATAACAAGTATTATAAGTCTCAACCGATCTCCAAGTAGCTCCCTGATCATTCAAATTATTATATACATAAAATGGAACTTTTCCACCAAAAGTCATTTCTGCTCCTTTTTGTATCCCCTTTGAATTATGGATACAACGAACAGATACTCTCATTCCTTTCCCAGCCATAATAATGTGACCATGAATTGCAGCCCTTTCTTGTGTCTTACCCCTAAAGATCTCACCACGACTAATATAAAGTGGTTTATCTTCATTGTTGTGAATATAGATGCTGTCAATTTGACCAGTATCCTCTATTTTCACATCTTTGGCCTCAGCCAAAGTAATATAATTCCTTTCTTCTTTTGTTGTTCTTGAGATAGGAATTACAACTCCTAAAGACCCCTCGTTAACTCTCCAAGGAGATTCTATCACGAAACCATTACGCTCTAATAGAATGTCCTCGATGAAATTTTGTGTATTCATTTATACACCTCTTCTTTTTTATTTTTATAATTCAATTAGAATTATAAATTGCTTTATTTTTATTTAAAGTCTCTTTCAATGAGACACTTATCCTATTTTTAACCTCCGCTGTTCTGGGTTTTCCTCTTGATCCCTTACCCATCTCTATCTTTATCTAAATATTTCATTTTTTATATTCTTTCAATTTTTTCATTTGGTTTGTCTTTATAATTTTCTTCAAAGAAATTATATAAGATCCTTTTTATAAACTCTTTACCTTCTTTATTACAACAATATGATAAAGAAATTAAATCATATATTCTTACCGGTGTTGTCTTTGTTCCATCAAAAGTTCCACCATTATCATGATATAGATGGATATTCATAATTATTGAGCTTGCTCAATTTTTTCGTATCTACTTTTGATTCCAATAGCACCATTAGATTTTTTATAATAAAAATAATGAAGAATTGTATCATTTTTCTTTTTTAATTTTTTCTTATCTGATTCAGATGCATTACTTTTTTTAGGACCAGCCATTATAAACCTCCATTAAAAATAGAAGGGGCCATTTTCTTACTACAGATCCAAGTTAGGCCCCTTCTGAGCAAACTCCTAGAGTTTCTCTTTGGTTTAGTTAGGATCTGAGAGCAGTTATATACTATTCTGCATGAGCCACCGGGAGAAATTGCATCCCCAACATTCTGATTACAGGTCAGACGCTCTACTTGTTGAGCTACGATGGCATTTTAATTTGAATGTTCAAATTAAATTTGCGGGTGCAAGAGTCGAACTTGCTTAAGGAAGGTATGAGCATCCTAACTGACCGTTAGTTTAACCCGCTATATTTCCTAGTACAAATATACTATAATTATTTTTATTGTCAAGTAAAATATTTTAATGAGCAGGTGAGGCGATTTGAACGCCCAACGAACAGTTTGGAAAACTGCCCTTCTACCCTTGAATTACACCTGCATTTAATATTCCCAATCTATTTGATCTGCTTTAATACTTTGATTATCTGGATTAGGCCAATTTCGCATCCAATATGAACTAGAAGATAAATTTTGTTTTCTTAGTATTCCATCACGTTTGCTTTTTTCTTCTTCTGTATCTGAACTTTTATATTTGTAGTGAGACTCCCCCCAACTTTTTAATATTGATAATCTTTTCTTTAGTATTTTTTTATTACAATGTCTTTTATAGGCTAATCCTCTTCCCATTTAACTCCATTCCCATTCATTAGTTTTTTTAAATATAGGAATATTTACTTCTTCAATATCGATGTGTTTAAGAGCATTATGTTCTTTTGCTCTTATAGTTTGTCTTTTTAATTTTTTAAAATAAGATGGTGGTTTTGCATGACTTTTTTTATCTCGTCTTTTAAACTTATCATTAAAAAACAAATCTCCATTCTTTCGTATAGTTCTACTCATGTTTAGTACCTCTATACATATTTAATTATATAATATTATTTATTATCTTTATTTAATTGTAAAGAATAATTATTTATATAAGATATATTCTCATTATTTTTTAAAATATTATATTGTCTATTTTGTTTAGAAATAGACAATATTTTTTTAATAATTTTAATATTATTGTGCTTTTTGAAGAAATTTTTTCTCAAATTGTTAAATCCTTTGAGATTGGGGGATTAACTGAAGTTTTTTTCTTCTTCATATTAATAATTCTCTCTACATCCATTTTTTGAAGAGATAATTTACTCATTTTTTGTAAAATTTCATTATTTACCCAATCATTCCCCCAATCACTTACTCTACCTTTTTTTAATAAAGACATGTGTTTTATAGACATTTTTATTCCTTAACTACAATTAAATTTTAAATTCTCTTTTTACCATTTTAATAATTGCATCTGCAGTAGCCAAAATATCTTCTCTCTCCAATGCTTCAAAAAAATCAAGATCTTTTGAATTTTTTTCAAATAGTGATTGTCCATCCTCATCAATAAGGTATTCTTTTTCAATTTTCTCGGCAATTTTACGTCTAAGTGATTTTTGTTCTTTCATATTAGTCTCCTTTAATTTTTTTTATTAATTATCAAATAATTTTTGAATTTCTTTTTTAAATGTATTTTTTCCTAATTTTTCATGACATTCTTTAATTTTATCTATACAATATTTTAAAGAATAAGTCTTTTTTAGTTCAAGAGAAAAACCACCAATAGTATTACCATAATAAGCATAATTTTCATATAAAGTAAAACCCATTTCTTTATACATTTGTTTAGTCATTTTCATATTATTCTTCCTTTAATAAATAATTATTACTAATTGATTTAAAAGAAATAATTCTTTCATCATTAAAAACTTCTATATTATTTATAGATTTATATACAACACCTTCTCTTTTTCTATCTGGATTAATAAGAGATTGACCATTAGCATGGTTTAACAATAAATCCATTGTAGGATATTTTTGAAATATTTTACTTATAGATATAATAGGAACATGTGGTATATGACTAAAATATACATCTAATATAGCTTTTCTTTCTTTTGTAGATAAATAGGATTGAATATTAATATTATAAATATTAAATATAAAAAAAGTAATTTCTTTTAATCCTAATCTATTTTTTTGAATTCCAGGACCGGCTATTTCTCCTTGAATAGCTATATTTAAATTAGCACTTTCTAAAGATTTTCTTATATCATATTTTTGCTCAATTTGAAAATAAGTATTATCATTATTACTATCTATTTTAAAATTAATATTTCTAGAGCAAATACCAAATTCTCCAGAATTCCAATAATAAGTAGCTGAAGTTCCATCTATTTTTTCACTTTCTTCAAATTCTTCATTTTCATAAATTGTAAAATATTCAGGAAAATTTTGAATTCTTTCTTCATCTGTTTTACGAATAAAAGAAGGAAAATTACCTCTTGAAACTCCACGTAATTGAGCTGGAATAGGAGCTTCATATTTCTTAATATTAAGAATAGAAGTAACATCATCACCCTCTACAACATTTGTTTCTACAAAAAATAAAGATAAAGGCATTAATAATCCTTGTGAAAGAATTCCTTTAAGTTTTATAGTACGAAGTCTATATCCTTCTGTTCCATCTTCAAGAGTCTTTCTACCACGAGATTCCATAAATAAAAATGGTTCATTACATGGCAATAAAGAGTCAATTTCAAAATAAATTGCAAGGTCATTTACTTTAAATTCATCTTTTTTTACAACACATTGCCACCCATCTATTTTAGCGAGTTCAATAGAATCAGCTCCTTCAATAGGCAGTATTTCAGATACTTTTCTAATAGTTGCTAATTTCCTTTCAATATTCATGCTTTAATTCCAGTTAGTTCTTTGAAATAAGGAAGATTTTCAATCCATTTACAAAATTCTCCCCAATCTTCTTTTAATCTATGATTTTTTCTTTGTTCGTAGATAGTTTTTAATTGTAAATAATTAGTTGTAATTCTCATTGTTAAAGTAAGACCCATAGGACAATTAGAAATTAATTTCATATAATTTTCATAAGTTGGATTAAAATTATATTCTTTTTGCAATTCAATAATAGTATCTATAATGGTATCATTTACATATTCATTCATTTGTTTTGATAAATCAAGTTTAGATAGTACATGCATCTTGCTTTGAGAACTAATGATTTGTGAAAAATGATACCTTTGAAATTGCATTGACCAATATTGAGGATATGTAATATCACATTGAACAATTATTCCTGATAATGCATTTCCATGTCCAGAATTAGAAGGAGAAGATCCAAGTTTAGTCATTCTTTGAAAATGATTTGATTCTGTTGATATTGAATTATATGGTGTATTTAATTCAGATAAAATTGTTTCATCAAGAGCATCAGAGATAAATTCTGTTTTTTTAGGATAACCAGATGCAATAACAGATTCTTCAAGACCATAAACTCTAGTATTACTTAATTTTAACATTAGAAATTTCTCCTTTTGGACAGCGAACTACAGAAGTACCATTTTTTATACCAGGAACATGATTAGAGGGCATAATAAGAGCCATACCAATATATAGCTTATTATTACATCTTACGGATGTATTATCAATGCCTTTATGGGAGGGACATTCTTTACATTTATCTAATTTAATTTGTTTCATATAATTAATAATTTAATACAATTATTAATAAAAGTCAAGTAATTTTTTTACTTTTTTATTAAAAGCACCCCAGAAACGATTTGAACGTTTATGCATCCATTTACCCTTTCAACTGGTTCGTAGCCAGAGAGGATACTGGGGTATTATTTACAACATTTCATTGCTTTATCTGCTCGGTCCCAGTATCCTTTATAATCATTTGGAGTATCCCAAATAGCTTTTGCTATTTCTTCAATATTTATTGTTTCTACATTTGATTCTAAACAATATTTACATTTATGATTATTAGGAGCATTACACGTTTTAGATGATTTCATAATAAAATATTTTGTTTTTTTCATATATTTAACAAACCTTCCCATGTTTATATGGTCTTGTTTTATTATATTCCATTTTAATTCTAAGTGCTCCTTCTAGATCAATACTATATCTTCCACAAGTATCAAATACACGAATTAGAAGATCAGCAAATTCAATAGGAATACCACAAGGTTTCTTATTACCAGATCTATCCTCTTCAAAATATAATTCAGTCATTGATTTATTATCTCTATGATCTTCTAATACTTCTGATAATTCAGAATGCATTAATGCTATTTGCTCACCAAAATTTCGTTCAGTATCCCACCAACCTTTATCTACTGCGGTTTCATGTGCTTCTTTAACTAATTCATTTATATTCATATTATACTTCAAACTCCTTTATTACTTTTTTTGGTTTTATTATCCAAGATTTTCTATTAATAAATTCTTCTGCAGCTTTTTCATTTGTACAATAAATTTTATCTGAATCATTTTTATTTTCTTCATAAAAATATCTCCAAAAAAATTTTCCTTTCCATTGAGGCCAATAAAAATTATTTTTAAACAATATTCTAACTTTCATTATATCTTCTCCTGATTCTATAAATATTTTGAATAGGATACCATTCATCTCCTATATATCTATCTAAATCAAATTTTACAAATCTAATAAGATTTTCTTCTTGCATCATTCTAGAATTTTTAACTATAAAGTATTCTGGAGAATCATAAAAAAGAATTTCATAATCAAATTTATTTTTTTTATTCATATTAGTATTCCTTTTATTAAATAATATAGAAGATTTCAGGTGTACAATGTGCGAATAACCCTTTAGCCGATTTCTATTCCCCGTCACGGCATCGTATGATCACTTCCACTTAAGGAGATTGTAACTTTGAGCCTACCTTATCAGGAACTTTAGCTTAAATTTAATAAGCATCTTCTATTTTTTTACTTATATTATGGTAATCCTTGATAATCTTTTCCATATACATTATTGCAGATATTTAATGATTCACTTTTAAATTTATCTACATTAAATAAGGTACAAGAACTTTTATTTTTAGTATATTTCCAATAAGAACAATCAATCCATCCACAACCATCATAACAATGACCCCAACATTTTATAATTTTTTTATACACATTATACTCCATGTACCCCAAGAAGGATTCGAACCTTCGACAGGCATAGCCATGAGGGATTAGAAATCCCTTGCCGTAATCCACTTGGCGATTGGGGCATTTTTTTATTATTTATCTATAATTAATATTCCATTAATATGATCTATTTCTTGTTGTATTGCCCTAGATGATAATCCTTTTAATTCTAAAATAATTTTATTATTATCAATATCTAATCCAGATACTGTTACTTCTTTCCAACGTATTATCTCTTTTTCTATACCAGGACAAGATAAACAACCTTCTTTTTCTTTTGTAGTTTCTTCACTATGAGATATTATTTCAGGATTACAAAGAGCTATTTTTATCCCATCTTTATATCCATTTGTATTTAAAACAATTATTTTTTTTGATACTCCAATTTGAGGAGCTGCCAATCCAATTCCTTTAGATTGAATTATATTATACATTCTTTCTATAAGATATTTTATTTTATTATCCACTACATCTACTTTATCAGCTGGAGTAGAAAGAATTGGATTTGGTTGTGTTATTATATTATAACTCATAGTATTTATACATTAATATTATCAAATATTTTCCAATTTTGTGTTGGACCATAATTTTCTATTTCACCTGGGGAAGGATTATCATTTTCTGCTATAACAATACCAGCTATTTTACATGCATCATAACATTCTTCTGAACAATAATATGAATATGCATCATCTCCAGATTTAAAAAGCCACCCAATTAAACCAGTAAAATCATATTGTCTTCCAATAATATTAGCCAAATTTCCTAATATAATTTTATCTTGATCAAATGTAGTAGGTAGTTTACGAATAGTCATTGTTCTATTTTGATACTGTGAAAAATCAAAGCATTGCATTCCTTCTTGATCAGCACTAGCTACTACTAGAGTTTTTATATAGTCTGTCAAAGGAATAGAATTATTATAATTAAGATTCCAATTATTTTTAATTCTTTGCCAATGAATTTCATTAAAATAATCTTTTATTTTATTAGAATAAACAAATATAATAGTATGAGAAATACTATTACTAAATAAACCTATAAGTTTTCCAATAAATCCTTTTGATGCTTTTAATGAAACTAGATATGTTCCCTCTCCTATTTGTTCAAACAATTTACAAAAATTATCATTAAGAGGAACATGTTTTTTTAATCCTCGTTTCTTTTTAAATTCATCCGATATTTTTTGATTAATCCAATTTCTAATTAAACTACCCAATTTTTTAAAAAAATTAAACATTAATATCTCCTTTTATTTTTATATTTCACTCCAAAACCAATCAACTTCTTCTGGTACTAATTGTAAATTTTTACGTACATCATTTTTTTGTTTATCTAAATCAATTATACCAGTTATTCCATTAAATCTCTGTTTAAATATTTTAGTTAAAGCATTTCTACTATCATCTGCTATAACATAAATATATTCTATAGTATCTTTATGCTGAATATGTGATTTAAATAATTTCATTATGATATCTTAAATTTATTACCACGAAATGAACAATATTTCATACATCCAGTATTAGTTAGTCGTTTTAATTGCATTCTATTCCAATCAATATATAAATTAGCCATAATATAAATATCAAGTTTTTTACAAATCCAACACAAAAGTTCTGCAAAATTATTCTTTAGAAATTCTTTCATACTCTTTTTCCTCTTTATTTTCATTTATAATTAAATTCATCCACCATTTAGTATCAGGAACACAATTTAATCCATACCATCTACAACCAAAAGATTCTCCTTGTATAAACTCATGCCAATGACCAAAATACCAATTTGAAGGATTTAATTTAAAAAATATTTGATTTAATGCATACATTGAAGGATCTTTTGCTTTATCAAATATATTTAATCTTTCAAAAATTCTAAAATCAAATGGACATGTATGACTACAAATAATGTCAATTTTATGAGGAGTTTGTAAGCAATAATTCATATCATGACTATTTAGATATTCTTGTTCCCACCAAGATACACCTATTAGCCTATTTTGTTTATCAATAGAATCTGCCCCACCAATAAACATTATTCGTTTTCCATTTATTTCTAAAGTAGAACCTATGGGACAATAAAATATATTAGGTTCAATTTCAACTGGATCTGGTCCTCGTCTTCCTACGTATTTTTCAATTTGATCCCAATTTTCATGGTTTCCCGGAATTAGGTAAATTTTGCAGTCTCCTGGTTTTATTTTTTCAAAACCATAAATTTCTTCAGGAGAAAAGTAGTATGCGTTGTCTCCAAGTTGGATCAATATATCTGGTTTTTTATTATTTATAAGAGTATTTAAATCACCAAATCTTCCGTGAATATCACCGCAAGCTATAATTTTCATATAATTTAATACCTTTTATGTAAAATCTGTAAAAAATAACCACCACAATAGAAAGGTAGAAATTATTAAAAATAGAATTATTATAAAATAAATCATATATTAATCTTTATCTTTTTTATCTTTCTTTTTATCTTTACCTTGATCTATACTAGGACCCTCACCTTCCATTTCTTTAGCATGAAGATCTGAATGACATTTCCTACATAGAATTTTACATTTTGCTGCTTCTTTTTTAAATCTAGCTGGTGCCCAGGACCATATCTTATGATCTTCTTTTTTATGTTTATCTAAATGATGAAGTTCTAGATTTTTTGTAGATCCACATTTCTCACATTTCTTACCTTTAAAAAATACCTTTTTTCTATCTTTTAACCAATTTCTTTGGTATTCTTGTTTATCTTCTAGTTTTTTAAAGGGCATCTTTTGTTCCTTCCTGTTTTATTTTCTCTTTGACAATTTTTTCTTTAACTTTTTTTTCATTTTCATAGAACCACTGAACTCCAAGAATGGTATCTTTTGGTCCTTCCTTTTCATCTTTTCCATCAGAGATACTAAAAGCTAATCTATCCCCAATAAGAATATCAGTAATAGTCGCTATAATACTGAGAGTGGAAATCCCAAATTTTACCATATTTGGATCTTCTGCAGTTCCCATATTAATCAAACCAGATTCAGGATTTTCCTGTTCATATTCATATAGTTTATTACTATCAATAGCTTCTATTTTTTTATTAAATTCAGTATAAGTAATAGGTTGACACAATTTAATAAGATCATTTAGAACCCTAATAACTCTATCTTTTCTTTCTTTGAAATCCTTTTCTTCAGCTAAACGAGTAATTTCCCAAATATTCATGAATAAGACCTCTCTTTAAATAAAAGTGTACTTTTACTTCTTTTTATTAACTTTTTTATTACTCTTTTTAACCGTTTTTTTATTAATAAATTGCTTACAAAGTTTAAAATTAAATCTTATTCCATACATCTCTTCATAATAAAAAAGAACTCTATGTAATTCATATGATTTATCATTACAAACTCTAAAATCTTCTTTATTCTTTAGATGTTTATCACAATTATTATGAAAATCATCATATATAGAACATACATATCTTGTAAACTCATATTTTTCTTGTTTTGCTAATTGTTCATCTGCTTCTTGTTGAGCTTTTAATATAGCACAGGAACTAAAAGAAAATGCTATTATTAGTATAATTATTAATTTTTTCATATTTTTTCCATTTGTTCTAATTCTTCAATTAAAAACGAATCTTTACATCTTTTACAATAAACAATAGGTTCAAATGAATGACCATGAAAATCAGATGAATTACAAGTAGGACATTTATAATTATCATTAATATATTTAATAGAAATCATATTAATTATCTTCTTTATTCAAGTTTTTTAAATCTTCTAATTCACCTTTATATAATTCTTCTACACTTAAATCCATAGAAGATTCTAATGTTGCTTTTTCTACAGTCCATAAAATATAAGTCAATCTAAAAAATATTAAAAACCAAATAGGAAATTTCTTTAATCTCTCTCTACCAAATATCTTAAATAATATTTTATGAGATAAATGTTCTTTAAATTTAATTGTTTTAGTAGTTATTTGAGGATCATAATATTGTTTCATATAATTCCTTTGATTAGGTTGGGAGGGAGTCGAACCCTCAATCCGTAACGGCATCAGGGCTTAAACCTGATGTGTATGCCAATTCCACCACCAACCCATATTTCAATCTTTAGGATTCATTGCTCTTCCATTAGGACAGATACAATAAACCTTTTTTCCAACTTTTAATCCTGCGGGAGTAATCGCTGTATTTGTAGTATCAATAAATCCAGTATTACCGCATAAACAACAATGATGCCCAGTTACATCATCTAAATAATGAGTATACCAATAATCTCTTAATATTTTTTTAAACTTCATCTATTTTTTAATTTTTATCTATATTATTTATATTAAAAATAATTTTTAAAACACCAATATTTTTTCTCAAAATTTGGAAATCTAACAAACCTAAATTCACAATTTTTACATAATTTAAATGGAGTTCGTATAAAGAATTTATACCATACTTTTTTATAAAATTTACAATCATTATTTTGGTTTAAAGGAAATTTATCAAATTCAATTTTTATCATATATCCTCTTTTTTATGAGCACGATATCCGATTTGAACGGATGAATAGGAGCTTTGCAGGCTCCTGCCTTTCCTCTTGGCCAATCGTGCTAAATGCAGACCCGAAACGAATCGAACGTTTGATATCGGGGCCAAAACCCGGTGCCTTACCACTTGGCTACGGGTCTAAAAAGAATGGTTTAGTTTGAGTGTACGTGCACTTTTTTTCAAATTTGTTTATACTCACGAAAAAGGTATTTGAAAACCTTGGAATAAAATTCCACCATTCAATTGAAGAATTATGAGATTCGAACTCATGCTGCCTGCCGGAGTGCTACCGCTACACCAAATTCTTCACTCGTTTTTTTGATCTGATCTAAATATAATATACATCATGTATACCTTAAAGTCAAGTAATTTTATTATTATTTTTAATAATTTTAATGCGGAGCAGGAAGGCATCGAACCTTCACACCAGCTTACTAGGCCAATGACCAGTTTTCAAGACTGGGCCGATACCAGTTTCGGTTGACTGCTCCATGCGGAAGGTATAGGAATTGGACCTATGTAGGAGTTACCCCGCCTCGGTTTAGCAAACCGGCCTATTACCACTCTAGCAACCTTCCATTAGGGCTACCCAGGATTGAACTGGGACTGCCTGGCTGAAAACCAGATGTTCTACCATTAAACTATAGCCCCTTATTGGACCTTACCGGTTATGCTCCGGTTCCTCCTGCTTGCAGGGCAGGGATTCTCCTGATTAAACTAAAGGCCCTGTGTGTGTTGAGATGGATTTGAACCACCACCTGACGGGTTACAGCCGTGTATGCTACCGTTAAACACTATCAACACATAAAAAAACCTAGGATTTTGGTCCTAGGTTTTCGAAATATATTATAACAAAAATCGAATCACATAGGACTTTTTATACTCCCCAATGCTGCACGTTCGTTTTGTGAACTGGACACGGAGTATCTAGCACTATTTTGTAAATAGGCTCTCTGTTCGTAAGATTGATATGTAACTCGATTTCTCATATTATAATAATACCAATTATATCTAAAAAGTCAACCTTTTTATAGTAAAAAAATGGAAAAAATGATTATTTTCCTCGTACAGATTTAAAATCATCTGGAACTATAATAGGTGTATTATATATCCTTTTTGCCTTTTTACCACACTCACATTCTACAAATTCTGGAAAGTTTTCTTGACCATAAGGTTTCTTATATTCAATAATTTTTCCACATTCACATTTATAATCTGCTAACATTTAAATCTCCTTTAATAGTTTTGTTTCTTATTTGATTATGTATTCATCTAAATGATATTTTAAATAATGTGTTAATCTTTTTGTTTGAATTTTTGATATTATTTCATCATTTCCTTTTATATCTTTATATGTTAGATTATCATGGTTTAAATAAACTTGAAGTTCAAAAATATCATGAAAATTAGGATCATTACTTATATCTTCTTTTTTACAGAAATTAATTCCGATTTTTCTTGCTGCTTTTTTATCTCTATTAGATAAAGAACATTTTCCATTTCCTACATATATATGCTCATATACAGATTTGTAATTGTGTATAGCTACAAATCCTAATTTCGGACGTATTGATTTATTATAAAAACAATGTAAAATAGAACAATTAGATCCAATTTTTAAATATTTTTTTGCTGAATTATTTACAAATCTATCGATGGGAGATTTATTCATTTATATCTCCTATTTTGATTTTAATCTAAGTAATTTTCTATGTTCTTCTTCATGTTCTACGAATTCACGTTTATGATCTTCTGCTTGTTGTTGAATAGTATCAAAAGCTGCATAAATAGAAGCAGAAGTTTCCATCAATTTTTTAACTTGATATCCAAAATCTGCAGATATTCTAACATTCTTTTTTAAACCTTGCATATTAGTAATATAGACTTTTTCAGCATCTTTTACATATTTTTTCATATCAGTAATAATCATTTCCATATGACGAAGTTCTGCAGCTTGTTCTTCTAGTTCTAAAAGATGTTCTTGTTCTATACGAGCGAGATCACTTTTATGTTTTTCATCTAAATCATCTGAAATTCTTTTACGAATTTTATCTTCTCTTCTAGCTATAAAGTCATTAAGAGATGCTTTTTCTACATAACCATTTTTTAATAATAAATTAACTAGAAATAATAAGATTGAGCTTTTTACTTTTTTTATTGTCATTTTTGTTTTCCTTTTTTATTATTTTAATTCCCTTTTCTCCATATTTATTATAATTTTTAGAACAATTAATTGGTAAATTAAATCCAATTTTTTTAGGTAACTTTTTTGCCCATTTATATAATTTTCTATTCAAAAAATAAATTAAAATTGCTTTTTTAATTACCTTAATATATTCATAAATATTCCCATTAATATGTAAAAATATAAATTTTCTATGATTATAATTATATGTCATAAATATATATGGATCTTTATCAAATCTGTTATATATCCTAAAATTTTTAGGGGGATTTAAATTTTTTTCATCAAATCCAATATGTATTTTTGATCCATCTTCTAAATGACTTGAACAACAGGAAATTGTTTTATATCCCTTTTCATTTAGAATTTTTATAGTTAGATATATTAAATCATCTATATTTGCACGATCTTCACAATAATTCCAGCAATAATTAGGATTAAATCCATTTATTGGTTTAAATGTTTTTAAACAAGTTAACATTAGTCTTCCATTAAATCCTTTTTACTTGCATTAATCCTTTTTTGTTCTTCTTTATCCAATATTTGATAAAAACACGTAGTATTTGGATCAAATACAAAATTAACTAATTTATTACCTTCTCCCATACGTTGTTTTAGAAAGATAACTTCAGCTATATTTTTATTTATATCATCTTGCATAGCTACCAATGATGCATCTTGGTCACTAGGATCAAAATTAAAACTACCTTGTTCTAATACACTTTCTTGTACATTTGTTTTAATTGCTGTTTTTGGATTATAAAATGGTCTATGAATACCAAATATTAAATCTGAAATTTCCGTTAATGCTCCAGAGTTTTTAAGATCCTGCATTGTTGGACGAGTATCTTTTCTATTAGCAACATCTCTTCTAATCTGAGCAACTAAAGACATATGAACACCAAGTTCTTTAGTCATATTTTGAATTATATTACAATTTTTTTCATAATCTCTAGCAAAGTTATCACTACTTTGAAATTCTTTTATTTTACCAAAAAGGTCAATAAAACATACAATATATTCTGTTTTAAGATGATCTTGTAAAAGCATTATTTGTTCTCTTATAGTATTCAAACTAGGACTTGGTTTATCATTAAAGAATAGATTATAATTTTTTTCAAGACGTTTTACTTCTGCATAATAGAATGCTTGTTCTTCTTCTGTTAATTCACTTATATTTGATACTACTTTTGTTATAGGCAATTGACTATTAAAAGCTAATAGTTTATGAATCAATGGAGTTGTATTCATTTCCAATGCAAATTGGGCTGCAATAATTCCTTTATTAGCAAGATTTTTCATAGAGGAAAGACAAAATGATGAATTATGTGTAACTGTGAAATCATCATGTAAATACAAACCATCTTTATCTAATTCAAATCCAAAAAATTCTTCTTTTCCTAAAAATTTTATTTTAATACGAGAAATTATTGGTTCATATTTTTGTAATCTTTTTTCTGCTTTTTTTCTTTTTACTTTACAAGGTATTGTATCATTATAGCCACATATTCTAATTCTCCAATAATATCCTTCAAATCCAGTAGATTTTATTTGTTTTTTTTCATATTTTGCGGTACAATAAAATCCAAGACTTCTCCCAAGAAATAATATATCATCTTTTAATTTAGGATATTTAGTAGAAATTTCATGAATTTTTGATGTCATATATCCATCAGTATCTATCAAACCAGCTAATAATTGTAATCTTAATTCTTTTGAATTATATAAATAATCTTTTGGTATATGTTTATTATTTATTAAATTATATTTTTGTAATTTATTAAAAATATAATTTTTTTCTTTATTATTTCTTTTTATTCTACAATTTGGACAATTTGGTTTCTCTTTAATATTATCTTCATGATAAAGCATTCCTAATCTATTTGCATATTCTTTTAAATAAGTTCTGATTTCAATATCAGGATTAGATATAGCAGTAGAATCACTATGGCCATCTCCAATCCAACATCCAATAAAATATGGTTCAATAGAAACTTCTTTTTCAGGAAAATCAATAATAGCTTTATAACCTGTATACTGTTGAAAAAAATAATTTGGTTTTTTCAATGCATCTTCTACAGATATATTTAATATTTCACCATTTTCTTTCCACCCAATTGCTGTAGTACTCTTCTTTTTTGCTCCTATTTTAGTTCTAATTGATTCTCCGGTTTTTCTTAATGATAAAATATGATTTTTATTCACATAATAATCATTTCCTCTATTTTGATGTATTTTATATATATCTCCAAAACCATGATTTAAACTTAATACTTTCCTTGGTAAAGAATCTGGACCCATTAAAAAATCACCAATTTTTATATCTTCAATCTTTTTAAAAGAACAATCATACATCATTATAAGTGTTCCTTTTCTTTCGCATTTCCCCATTCCTGCTAGGGCCGTTATTACAGAAATTTGTTTAGGAGCAAATCCTTCTGTACACAGTTCATCTAATGTAGAGAATCCTGTTGTATATTTATCTATGCTATTATTTTTATTTAAAAGATATTGAGGCATTAAATCCGCAACACTTTGAAAATCGAGTCTTGAACCAGAATATCCTCTTTCTACTACAGAATCAAAGTAATTTAATCTTTCTTCTATATCTGATAATTTTGTAGATGGATCACAACATACACTAATTAAAGCACTATTTTTTTCTATTAATTTAGTTTTAACACTATCTACTATTAATTTTTGATAATGTTCTTTAAAATTTTCAAGAGGAATTTCTGTAAAATTAGTAATTAAATTAGATAGAAATTCAAAAGTAACATAGAATTTAAGAGGACTTCCTTTTGATTTTAAAAGAATAGCATCAATATTTACATCCATTTTACTATTAGATGCTTCTATTACTGACCATCCAATAGTTTGATATTCTTTATTTCTAAAAACTTGCCAGTTTCCTTGTCGTACAAAGAAATCTCTATTTTCTGAATTTAAAATAATATTTGAAGCTAATAGAGCTTCATTATCATTATCTATTGGATAATCAAATAGCGTTGTATCAGACATTAATAATTTTCCTTATATTTCCGAACTTTTCGTAATATCTCAATTTACATAAAATATTTATATTAGTCAACCGGTAAATTTAAATCTTTATCAAATTTTCCATCTAAAAATTCTTCAACCAAGTAGAAAATGACATCTTTCATAGGAATGTCATAAAAATGACATTTATTTTTAAGAGCTAAATACATATCTTCTGTTAAATTAATACCTAATTTATATGTTTTTTCATTCATATTATACTGGTATCAATCCTGTACTAGATATATAATAACCACAAAATATATTCTCATGAAAGAATTCTTTAGTATCTTCTTTAATACTATTTATCTTTTGATATACAGCATGATAAGATATATCAAGTCTTTTAGCTATGGTTGAGATAGAATCTGGACCTAAAAAGTAATTTAAACAAACTTCTTTATTTGTTTTACTTTTAGATCGTTCATTTGATTTTTTTCTAATAAATTCAATATATTCTTTATTTATGATATGACTATCTAGATAATCTTCAACACTCATACTAGAATCTATATTATCTTGGAAGAGATCAGTATTATAAGTAAATGGTGCCATATGTGAATTATACATCATTTCTTTATTAATCCATTTTATCATATATCTCGGTAACATTTTATGAATATAATATGAAAATTCTGATTTTGTTTCATCATATTTATTAACAAGAGATATAAAATTTAAGCATATTTCTTGTTTAACATCTTCAAATTCTGAACTTCCTGATACTTTCTTAAAGAGACTAAAAGCTATAGATGATATAAATGGTGTATACAATTCAATTAAAAATTGCATTGCTTTTTCTGTGTCTTTTGATTCTTTATCTCTAGCTTTTTTAACCGCTTGCTTTATTATTGCATAAAGTTCTTCGGTTTCTTCTAATTTTCTTTTTTTGTGATTTCTACTAATCTTTAATCCTTTGGTATAATTTTCTGAATGCATTATGAAATGCCTTTATATATAAAGCCGTTATACAACGGTGTCTAAAAGTTCATCCTCCTCCTGTGGAGTAGAATTATATTCTGTTTGTAATTGTTTATAGAATTTTATTCGTTTAATAGCCATATATTGCAGTAATGCAACTTTATCTCCTTCTTCATTTATGTAATATGCTAAATTATCACATACATCATGAATAACTGGAAGTTTCTTACCTTTAAGTCTTCTTCTTATTCTTCCTAATTGTTGTTTTACTTTAGGTAAATTTGAAGTTGGGCAAGTTGGTATTAATGAAGATAATCTTGGTAAATCAAGAGCTTCACTAGCTATTTTGGTATTTGCTACAATACATTGAATAGAATCATCAGCCTGAATTTCTTCCCATTTTGTTTTTTTACGTGTATCCCCAATTAATAAAACAGATTTATACCCTAATGAAACTAAATGTTCATGTAGATTCTTATTATGTTCTACTCTATCACTTAAGATTAATGGGAAATAACCAGCTCTTATATCATCTACTGCTTTTTCTATTATTAAATTATTCCTTTTAGTATCCTTTGTTATATACTCAATACATCCCGTTATATCCAATACATTCTCACGTTTTTTTCCTGTACATCTTCTAATTGTAGGTATTTCAAAAGGTATGTTAGTATTAATAACATCAAATTGAAAATTAGTTATCCTGTTTTTTGCATTTTCTGCTTCTATCCCTAATAGTTTTTCCCCTAATACATCATAAATTAAAATATGTTTCCCATCTGATCTTTTTATTGTTCCAGTAACTCCAGCTCTATATTTTGATGCATTATTATTAACAAAATTTAAAAAAGTATCTGCCGGGACATGATGGCATTCATCAATAATTAACATTCCAAATTTATTAAAATAATCTGGATCATTCTTATACATAATATCAGCACTATCTATTATTGCAATAACAATATCACCATCTTTCTTAATATCACCATTTAATTCTCCTAAAGTATAATTTCCTATTAAACGATCATTAAACTCTTTTTTCCATTGATTACTTAATCTAAATTCATGTACTAAGATAAGTGTTGGTTGCTTTATTTTAGAAATCAATCCAAGTACTGATATTGTTTTACCAATACCAGGTGCAGCTTCTATTAAACCACCATCATTTTTAACTAATGTATTAATTATATCATTTTGATTATTTTCTAATACAGTAGTATTTATTAATGAACAATCTATTTGTTTATGTTCAATACGTCTATCTATAATAGAAAGATTAATTTTATGTCTAGTACAAAATTCCAATACTTTAGACAATCCACCACGAGGAAGAATAAGCATATTATTCCCAAGTTTCTGTTCTATTCTATAATGGTATAGAATAGGATTTATATTCTTAACAGATACTTTGAGTCTTTTATTCTTAGCATATTCAGGATTTTTATATGTAAAACCCTGACATAATTCTTTAAGATTCGGACCCAGTTCTTGAGTATTGATGTATAGTTTGTCTTTTATTATCATCTGTTTTATTTGTATTTTGTAATGATTCTTTTAAATAAATTAAAGCTTTTATTATCATACTTCCAAGAGATAGACTTTCACCATATCTTTTATACCATAATTCTTTTATTTCTATTTTTAATGAAGTAAAAGTTGCATCAGATTTATTAGGTATATATAAAGTTACTCGCATATTAATCTACCAAAATTCCATCAACATCTGAAAAATCCATTGCTTCTACTTTAGTTTTCTTTTGAGCATGTCTAACAGCATCTCTTTTTAAATTATTAATTCTAGATCTAATAATTCTTTTTGGTAGTTTCAATCCAGAGTTAATAATAGAAACTCGTACAGAATTAGCTAAAAGAGGATCAACAAACATTCCCAATCTTGATATAGAACTTCCACAAACATTCTTTGTTATATCAAATACTTTTGAAGCAAAATCAGTATAAGATCCACCTTTAGGAACATCTATATTAACAAGATAAGCAAGAGTATCTTTATAATTAAATCCTTCCATAAGACTAGGAGTAAACAATCTATCTCTTATTTCTTCATCATCCATTTCTGTAGTTTCTTGTACATTAAAATAGATATCTCGTATATCTGTTAAACCTTTACCATATTCAAGAATACGCAATATTTCAGCATGGTCAATAGAACCTACACCACTTTGACTCACTTTACCTTCTCTAATAAGATTGAAAACAGATATTAAACGAACTACTATAAATTCATTAATTTCTTTCCACCATTCATCACTAAATCCAATCTTTTTTCTAAGGTGTTCATTATCTGCTAATATAAACATATTAACATCATATGTCTTAAGATTTCTGAGAGTTTTCATGGCATTATCCATTGAAAGCATACCCTGAAATTTAGGAGGTAATGTTAAAATAAGACCAATTTTATGGCCTTGTTCTTTAGCTATTTCAATAGCTGGAATAATAGAACTTCCACCAGTTCCACCACCCAAACCAGCTATAAATACCTGCATCTTTCCTCTTTCCATTTTACTTATTAGAAAATCTTTAAATGCAGTTCCATTTGTATCAATAATTTCCTTTCCTCGTTCTGGTTTTCCTCCAGATCCTTCTCCAGATAGCAATAATAGATCTTGTTCTCCTATTCCAGATCCACGAAAATCTACTATGTCACTATTATAATAAGAAACCGAATATCCCAAACGAGCAAATTCCAATCCCAAACGAGATCCACATTGCCCAAATCCAAAAAACTTTACACTATCTTTTAACATAAATATCCTCTTATTTGTTCTTATTTGTTAATAATACTGTAAGTAAATAATTAGTTGTAAATTGACTACAAGTAATTCTTACTTTACAATTATTACATTTTATTATATGATCTACATATTTTTTTACTAAATTATTTTTATGTTCTTCTATTTTATCTTTTCCTTCTATAGTTAAAACATATTTATTATTAAATATTTCTGTTTCTCCCAATAATTCCTTTAAATCTATATCTGTTCTTTGACTCTCTGGAACTTCATATTTAATTTTAATAAAATCTTCTGCTTCACCGGATAAATAATTACTTAATAATGTAGGAGATTGATAACCAAAACAACCTGGAAGTTGATTAGATTCCAATTTTAAAGAAATTGCTTCTTCTATTGTTTCACCAACCGCATTTATATTCATATTAATTTTCATTTCCCTTGTCTTCTTTTTTCATTTTCTATATAAAGATCTTTTTTATCATAATGAACATCCATTATTCTTCTTATTAACTCAGATTTTGTAATTCCAAGTTCACCAGATTCCATTGATAAATTATAATCTATTTTTTCTGTTAGATATATTTGTGTTCGTTTCATATGTATTTATCCAAATTAAGAAATCTTTTTAAATCTAAATTTCTTTCTTATATTAGTACTAAAGAAATTACCTATAGAGGGTGCTTTTAACAAATCAATATAATATTCTTCAGGAACTTCTTGAAATTCATATATTGATCCAGATTTAAAAGCTATAATTAATGTTTGTGATTTTTTGTCATAACCAACTTTTGATAAGTTAGATGATCTTACGCTTTGTAATTCCATGTTTTTTCTCCAGTATATATTGTACTATTGGTATTTCTTTATATGTCGATTCTAATATTTCTTCTAAAGAACACATTGCTGCATCTTTTTTATTAAAAGGTAATTTACATACAAATAAATTTTTTGTATGATGTATTAATTGATATACTGATGTAACTAATTTATCTCCTTGTTCATCATTATCTGGTACAACAACAATCTTTTTATATTGTTTTAATATTTTTAATTGTTCAGGGAGTAAATTATTTGATAAAGCTGCAACACATTGATTTCGTGTTCTTTGTACAAATATTGAATCAAAAATACCTTCTGTTATATATAAAGGTTTTTCAAAATCATTCATTTGATCAATACCAAATAATATATCTTGTCTAGAATAAGGACCATACATTTTACCAGAACCAAAAGAATTTCTTAAAAAGTAATTTCTTAATATATTATTTTGATAAATTGGTATTATAATCCAACCCATATTTCTACCAGATTCAATTATTCCCATATTCCATTTTTGTATTTCTTCTTGAGTTAATCCTCTTTCTTTTTCTAAAAAATAATTAAATGATTTAATTAATTTATGGGGAGGTAATTCAATTTCAATAGAAGAATTTATAGAAACATCGTTTCCTCTTAATTTAATAAAATCTTCTAAAAAATTATATCTTTCTTCTACTGTATCTCCACCAACAAGAAATTTCTTTAAATATGGTTTTATTGCATTACTTGCGAATCCAGATTTACTTAATAAAGTAAAAATATTTCCAGAAAAATGACAATTATGCACAGAAAAACCATAAATTAAATATGAAGAATCTTTTTCAATTTCTAAATCATAAACTTTTGTATTTGTTGTTATTGTTTCTTTTTTATCTAATACACGAAATAAAACTTTGTCCTCTAATATAATTGTATTAGATATTTTATTATTATTAGCTTGCCAAGCAATTTCATAATAATCTTTATGATTTACACCAGTTTTTCCTGTATATCCTTTTCTATAACACAAAGATGGACAATAATTTAAATTAATTAATAATAATCTAATTTGATAAGCCAATGTTTCAGAAATAGTAGTTATTTTGTGTCTATTAGAACTATTTACTACATTTCCATCTCCTGCATAATATCCATCTAATAATGATTGTAATATTTCCTTGTTATAACTTAGAAAATTATAAGGTAGATGCTTATTAACAGCTGTATGACCACAAATATCTCGTAGCCACCTTCCTATAATTACATTTGGAATTAATACAGATTGTTGATTATTTTTATTATAATTATATATTTTACAATCTATATTAAATATGTTTCTTACATATTTAATTATTAAATTTGGAATATGTTTTTTAGTAGTAGAATTAATATTATATAAACATCCTCGTAAATAACTACCTTCAGCTACATATAAACCAATTAACCAAGCCAATTCTTTAGTTAATTGTATTTCATTTGGAATTGTTTTTGGTGTTTTACCTCTTTTTTTTATATATTTATCAATATCTATCTTAATTTCTTCTTGAACTTCATTTAACTTTATTTTTGGAATATATACCCAATCACCAATTTTTATATTCTCAGCACAAACTTCTTCTGGAACAGAATTTTTTATTAAAATTCTTTGTGTTTTAAAAGATCTTTCATCAACTCCTTTTTTATATCTTCCAGAAAAAATATCTTTATCTCGTATTATAAAAAATTTATGTTCAGGAGTACATGTAAAAGGAATATTTAATTTTGATATATTAAATGTTAATAATTTTCCTTTATATTCCTTTTCTAATGTTCCTGTAACTAAATTAAAATTACCAGTATGCGATAAAACAAAATCTCCAATATTAATATCTTTTATTTTTTTAATAGAAGTATTGGTAATTATTTTAGTGTCTTCTAAAAAACAACCAAAACAATAAATTTGTCCAGTATCCTTATGTATAGACATAGAAGGATGTGTTTCATGATGATGTGGATTTAGACATTTTATACGATAATTATTTGGACCAGCATTTTTATATTCTATGCCCAAATCATTTAAAATATCTATAACTTTAAATCCCAGTTGCATATTTTTTAATAAATCCTAATTCAATTAAAGTATTTAATTGTTCTTGAGATGTAATTACAGTAATATTATTTTTAATCATCCATGCTTCTACTTGAGCAAATAATTTAGGAGTTAAGTAATATCCAGTTTCTTTTTTTAATACACGATCTGAATCATGATAATCTATATTAATTTTTAATTCTGGACAATTTATAGAACAAATATACATATTATTTCATTAACATGGTACTAATAGAACCACGTAACTCCATTTCAATATTATTACGAGATAATACAATAGCTGATTGTATATAAGATTTTGATATTTCTCTGATAGGAACATTAGAAGTACAAATAAATATCTTTCCTTGACTGATTTGATTATCTAACCAATTAAAAATATTAATAATTGAGTATTCTTTAGCTGTGCTTCTGGTAACATCAAAAGCATCATCTAATATAAATACCTTATATGTATTTAAATTATCAAAAAATTCTTTTTTTGCATCAAAATTTGTACATGCTTCTATTAAAGCATTCATTTTTATAAATCTAACTTTAATATCATTTTTAAGAAAAGATGTACCTAGAATAGTGGCTAATGTAGTATGACAAGCATTTGATTCGTTTCCCCAAATCCATAAAACTTGTTTTTTACTCTCTAGTAATAATTTAGGATCTTTTATAAAAGAAATTAATAATTTAATATTACGTTCATTAAAAGCAATAGATTCTGGATTAAAAGGAAGTTTGAGATAATGATCTATATCATAATCCCAAAATATTGGAGGAATATGAGCATCAATAAGTTTATTTTTTAGAGTTATTTCAGCATCCCTTTTACTTCTACAAACACAAGGAATAGCTATCATCTCTCCATCTTTTTCTTGGAAAGTAAATGTTGTATCGTGACAAATAGGACAAGCCATGTATATATCCTTTTATTAATTATTAAATCAAATATACATTACCTATACATCTTTGTCAATAAAAAAATCATATTAAACGGAAATTAATAATTCTAATTTTCTCTCGTGAAGCATTAATTCTAGGAAATCCTTATAATACATTAATATATACGTTTTGTCGAAATGTTCATAATTTAATGTTATAAACATTCTTACATTCGATCCATATAAAGCATATAAAGATTCATCGTCAAATCTTTTACTTTTACCAGTAATATTAACGAAAGAAGGACTGTTTTTAAAATAATCTTGTGGTAATAGAGGAAAGACATCTTGAATCCTCATAACTACATAATCTCTTTGTGTTTTAATAAATCCAAATCTTAAAACTGGTATTTTATTTACTTGTTTTGCTTCTTTTTCTATTTTATTTAAAATATCAATATTAATAGAATAGTATAGATTATGGGTAAATTTATCTTCATATTGATAATAGATATCTGAAGCATCTGATTTTTTAAACCAAAACCCACCTGATCGAGCGTGGGCTTTTCCATTTACATCTTTTGCTAATTTCTTTTCTCTTTTTTTAGATATAATTTTATTGTTCATTTTATACCTGTTTTAATTGGATGTCTTAATAAATATTTTTTTATCTCAAATAAATATTCTTTTTCTGTTAATCTCTTTAAATTATTTAAATTTAATTGTTTTTTTAGATCATCAGAATTTATTATTTGTTTCTCTTTTAGTTTCTCAAGAAGATTTTCAGATCTTCCTCTATTAATAACAATATCTAAATCTGAAAGAGCAACATGATTTTCAGATATATTTTTTATATACCAAGTAAAATCATCGTTTTTATTTAAAAAAACTGATTCTTTTCTTTTATTTACTCCAACTTTTTTATTTAATTCTTTCTTTCTTTTTTTAGCTGCTTTTATAATTTCAGGATATTGATTCAATATATCACTCCCAAATATATAATTAAAATCAGTTTTTTCTAATTTTTCATTTTCCATCCACTCAATAAATTCAGTAGAAGACCAAGACAAATGACTGTATTTAGTATCTTCAGATAAACGTACTTTTTCTATTTTATCTAATAAAGATGTGCTAATTTGTAATTTAATTATATATTTTTCTTGAGAACAATCAAAAAAGAATCTATTACTATCTGGAATCCTTTCTAAAATACCTTTTAATAAACATTCTTTATTATAAGTGCAACTTGGAAATAATTCTTTTTTTGTTATTGCACATGCTACACAATTACTTTTAAAATTATCAGCAATAGTACCAGAAAGTTTATTTTGTTCAACAAACTTAAATAAAACTACAAAATCATGTAATATATAATCTAATCGTTGTTCTAAATTATGCTTTTCCCAATCTAATACACTTTTTTTTACCTGTGTATCTTGTAGAATCTTATTCCTTTCATTCAATTTAATAGTTAAATCATCATAAGATAAAGTATCTTCTGTATATCCACGTAACCAATTGTTTTTAATAAGTTTTTTAATTAGATTCATAGTCTTTTCTCCTTTAACAATCTTTTCTTACATCGTTTAGATGCATCTTTAACAGTATATAATGGTATATTTAATAATTGAGATATTTCTTTTTGATTTTTACCTAATTTTTTTAATTTTTCTATTTCAATATCAAGTTTTTTTGTTTCTTCTGGTTTTAGATAAATTTTTCCTATTTTCAATCTGGTTATTATACATCTAACCAATACTTCTGTTATCTCTAATTTATTAGATATTTCTTTATTAGACAATCCCTGTTTTTTTAATACAGAAACAGGAATTTCATTTGATTTACCTAAAATTGCTTTTTTTGTACTTCTTGATTGATCACTTTTTGTTACCCATTTACAATTTTCTGGAGTATAATTTTTTGTTGGATCTATTCTATCTAATGAATATTTTTCTTTCCATCCATTATTTATAGCCCAATCAAAAAAATTAATATAATTATCTTTCCAATGAAAACAAACTATAATGCCTTTAGCACCCCAATGTTTATAATCAGGATGACTTTTTTTATAACAACGCCTCATCATAGCATAATAATTTTGATAAAGTGGATGATGAGTATCTTTTCCTATTGGATATTTTCTCATTTTCGTATCTCTTTATAGATATTTCCAACAAATTCGGGTTCTTTTCTCATATATTCAAGAAGAGATGACATTCCCTTAAATTGATCTCCAGTAGAAAGATTATAATATGGACCTGCTCTTTCTATAATATTTTTTATTATTCCTAATTTAACTATTTCTTCTGTATGGTCAATTTCTCCAGTTTGACAAAAATCTCCATCTCTAAAATAATAATCATATTCAAACATATCACCTGGAGCTGAAATTTTACTTTTTTCTGCTCTTATTCGGGTTCTCTGACCAACAAAAGTATCTGTAAATTTAGATTCCGTGCCATCAGCTTTTAAAAATGATTCTTTTTTTAATTCTAATATAAAATCCATTAAATGTGCAACTACGTGTCCACCAGAATAGCTATCTTTAACAATAAAAGAACCCAATGTACTTCTCATTTGAGAAGTCATAAAAAAAGCTGGTTTATAGGCTTCTGATTCTAATTCTAAATCTTTAGAAGCAAAAGCAGCACACATATGTCTTAATAATAAACCATTACTTTTTGGTTCACTACCCATTGTAGCTTGTGATGCATCTCTTTCTTTTACATATCTAGGTAAACTAGCTTGTACACTGTCCCAAATAATACCATCAATATCATTTGCTTTTATTAATGGCATTATTAATTCTATTCCTTCTTCTGTATCTTCGGGGTCGCAAACAAGGAGTTCTGAAACAATAACACCACATTTAGTTAAATAATCTTTTGTTGAATCGTGTTCTATTTTATTTATTTCTATGTTTATATCTTTAAACCACTTTTCGAATAATTTTAATTCTTTTTTTTCTTCGTCAGATATATCTATTTTAGTACTTAGTATTTCAAATAGAGCTGTTTTTTCATCATATTCAGATTCTTGAATAATTTCTCCTGTTTTATTTAGAGTTATATTTCTAATAATTTTAATTGCGGGAGTTTCTATTGATAACGACTTTTCATAATCTGCTATTAGAAATTTTTTACTTTCAGGAAGATCACATTTACATTCTTGTAGTCCTAAAACATAACGAAGAAATATTGCTCGTTTATCAGAAGAATTATAAAAATTTGGAAGAATTTTATGACATTTTCTACATAATCTTTGATTATAGGCAATTGTTTGACTCAATAAAGCGTTTTTTCCTGAACTTTTTTGACCAAAAAGTAAATGTCTTCTTTTATACCCCCAACCTCCTCCAGTTAATTCATCTACTAATACTGATCCAGAAAACATTCTTTTTAATTGGAATGAATTTGCCTTATCTAAGGTTGTTATTTTAGTAGTTTTAAATGATTTATTAATCTCTTTAATACTTGCTGGTAATTCAAACATGTTATTCTCCTATTTTAATTAATTGTAGCATATGTTCGGGTTCTTTTGTTGTTTTATCAAAAGTTTCACTCATTAAATCATATTGATTAAAATAACAAGTACGATAATTATCATTTTCAATATGTTCACATTTAGTAATAATATATATTGTATTATCTGATTCTCCTGTTGCAAGTATTGGTATTAATTGGTTTTTTATTTTAACTTTATCTCCTAATTTAAATTTAAAGGGGTTTTCTAAATCCCATAGTCTTTTATTTACTCTTTTTTGGTAGTTATAAAATTCTTTTTCTAATTTATTATTTTTTCCAAACATGTTATTTACTCCTTTTTTTATTCTTTTTAATATATTTTTGACAATCTTTAAGATCTACACATTCCATTTTAATTTTATGATGTATAACTCCCTCAATATTTAAAAGTACTTCAGGATACATTCTTCCACATCTAGTACATTCAGAATGTGACCAATATGGCAATCTATTAAGATCTAAATTTATATTATTTTTCATTTTTGTTCTTTACTCCATTCCCATATCATTCTAGGGAATGATTTATTTTCATCAAATAATTCATTTTTTAAAATAATAATTTTTTTATTTAAAGCAAAAGCCATGCCAAGATCAAAATGAATTCCTTGAGAATCAGAGGAATAAAATACAGCAATTTCATCAGCATCTTGAATTGCTTGTTTATTTTGTAAACAAATATCAAATCCTCTTGCTTCTTGATTAGTATCTCTATGAGGAAGATGGACTTTATATCCATTTTCTTCTAAATCTTTTACAAATTCCTCCAGACTTCTTTTATATTCTTCATCTGCATTTCTTACTTTACATATAATAAACATTTTTTTCATTTTTGCCACCTATCTTGTATATCCAAATCTGCTTTCAACTTAATTGTTATTTTTGGTACATCTTTAGTTAAAAAAGAAACCATTTGTTGTGATGTATCATAAATTTCTGTTTCAGGACATTCTGTCATAATAGAGTCATGAATAGTAGCAACAACCATAGATTTCTTTTGAGCATCTTCTAACCAATTTGTTAATTTAATAACAGCCATATTAGTAATATCACCTGAACTATTATGAGTAATTACTCCTTCGCACATGAATTTTCCAGAATCACTATTTATTACATCAAACATTTCTATTTCTTCATTATAAAATTTTATATCTTTTATTGAAAGAGATTCACCAATAACACCATCTTTAATTTTTCCAGTATTTTTAGAAAAACGTCTTGTTTTTTTAAAATTTAAAAAACCTATTTCATTTTTAAATTTTATAGAATCTCTTTTTAATACTCTAACATTTATTCTATCACTACAAAAATGCAATCTGGATCTAATACCAAATATTTCAAGAGCACGTTGAATATCTCTAGCATATTCTTCATAGAAATGTATTTTTCCAAATGTTAAAGTAATATTATTTTTATATCCAATTGTTCCATCTCCATCAAACATTCCTACAAGAAATCCCCTTAGTAATTCTTTATTTTGAAAACAAATATCTGGAATTTTTTGTTTAAAATTATAATTACATAATTGTCTTCCTAATAAAACAGATGAAATTGTATAACGAAATATAGTTTGTTTATTTGGTCTTTTAATAATTTGTTTTGAATATTTAAATGGAATTATATTTTCTATTATAGAACAAATATTTTTTTCATGTTCTGCTACTAATAAATAAACAAATTTATTACTAATAGACCCATCTGACACAACACGCCCTAAAAAAATTCCTTTTTCATAATCATCCTTTATATCTTCTATAGAGTATAAAGATGTATTTGCTATACCATTTGGAGCTTTCCAATGAGTCGTTATTTTTTCTCTTAAAAAACTATTAGATTTAAATCCATTATTCTCTTTTTTGGAGAATCTAACTCTAATATTAGTTTGTTCTGACATTTTCTTTACTGTTTTGAAAGATTCTTTTCCTTTTGTATTAATAGTTAAAAATTTATGATCTGGACTACATATTATTTTTTTATTTCCCCAAAAAATTACTTCTACTTTTTGTTTTAATCCCGAAGATGCTATAAAAGCAGATACATATTTATCTCCATCCCAAAGTTCTACCTTTTCATTAACTACATCTTTTATTTTAATATACCCTCTATTTTTTATTAAAATATGCATAGACCCTTCTAAACATCCCTGGACTCTCGTGTTGACTGCCCTACGTTCAGCTTCTGCTCTTGAAAACTCGTTTGAACTATTAATTTTTGGTAAGTATCTTCTTCTACCATATAATGTTTCTACATATCCAAATTGTCTAGCAAATTCTATAGTTTCATTAATCCAACTAGATACTTTAGGATAGGCTGTAAAAAATTTATTCATGAATAATTGTGCTTTTTGAACAGAAATATTAAGATCTTCTGCTAAAGATTCTGCTGAAATCAAATAAGCAATTCCAAAATTAATAGAGTTATGCACTAAAAGTCCATTTAACCAATATAAGTGATCTTTAGATTTAACTTCAATATCAACTAATTTTCCTGTTTCTATAGTATCTATCCATCTAACAGTATTTTCATAATTTTTAACAAAAACTTTTTTTGTTTTAAGAGTATTTATATGTGTTAAATATCTTTTTTCTAAATTTTCTTTTTTCCATGAACATTTTATAACATTTGCCAAATGTAATTTTTTAATTGCCTCTGCTTGTAAATTTATAGTATAATACATTTTTTTATATTTTTTATTCCAACTACAATTTATACTATATGGATAATCTAAAATTTTTAATAAAACAGTTAAATCTTGTAATAATGTCCAATGTTTTGTTGTTATTGATGTCATACTTATTGGAGATATGGTACCATCTGTATCAATCAAACCTCCAATAAAATTTTCCATTACTTTTTTTCCACCATTAAATATCCATAATGGTATTTTAAATGTTTTTGAAGTGGGTGTTGCTAATTCTAAAAAATTAAAGAACCTTCTTATCTTTGTACTACCAATATAAATAGAAGCAGAATAACTTGAACCATTTTTACCTCTTTTATATTCTTTTTTTATTGTTTTAATTCCTACATCTAAAAATGCATTAGAAATAGTCTCTCTCCAAATATCATAATTATCTGTTCCAGCACCTGTTGATATAGAAATATATTTACCACCCCAACAACCATCTCCTGTAAAAATACCTGCTATATAAGCCCATCGTTCATCTAATGTTAATTCAAAATCAGTAGCTCCTACATCATCAAAAAATGGATTAAATTTAAGTTTAACTGGATTGGTCTCTAATAATTCTTTAGTATTTATTATGGGTGCTTCATATAAAACATCTTCTGTTGTTATATCACTTGCTTTTTTAATAATATTATTTTTTAATTGTATTTTATGATTCAAAGAACATACAATAACATTTCTTTTAGATACAATTAATATTTTTTTATCATTATTATTTTTATAATTTGATTTTATTTCTATATTTTCTTCTCCATTCCAAATAATACCATCTTTTTTAACAAAAGTATCATTTTGTTGATTAATATCTATTAAATTACCAATTCTATTTATTTTATTATTATAAATTAATAAAGAATCTGGATCTACACATTTGGCTGCGGATCTAGCTTCACTATGTTTTGGATTTTCTTTATCAAAATCTTTAATATTAATATTATTAAATTCACAAGCTGTACGAGTATGAAAATCATGACCACTTTCAAATGCATTAATCATATTTTCATCACCAGACAAAAATGCCAACATCCTTAGTTCTATTTGACTTAAATCTGCAAGTACAAGTTTAGATCCTTTTTCTGGTATAATAATTCCTCTTATTTTATTATCTTTAGGAATTGTGTGAATAGCACTACTTAATCTTCCAGTTACTGTTAATTGTTTATATTCTGGATAATATCTATGAGTTTTTTTATCAGCTTGTTTTTTTAATCCAATTAAATAAGTAGAATTTTGTTTTTGTAATTCTCTGTATTCTAGAATACCTTTAAGTATTGGTTTTTGTTTCATATAAAATTCAATAGCTGCTTCATTAGCTGCTGGTTTTTTACCTTTTTTAGTTGTAAATTTTTTATTTGGTATTAATCCCAATTTATTATACATTAAATTACCAATTTCTTTACTAGAATTTAAATTAAATTCATAACCAATTTTAGTAAAAAATTTTGTTTTTATCTTTTCTATTTCAATATCATTTTCTACTTTTATCTTATCTATATAATTAAAATCTAATTTTATACCAGTAAGTCTAACTTCAACTAATGAACGACACAATGGCATAATAATACCATAATATAATTCTGAATTATTCTTATCTATTATTGTTTTTAAATTTTTAGCTATACGATAAGTAACATCAGAATCCATTGCAGAGTAATACTCACCTGGAGTTAATTCAAATTCCTTTAATTTTGCTTCTTTTGTAGTAGCTAAATAATCTCTTATACCTACCAAATATTTATCATATTCAGTAATAGCATCTTTGTCTAATACAGTATAATCAGCACTATTAAATAATTCCATTTGGGAGTCTTTTTCTCCCTCTTCCTCTTCTTCAATAAGAGCATCTTGATATGCTTTTATACCACCATATTTATTTAGAATACTTTTATAACCACCTTCTGTAGTTAATAACCAAGACATTGTATCCAATGCAAATAAGGAGTTTCCAGCACCACCTTCTGCTTTCATATTTAACATATGAAATGCTAACATTGTATCAAATATTTTTTTATTTACTTTATATCCACATTGTCTTAAAAACATTAAATCAAAATGAGCATTATGTAATATCTTTTCATTGTCTGTTATTAAAAATTCTGAAAATAAATCATTAAATTCCAATAGATCTGACCATTTAATGTGTACTCCCTCACCAATAGCCTTACAAAAGGAGATATCTGTAATTCTATCTTCTCTATGATTTAAACCGGTTGTTTCTATGTCTAATGCTACGGATGGGGCTTTTATTAATTCAGTTAAATAATTCTTAATTTTAACTGGATCTTTTAACGTAATAGGTTTACTTTTAATAGTTCTTGCTTGTGGTAATTCTGATATTTTTTTTGCTAATTCTAAATCAGAAATAAATTCATTTAAAAGTTGATTATCCTGTTGTCTTATTAAATAAGCAGGATGATATGTAGGTATTACAGTAGTATTTAATTCAGGAATATAAAATTTTTGACCACGAGCTACTTCTATACTTATACCTAATTTTAATAATTGTACAGTTGCTATTTTACCAACAGCAATAATAACTGTAGGTTTAATTTTTAATACAGTTTCCATTGTAAATGCTCTACAACATTCAATTTCTAATGGGGAAGGAGTTCTATTAGAACCATCTGAATTTGAGGGTCTGCACGATACTGAATTATCTATATAGCAATCTATATTAAGTTTAGTTAGATAGTTTTGTAACAATGAACCAGAAGATCCTATAAATGGAGTATTTGCCATATCTTCATCTTTCCCGGGTGCCTCGCCCAATACTAGAATTTTGGCATTAGGATTTCCTCTTCCATTTAAATGTGGATGTATACATTGTTTAAAAAGACCACAACGAGTACATAAAAAGTTTTTAGTATTATAATCCATTATTGTATATCCACAAAATCTCCATCATCATTTAAAACTTTACCTTCAGAGAAATTTTCAAGAATTTCATCTATTATATCTACTATAAATACAGCTCCTGCATAACTACTACCAAGTAACATTTCTTCGTTTATTAATTCTTCACGTTCTTGTTTACTAAGAAAACTCATATTAAATTTTTGTCAATACTTTCATTTATTTTATTTAAAACATCTATTTGATATTTTTTTAAATCAACATTAATTTTTCTATTAAAAATATAATCAAAATCATGAGCGATTCTAGAAAGAACATATGCATCTGCTTGGTCATTTTGTCTTATTTCTACACCAAAATTTTTAAATACATCTAAAATAATTAATCCTTTTTCTCCTTTACCTTGACCAGATACATATTTTTTTAATTGTAAAGGAACCACCTTTAATAAAGGTAATCCCATTTTAAATAGATTGGTTTTAACCAATCCTGACCATTCTCCCATAGAAAATTGTTGACCGTCTGCTCTAAAAGCGGGAGTTTCATATGCTGATAAAAATATTTTCTCTTTATAAGGAGAAAGTATTTTTAATAACATCTCTTCTAAAAAGAAGAGTCTTTCTGTTTCTCTGGCCTCTACATGTAATAATTCTTTAATTATAATATTATAATCATCATCAATTATTACAATACCCGTTCCAGTTAGTGATAAATCTAATCCTAGATACATTATTAAATTAAATAAACCCCTATTTTACTAGGGATTTATTTATCCTTATTTATTGATATACTGCTCCGCAATGTGGGCATACTGTAGCTTTTGTACTAAAAAGATTGTTACATACACTACAGGGTTCTAGAAGTTTATCACCACATTTAGGACAGATAATAGAATCTTCTGGAATCAATACAGCACAAGTAGGACAAGGAATCATTTTAGTATTTGCAGGTACCGCAGGAGTAGTACTAGGGGTTACTAAACGCCTACCACTAGATACAGGAGGAGTTACAGGAGCTTTTGAAGCCTCAAAAGGTATATTATTATCATTAAAAGGATTATCTATTGGTGCTTGCATAGGAGGAGTTACTTGCATAGCTGTTTTATTATCTTTGTTTTTTTCCCAAAGTTCTTGTTCAATAGATGCTTGTTTTTCCATTTCTTGATAATAATTTGTTCCCATAGCAACATCCATTCTTTTTATTTTATTAGGAATATGCTTTAGGCAATAATATGCAGATGAAAGTCGTGTAACTTCTTTTAGGTCATATTTCATATATTGCTTTTCGTCAACAGAAAGTTCACCAGCAACAGCATGAGCTACACCAGGACCTGCTTTTAGCATAGAATGAACTGTTTTAGAACCAGCTCCTTGTTTAATATAATTAATATCATATTCTTCTACTTTAGGACCATCATTTTCCATAACTGCTTTAAGAGCAGTAAGAGCTTTTTGTCCCAATTTAATAATTTTAGTGTGCTTATTAGCCATACACCAATAAACATTTTGATTATCAACTATTTCGGGTGTACGCTGAATAGCATTATACATCCATTCATCTTTGGGTTTAGCAGAACCAGTTCCTTGATAAGAATCATTCCAATATTCAGTCATTATTTTATACAATTCAGGATCTTTTGCTTGATATGTAGGAGTTGCACCAAATTTAGTTTTTTTGGTTTCAAAATATCCACCATTATAAAAATTCTTTTTATCTCCAAACATCCTACCTAAAATACTTATTCCTTCATGTTCATTTTTTATAATGAATGGACGAATAACATTATCATCGCACATAATCCAAGATATATTGTAAGAAATTAGAGAATCTTTTCCGTCAACCAATCTAAATACGTTAGGTACATTAGTAGTTACTTTAATTTCCTTTGCATATTCCCGTTCTCCCCCAGTTTCTGGAAACCCTCCAGTGATTTCTTCAAATTTTCCCATGTTTAGTCTCCTATTTTATTATTTATATTAATTTCTGTACCATGTACAGTTTATTAATTCTTGTTTATTATTAAATTTTTGCAAATAATTAAATCCGTAAAATCCAGTTTTTGTTCCTTTTTTTCTTAGATTATCATTTAAAATTAAATTATCATCTTGAAATTTTTTTAATGTTGGAATAGAAGCAAATCCACATATTAAAACTGTATTATAATTCCAAATTATTGTTATTATTTCTGGTCTTTGTACTTTTTTATGTACTATTGGGAATTTACCATATTCAACTGCCTTTATTCCTATATTTAATCCTAAAGGGAGTAAATCTGCTTTATTATAATCTTTAGAATCTCCAATAGACCAATCAATAAAAGATTCTTTTAAAAAGAGTTCTACTGCTATTTCTCCTTTAATTCCAGTTAAAGTTCTTTTATATTCTTTATCTCCATCTTTTTGATGTTGATATTCAGATAATTTTCTATCTGCTTTTTTAATAGCAAAATTAATTGCTATTTCTATATTTTTTTCTGATAGCGTTATTTTTATATAATCTTTAATATATTTTTCTATTTCTTCTTTATAATTATGAAACATGATTATCTTGGAACAGTATTAAAATCCTTCATCGCATGAAGTTTAAAACCAAAACTTTCTAGGCTAGAAACAACTCGTTTCATAACTCCATGTTTATATTTTTCTTTACTTATCAAATTTTTATATTCTTGATATTCTTTTTCAAAATGCGTTTTAATGAGATTTTCTTTCTCTTTCTCAGTACGTTTATTTTTTGAAGGTAAAGGAAATATAGTATCTATTTCAATATATTTTTTAGATTGCCACAGATCAAATTCATCTTCAAGAAGTTGAAGTACACGACTTTGAGATTCTAAAATTATGCTATAAATAAATAATTTTCTAGAAATCTCATTTATTTCTTTCATAACTAATAGTGGATCACCATAGTTAGCTAATTCTAGTATTTTAGAATCGAAAGAAACGTGTTCAGATGGTAGAGAGGTATAAGTATTGTTTTCTTTAAAAAGTTTATATTCCTCTGATATAGTCCCAAAAATATCTTCTATTTTTCCCATATTTCCCCTGTTTGTTTACTTTACTTTCCATAAATTTACTCAATATTCTTTTATTAGTCAACTGTTTTTTGATTTTCTTCTTCAATTAATATTTGCATTTCTTTTTCTATTAATTTTTGGATTATGTCAGATGTCTTTGTAACATGTAATTTTTTACCAATTTCTTCCAACATTAGCTTATGTTTTGGAAGTAATGATACTGACAAATTTTTTGCTTTTCTTTCATCTGATATTTTTACTCTTCCCATAATATTTTATTTTCCTTTCATTTTTAAAATTAAATACTTGACTTATTTTGTCATTATTATTATATAATATATAATATATTATTAGTAATTTGTCAACTAAAAAATAATATTAAGGGGAAAATTTTATGCCCAAAACTGTACAGATGGTTAAAAATGAAGATAAAATTATTACAAATGAAGAGTTATTTGAAGATTTAAAAAAAGTTGTAGATAAATATAAAAAAAAGAACCCAAAAGCTAAAAATTTACTTACTAGGGATTTTTATAGAAAAAATAGTAATTATAAAGAGTCTGATTATAGTAAATTTGGTTCATTTAAAGATTTTATAGAAGTTTTTAAAAAAGGAAACAAAGAAATTCAAGAATTTGAAAATGAAAAACAATTAATAATATTACAAGATGAAATATCAAAATTAAAACAAGACAAAGATAAATTACTTAAAAGATCTATTACTGAAGATAATCTTCTAGATATCTACAAAGAATCTGTTGTTAAAGAATTTAAATACAAAGTATTCCCCCTTAAAAAAGAATCAACATCTAATAAAGATTTTATACTTAATTTTTCAGATTTACATCTTGGAGAAGTTGTTATTCCAGAAGAAGTAAATTTTGTTAATGAATTTAATAAAAATATAGCTATTAAAAGAATGGATCAATTATTTGATAAATTAGTAAAATATGCTAAAAAAATCGTTGTTAGAGATCTTCATATAGAAATGAATGGAGATTTATTTTCTGGGGGTATTCATCAAGAACTTGTTAGAAATAGTGATCTTAATGAAGTAGATGCTATATTCTATCTTCAACATTATATGATTCCAAAATTATGCTCTTTATCTGAATACTTTGATCACATTTTTGTTGATGTTCTTGTCGGGAATCATCCAAGAATTCTTATAGGTAAACCGTATTTTAAAGAACAAGTGAAAATGAATTTTGAATATATATTTGGTAAACAATTACAGATGTATTTTGATTTATTATCAGAACAAGGTAAAAATGATAAAATAAGAATTAATATACCAGAATCTCCTTTTATGATTAAACAAGTTAGAAATACTAAGTTTCTTGTAACTCATGGTGATATTCTAACTGGTGCTGGAACTGGTGGTTTTCTTGGATTACCAGCATATTCAACAGCAATGTCTGCAGCAAAATTATATGGGATATTGCATCAATTGGGTATTACAGAAGAAACTAAATTTGATCATATTATTGCAGGACATCTTCATACAACAAGCAAAATTCCTATTTTTAATGGAGGATTCTGTTTCTATGGTGGATGTATAATTGGAACGAACGAATTTAGTTTGTTTAAAATGAAATCGGTTGCTAAAAAGGAACAATTAGTTTTAATTATAGACGATCAAGGTATTGATGGAGAAATTAATATTAGATTAGATTAATTTCTATTAAATCCTATGAAATAAAAAAAGCCCTCTTTATGGAGGGCTTTTAATTTAATACTACTTACTCTTCTTTTTGTTTTTTGCTTGATCGTTCTTCCACTTATCTCCACCCTTTTTAGGGGTAGTAGCTTTTTCTGGTTTTGAACCCTTTCCGATACCATAAGCTTTAAGAACATCTTTCCCACCAACAGTTGGTGTTTTACCTGTAGATTTCTTCATTTCCATTTTTTCAGGGATGGAAACTTTCTTCCCTTTTTGTGTTTTTACTTCTGCCATCTAATTTCTCCTTTAGATATATATTTATAATCCATTTTTTGGAATTATTTATTCTTGGTCTTGGTGGCGATAAATTTTTTGGTCTTTTTCCAATAACATTTTCTACTAATATTGAAGACTCTTCTTTTTTCATATTATCCTATTGCTTTTAATGTTTGATAATCACCATCTATTGTCATTATATCTTCAAATGCTGGTATATAACAAATTGGTTTCTCATATTCTTTTGCTTGTAATATTATTCCATATTCTCCATCAACTTCAATAAATGAATTAGCATCTGCCTTTTCATTAGTTGGTACAAAATTTAAATAATTTAACATTGTTTTAGGAACATCTATAATATGCCCTAATGATGTTAAATAAATTCTTGATATTTTATCTGTCTTAGATAATTGAAATCCTATATATGATTTTGGAACAGGTGTTAAAATACCTGGAAATTGATAATACATAAAATTTTGAGTTAATTTTATAGGTCTTATATCTTCTTCCCACACCTGATCTGCTGTTTTTCTAATTATATTCATTAATTCTGCATAAGTTGATTCTTCTGGTAGATTCTTTAAAAAAGTTTGTCTCTCTATTTCTTTTTTTAATTTTTCTTTTTCTCTTTCTTGTATATTAAAAAGTTGTTGTTTAGAAGTATATGGTAAAGCTTCATCTATATCTTTTTGTGTTATAAATGACCATCTATTAACAGTTACTTCAGTAAGTTTATCATATAATTCTTTCTTAAAATTTGTCAAGGACTTTTTATCCGCATACATAGGTAAACCAGGAGCATTATCAGGAATACTTTGATAATTAGTTGGTTTTGGAAATACTAACGAACAATTACACGAAGGGTGGCTGAGTGCTATAATAGGTTTAGCAGGAGAATACCCATGTTTTTCTGCGTGATTTTGAGCATTTTTTAATATAGAATTAATATTATATGTATTACCAGATCTTATTAAACAAATTGGGGTACTAACTTTTTCTCTTGTTCTATTTCCATATGCATCTGTTATAAATATATATTGTCTGTGTAAATGACAGTTATTGGAATCCCATTCTGGACCCAATACCCATGTTCCTATTCTATATCCCATAGCTTTTAGATACTCTAATACTGTAAGAGAAGAATCTTTATGTTGATCTTCATCTATGTCAAATTCAGCTTGATTTACAATAGATGGAAAAAATTGATTTAAAACACCAAATTCTGGTGCTCTTTCTTCTATTGGAGGCTTTTTTTTAAGTTTTGGTGCTATAGGTTGTTTACGTTGTAAAGTTTCTTTATATTCTTGTTCTGGTGTTTTTGGAGGAGAAATAGGTTGTACTGGAGGTTGTACTGGAACCGCAGTTACTGGTTTTTTTGTAATTATTTGTGGAGTTAGTGGATTAGATTCAAGATCAGACGCACGTTCTTCTATATCTTTATTAGTTAATGAATTTTGAATATTCTTTTCAAAATTAGAATAATCAAAAAGTGCTGCTTGTTTTTTAGAATCCATTAAATTATATTTCCAGATAATATTTGGTAAATATTAACTACATCATTGGCTGTTAAATAGGTATTTTTATAGAGGGCATAAATTTCAAATATGATCTTTAAATAACCATATCTTTGTAAAACTTTATAAATCAAATTTCCCTCAGAATAATTAATAGATCCCATTAATTTTTCAAGATCACTATTAAGTTCTTTTTTAGTAAATTCACTTTTCCTTAAAATTTTAACAATATTTCTATCTTTATTAATTTCTTCAATATCTTTATTTATATTTTGTAATGATGTTTTTATATCATTATGTAATAAAGCAAGATCATCTTTATCTAAAGTTTTCATATAATCTCTAAGAACTAAAAAATCTATGCTATCTCTTTTTGCTCTTTCTATATCAACAACTATTTTTTCAATATATTTTTGAGCTTTTTCTTTAGCATAGTTTAATACATAGGATGAAGACATTTTACCTTCAAATTTTTTTGGTTCTTTAATCCATTTATCGGTTATAAGATTATATAAACTATCATATTTAATTAAACTACTTTCACTTGCTTCTTCTTCTGTAAAGAAATAGAAATCTAAAGGATGTAAAGTTCTTGGTATAAAATCAGTTAAAAAATGACTTTTTCTACCAGCTTCAATTAATTCATCACAAATATCTTCTCCAGTAGAATCTCTATATTCAATATTATATGATTTAAAATTATTAATATTTATAACTACTTTTATATCCAAATCAGAATCATCTCTATAAAAATAGGTGGCTAAAGAAGATCCTATAAATAAATGCGAAACAAATTCATTTGCAGCTTTTATACTAATACTAGTAAAAAATCCCATAAGAGCTTTATAAATATAAGATTTAATATATGGGTGTATTTTATTATTTTCCCAAATTTCTGGACATAGAATAGTCCGTTGATAATCTAAAATAGAGGATTGTTTATTCATCATCGTCTGAATTTTTGTAATCTTGAATGATATTTGTAAGTTTTTCTGTTTTCTTTAGTAGTAGAATAGATTGATCATGAGATATATTTATATTAGCAAACCATTCATCACTTGTATACATTATTTCAACTATTGCATCACGGATTTCATTTAAGAAAAAAACCAAATTTCTATCTTTATTCATACGATCAATTTGTTCTAATTGACCAATTGAATATTCACATTTTTGACGAATAATATTTTCAAATAATTGTGTCATTAATCTATATCACCATAAGGTTCTGAAGTTGTGTGTACTTTAGTAAAATCACCTTCTTTTAATTTAAATACACTTTCTTTTGATAGCAACTGTGATCCACCAGTATCCCATTTAACTAAAATGGTATCACCATCATTTTTAATTCCTTTTACTGTTCCCTCACGACCAGTCATTCTTGATCTGACACTATTACCAATAGCGATATCTTCTTCTTTAATAAAAGTAGAAATTAGATCTTCTCTTGCAGCTTTCTTAAATGTATTTTTAATAGCAGTTGTACTATATTTATATCCATAAGTAGCAAACCAATCTGCTAATTTATCCATTTCAAAATTTCTTTCTAACATTCTATATAATGTATCTATATAATCTTGTTTACTTTCTTTATTAATTGGTCTCATTTTTTACCTCTATGTTTCTATTAAAATTGGAGTATCTTGATTCATTTTATCTATTATTAAATATTTTAAATTAGCTCTTTTTTCATCTTGTCCTAATGAGTATTCTGCTGGTAAGTCATTACTTCTTGTAAATTTTCCACCAAAACAAAATTTTATTGCTGTATCTCCAGATTTAAATTCAAATTCATACCATGATTTTTTATCAGGATTATCAAATAAATAAAATCTACTATCTTTATCATAATCTCCTATATTATAAAACACATCAGGAGATTGTTCTTCTAATTTTTTATTTGGCTCTGCTCCAGAATTAACTATATAAATTTTATTTGTAGCTTTAATAACAAGAGGTAATTCTTCCAAATATTGCTTAATGGCATATTGATTTTCTGCAGTTTTAAACCATTGAGGAGTATTATTAATATTTTTATTAATTAAATTAAATTCATTTTTACCTTTAACAGAATAAGTATTATGATTATTCATAATAAAATAAAGACATTCTAATGATAAATCTATATTTTCATCAATTATATTACCTGTAGCAATTAATGTATCATTTTTATTAAAATTTTGTTCATAAAGAGCATCAATTAATAATTCATAATTGCCACAAATATCACCAAATATGAAATATCTATCTGTTTTTAAATTTGATAAATCTAAAACAAAATCCATTAAATTATATACCTTTTATATAAAAATGAGTAATTTTCTTACTTTGTTAAGTAAATAATTATACTTTTTCATATAAAACAAAATTGTTATTTTTTGTTAAAAAGAAATTGTATAAGTACCGTTTCCTTATAAGAATAGCACCAAAACCATATGGACATCTAAAATGAACAAAATTGCCTTTATCGTCATTTATTTCATAATCAAAAGTAAAATATTCTTCCTCATTTTTCATTTTAAGAATATCTCCGCTAGATAATTCTTGCATAGATTTAGATTTAAGTATTTCTTGTAATTTAAATAATTTCATGATATTATCCATTATTTATAAATCTTTTTGGAAGACCAGATTTTCCCTTTTGTATTAATTTACCAAATAATATCATTCCTTTCGGAGTCATATGAACTCCATCAGAATTCATATCTGATTTAGGCAAAATATGATTTTTTTCTATAAAATTTTTAATAAGAGGTAAAAATACTGAATTTGAATCATTCAATACCCATTTAATAAGATTAGTATCATAGGCAGTAAAATTTAATATGGCATAAGATATTAAAGTTGCTGGTAAACCATATAAAATTATTCGTGCTTGTGGATATAATTCTCTAATTCGATTCAATAAAATTATACATTGTTCATTAACAGAATTAATCTCTTGATGAACAAGAATTGCATTTCCATTAGGAGTTCCAATAACAATATTTTTAGGAATATAATTATATTGTTTAAAAAGAGGTTCTAAATCATTTACCAATTGTAGCATATGATGAGACCAGGCACCACCCAAAGCATGATTCATTTTAGGTTTTATACTATCTATTCTATCTCTACATTGAGCTAAAATAGAATCTCCAATACCCCAAGTTTTATCATTATCATTAGCCATATCTTTTTTAGCATAGCTAATAAAATTATTTTTACAGGTATTTAAATGATTAGTATAATTTGGATGTGGTATATATGGACCAATTTGAGGAGTTGGAATTTTAGACCACAAAGCTATATCCATTTCTCGTATTTTATCTTTTTGAGATTGATATTTTTTTGCATAATATAAAGTTTCTATTTCTGCTATTATTCTAGAAAATAATCCCATTTTTATCTCCTTATTTTATTGAATATTTGCAATAATCAACTATTTCATTAAATTTATCTATATCAGCTTTACTATCACCGGTCATTTGAAATTCTAACATTTTAGAATTTATACATATTTCAAATTGTGCTTTAACTTCTGCATACGTTTTTTTAGTACAACTTTTATAAGAAAATACTGATACCAAGATAAAAACTATAATACCTATAAATATAGGAGATTTTGAACTCATACTATCCTCTCTTTTTTAATTAAATATTTTCTGATTTATCTAATGGACAAAAAGATGGAAATCCATCTTTTTTTATTGATTTTATATATTTTATTTTATATTTACTATCATGAAATTTTGGATGTTTACAAATTTTTACTTCTTCCCAATTATCTATTGTGTAATAACCACATATAGTATCACATCTAAATAATTCTAATATCCTTGGCATATATACCTCTATAAAATAATATAGTTATTTATACTATATTGAAGAGTAAAAAATTATTAATTTTTCATTCTTCAATATTTTTTACATAAACAGTTAAACCACATACACTACAAACTAAAATATGTGCATCTTCTATTTGTTCATTTTAATAAATTAATAATTGTATCTTTTTCTAATGATTCTGGTGATAAATCAATATCACATTCTAATTTATCATCAACTTTTATAGCTCCTGCTTTAAATATCAAATCGTTTAAAGTAATCATATTAGTTAATGAATTAATTAGATATTTTCTACTATATTCTGTATATTCATTAACAGATGAAGTAATATTATTTCCTAAATATGATTCATTAAAATAAAATTTACATTCATTTGTTGTTACAACTACTAAACCTATAGTTTTCTGTTTTTGATCTATTTTAGAAGAAGCTATAGCTAATACATTATTAGGATCTACTAAACAATTTTTATTAAAAGGACCTGGAGCTTTTAATCCTACCATTATTTTAAATGGTACTTCTTGATCCATATATCCTTTAGAAAACGTAAAATTATTCAATTGTACTAAATAGGATGATTTTATTTGTTTATGTATATAAAATAATTCTGTAGCTCCATCTGGTTTAGGAGCAGTAGTCATATCTCCAGAAAATAATATATTACTATTGCTAGTCCTATAAGCTCCATCCCATCCTATTTTACCTTCATTTATATTTAACATAGATAAATCTAAGTCAATTCTATCATCATTAGTATTTTCCCAATGCACACCAAAAATCATATCTTTTGGTGTGGATATACAAGTACCAGAAGGAAAATATCCAGTAAATCTTTTTTCAGTAGATGGTAATGTATATGTTATATAATTAGGAATATATACTTTTTTACCTTCAACATTGACTTTTAGATCTTGTATAATTGAATCTAGAACTATATTAAGAATCAATTTAGCATTGTTTTGATCTTCAAAAGAAAATTTTGTAGAAAATGCTTTATCATTTCTAATAGTATATTGAATAGAATCAAAATTTTTAGTTCTATATTGAAGAGCATATGCTAAACGAATCTTTCTAAAAATATTCGCTTTTGATAGTTCTTGTTTTAGAGTAGCTATCTTAATACCTTCGTTATTTTTTATTTTTGAAGTAATTTCATTTAAATAATCTATTGGCATTGGTTTATGATATGTATTAGCAAGTCTTCTAATTTTATTTATAATTGGATTTAAATCTACTTCTCTATTACGAAATGCTAAAAATAATGGTTTAAATCTATAAAAAATTTCTGCTAATTTATCTAAACCATTTTCTTTGTTATATCTATTAAATAATTTATAAATATCATAATTAACTGTAATAGCTTGAATTGTTGTTTTATTTTTAATAAGTAAACTTTTTCCTGTACTTTTAAAGATAACATATCTTAAAAATTCAACAGGTTCATTAGGAATAATATTAAGAGCATCATATAATCTAATTTTTACTTCTTTATTTTTAATTAAATTAATATTAATACTATATTCAGGATTTTCAACAATAGATACAATATCTTTCATTGTATCTTCATTTAAAGCAATACCAGATTGTAAAATATCAAGAATTTTATCTTTTAATTCCTCTACAGTATATCCTTTAATAATTGTAAAAATAAATTTATCTATACCTATTTTTTTAAAAATGTTATTATATTCAATTTTCGGAATAACTAATTTTTCAGCAGGAATATAAACATAATTTTCATTATAAGCACCCAAAGACTCAAATCCATATGTAGTTAGATAATGAATAAATTGTTCCATTACGAGTTGATCTATAGAGGCTTCTTTAATCTTTTTCCAAGATTTGTGGAAAGAAGCATTCATTTGTTGAGGAGTTAAACCAAGATCTTTATTTATTATATTAATAATACTATTTAATTCTTCTTCTGAATAATTGTACATAACTTCAGGAGAAAAAATAAAACCATATTGTATGGTTTTATTAATTAGAGAAGAATTAATTTTCTTTCTTTTTGTTTTAATAGGAAGAGCTTTAAAAAGACGTAATGTTTGTTTTTTCATATTAATTTCCTTATAAGGCGAGAGGTAAATTCAGTGTTATAGAGTTATAAATAGGAACCTCTTATGCCTTATTATTTTAAATGGCGAAAAGTAAATACATAAATGGTTTGTTTAATAGGAACTTTTTATGCCATTTTTAAAGCGGGTGGTAGATCACCTATAGATTTTTTTAATAGGAACCACCTTTGCTTTATATATTATATAATATATTTATTCAAATTTGTCAAGAAAATATTATAAAGTTTCTGAATCTATTTCAAAATCTTCTTCTGGCACATCTGAATCAAAGTTATCAAAGTCTATATCAAGATCTTTAAATATAATATTTTCATCATCAGCATATGCTCCAAGACCATTAAGTATAGTTTCTTTAGTAAAACTCATACCCAACATAGCTCTAACAAAAACATTTATAAATTCATATACATTAGAAGAAGAGTCAAAAGAACTATCTGATATAAGACTTACATTTTCATTATTTGCTTCATTATTCTCAATAAAAGGATTTGTTGCTTCAATACTAATTGTTAACATTATATTCTCCTATTTTTATATTAATTTTCCATACTTAATTTTTTTCTATAAAATTTTATTTCTTCTTTAATTCTATCAGATTTTATCCAAGGATTATAATTAATTTCTCCAGGAATAAGCATATTTACACATTTTTCCCAAAAAACAGCATTAGCTAAACATTGTATTTCTTCACCAGGCCAACCTTCAATAATTTTATCATTTATTGCTACGGTTGCTATTTTTTTATTATCTTTCTTAATATCAATCTTCATCTTTAAACACTTTATTATATGATAAATCATTAAGAATTTGCTCTCCCGCAGAAATAAATAAATCTACATTATCAGAGAGTTCTGGTTGTATTTGATTTTTATTTCTTTCTGTAAGACTTTCAATTTCAGCCATCATTGCTTTCATAATCCACATGAGAGCTTTTTTAATAGTTATAAGATCTTTATCTGTCATAGTATATATTATTATATCCTTAATTATATATCTCTATAATCTTTAAAATTTTTTCCAAGAAATTCTAATATTTTAGTTCTATAAGTATCTATTTCTTCTTTTGTAGAAAGCCAAATACGGTATCCTTCTATTTCTTTTGTATAAAAGAGTTTATTAAAAATTTCTATAGCTTTATCAATAGCAGCATCATTTGTTTCTTCATTTAAAGCAATTGCTAAGTGAATTGTTCTCATTTTGCTGTTCCTTTTAATATTTTATTATAAAAAACTAAAATTTCTTCCATTGATACTGGTCTATAATTCCAAACATCAACCCCAACATTTATAATAGGAATATTAACAATTTTAGGATCTTCGGTATTATATTGAAATTTCCAAAGATTATGTATATGACCACATAATGCAAAATCACAAAACTCTGGTACTTCTGGTCGCATCATTGGAGGTCTATGTTGAGCAAAAACTTGATATCCACCAAATTCTAATAAAGCAGCCATTAAAATAGATTTAACTCCATTATTAATATCATGATTTCCTGTTATATGGATAATCTTTCCATTTAATTTCTTTTCCCAATAATGTGCTTTATTATTTCCTCCTTCTTTTCCTCCACGAAAGCACCAATCTCCTAAATTATATACAATATCATCTGGTTTAACTCTTTGATTCCAATTATTTATTAATTTACTATTCATATCATCCACATTTTTAAATGGACGATTACAAAATTTAATTATTGATGCGTGTGCAAAGTGAGTGTCTGCACAAAAGAAGGTTTTCATATCATTACCATGTTTTAGTTTTTTTAATTACTTCTAAAAAATGTTTCAAAGTATCTTCAGTTTTATATTCTTGATTAATACCATCTATATAATATAAAGTATCTGTTTTTCCAATACCTATTCCTTCATGAGTTTTATGTACAATAACTTCTTTTTGAACACCAAGTTTTTTATCTCTATAAGTTGTAATCCACTTTGTTTCTTGAGATTCAAATGCTGTTTTTTTCCATTCAATCATTCTTTTACACACAAAAAAGGTATTATATACACATCTATTTAATGACATAATACCTATAATAAATTTAAATGTCAATAAAAATTTTTATTAATTTAAAAATTTATCCACATTTACTAAACCCACACTCCATATTAGAACATTTTACACACCCATCAAAATAGATCAATTTACTACCACATTGTTGACATTTACCAGCATCTTCACCATCAGATATATATTTTTTTAATGTTCTAGCAATAACTTTAGCAAAATGAGTAATACCACCCTCACTTTTATTTAAAGTTTCAACAATAAATTTCAAAGGTATTCCATGACGTAATTCTAATGAAATTGATCTAGCAAAAGCATCATGTTCTTTATTTGCAAATGTTTTCATTATATTATTAACTATTATTTCATCATCAAATTTAAAGGAATAATGACTTGATTTCTGTTTTACAATAAATCCTTCAGTTATATTTTTAGGAATATTCACATCTTCAACTGCTCCAGCAAATACTTCAAATGGTTTATTTTCATATAATCCTACAAATGCAATCCACATTTTACCTTGATATACAACTCGGTGAATCTCACATGGAAGTTCTTTGGGTCGTTTTGGAGCATTTCTTAGTGTTTTATTATCATTATTATGTGTTAATATACCTTCACGACATCCATCTCTATAACAAGTAACCCCGATAATACCTCTTTTATTTGCTTCTAAAAACACTTGTGACACTTCTTCTGGTGAAATATTTGATGGCATATTTATTGTATTATGAGAAATAATATTATTTATTAAATAACTGTTTGTATCTTCGACTTCTATATCATAAACTTCATTTTCATTATTTTCTATTTTTTTTATTTTTATTAAATAAAGATCTTTATCAAAATTTGGAAAAAAGTCTAATAAAATTCTATTATTAGTTCTAAGTGGATTCTCATTTTTTTGTTGTATATTAAAAGTTTTATGTGAATGTGTATATTTTTCTATATTAGTTGAAACAATATCACATATTTTTATATTTTTCAATTCTTTTGGAAATGGAATTAAATTATATCCAGCAATTTTAATTTGTTTGTGTTTTTCAATTGGAGTAAAAAAAGATTCATTAATAGATACTCCATAAGTATATTTTGAAATTCTTCCATTTTTTACATATTTTTTCATTTTATATGGTTTTAAACCAAGTTCACAACATATAGAAAAAATAGAATCAACTAAAGTTTTTGAATATCCTTCGTATAGTACTAATGTATTTCTTTTTATATATCCATCCAAAGATAATCCATTAATAAAATTAATTTTTTCTTCTTTTGATCCATATAAAATTTCTTTTGGTATTGTTTTATCAAGACAACCATTTCCAATTAAATTTTTTATATATCTCATTAATTTTCTTGAAGTAATATATACAGATCTTGTATTTTTTGTTCTTTTATCTTTTATTGTATTAACTTTTTTACATTTAAATAATTTGAAACATAATTGAGTAAAAATATTTTCAACTAAATCATCTGCAGTTGTAATACCAACATGTCCTGTACTTTCAACTAATGAGCCATCTGAAACAATCATACCCAAAAATAATGCCAAATCTTCTGACATTATATTAGGTAAACAAATATCATTAGAATTTGATTTGTTAGTAAAATCTACACATAAAGATTGTTTACCTATAAACTCTTCTGAATAATCTCTACTTCTACAATAAATATAATCATTTTCTTTTAAATTTTTTGATTCTATCCATCCATTTTTTGTATATAATTTATGTGTTTCAGAACATTCAAGAATATCACCATTATCAAAATATATTATTTTTGTTGGTTTTATACCACCAGAATAATGTTTTTTTATTTTCTTCCAATCACCATTAATATCTCTAACTTTCAAATCTTTAGCTTTTCCAAAAACATCATTACCACTAGCATCTCCCAATTCTTCTATAGAGAATATTCCTTTATTAGTTTGTATCTTTGTTCCTTTAGCAACACATTTACTTACACTAAGAGATACATTATTTGCTACAGATTCTAAAATATCTAGATGTTCCATTGGTTTCAGATCACCCGCAGTTACAAAGACTTTTCTCATTTCTTCTGGAATATCTTTACAAGTTTGACAAGATCCATTATTTTCTGATACTTCTTTCATTATTTTAGTTTTTATTTCAGCAGAAAAATTTTCATTTAAATATTCTTCAAATATAGGATCTGATAGATATACTGTTTCATATTCTTTATTCAATTTTTCTATTTTTCTAGAATATACTAAACCGAATACCGGTTCAATTCCACTAGATACGTCAGCTATAAAACTAATTGTTCCTGTAGGAGCTTGGCTAGTAAAACAACTGTTTCTTATACCATGTTTTTTAATATCTTTTTTTAATTGATCTATATCAATATCTCTACAATTTTTAGTAAAAAACCTCTCATTAGCTTTCATAAATAGATTATAATTAAATGCAGGATAAGCACCAACTTCTGCTGGATTTGCAAGACATTCCCATTTTTTGTCTCTTTCTATTTGTTCCTTTCTATATTCTTTTGACAATTCTATAGATTCTTTCATTGAAATTAATGTAAAATATCTAAATAGTTCTTCTGTGAACTTTATGGCTTTTTCTGAATTATATGGTATTTTTTTCTTAAAAAGAATGTGAGCTAATCCCATTGTACCCAATCCAATGGGTCGTGTATCAAGAGTTATTTTCTTTATTTTTGATAGAGGATATATATTAATATCTATGGCATTATCAATAAATCTAGTTGATTCTTTTATTAATTCAGTAAATCGTTCCCAATTAAATTTAGATCCATCAAGCATTTTAATTAAATTTATTGAGCCTAAATTGCACGATTGATAAGGAATTCCTGTAAATTCGCTGCAAGGATTACAAATAACTTGATCATTTAAATTTGTTACAGTACATCTATCGTGTGCTATTGTTTCATTAAATATACCTGGTTCAGCACATTTCCATGCTTGTTTAATAATGAGATCCCAAACTTCTTTAGTAGTATATGTTTTTCCTGTTTTATCCTGAACTGCATATTCAAGACCATTTTTACTCCTTACCATATGAGGACAATTAGGATCTTTTTCAAGTTTTTCATAAAATGAAGAAGGAATTTTAATTGAGAGATTTAATCTATTAATTTTTGAAGTATCATCTTTTACTTTAATAAAATCAAGAATATTTGGATGTTCTATAGAAAGAAGAGCCATTCCAGCTCCCCTTCTTTTACCCCCTTGACGAATACTATCAAGCATTGAATTAAAGTTTTCTATGAATGCAAGAGGTCCACTAGAATTAGCACTTAGACTTAATATATTTTCTCCAGAACCACGTAATGACGAAAAATCATATCCAACACCACCACCAGATTTTGTTACTAATGCTCCCTCTTTTAGAGATTCAAAGATTTCTTCTATGGAATCTTCTATTTGCATTGGAAAACAGGAACTTAATGTTCCTTTTCTTTCAGAAGTTCCCCCATTCATAAGAGTGGGGGAAGATGGGATAAACCATTTATTTTTAATATATTCTTTAATGGGAGGATATATATTACTAACTCGTTCTGCTAGTTGCTCCCATGTTTCTTCATTTTTTAAGAAATAACGTTCCTTAAGAAGTTTTAAAATTGCCCCTTCATTCATATATTACCTCAATTTAAAATTATCTATTAGAAATTACCAGCAAAAAGATCTGTATCCATTTCAGCTATATATACTATATGTCTATCATAAAACCTAATAATATTAAGTGTTTCTGTTCCAGTTTGTACTTCTACACTTGCATAGCGTACCCAACCATTTGGAGTTATATCTGTAATCATACCAATATGTCTATTAATATGAGGAACAGTTATATATTCACCATTTTTCATTTTAACTTTTTTGTAACTAGAATAATCTAAAATTATATAATCTCCAGCACAAACTTCACTTGGTTTTCGTCTAATAATTTTAGTTTGTGGATTATCTCTTTTTATTTTAGTTAATCTATAAGTTAAACCAGGAATAGATGCATTTTCTAATCTTGCACCAAATTTTGCATAAAAGCCCTTAAATGAATTTAAACAATCTATAGTTTTTGCTCGTTCGTTTTTACCATATGCCCATTTCCAACCATTATACATAGTTGCAAATTGAATTCTTTTTTCCATTGGAGAAATTTCATTATAAAAAATATCATGATTTTTTTGAGCTTCTGATTTAGCCAAATCAAGAGAAAAAGTAAATGATATCATTGAAGAAAAAATTATAATACAAATTACTGATAAAAATACTAATAAAGTAATTGGATTATATTTAGAGCATACATTTGAAAAATATTTTTTTTCATTTTTTAGAAAAAAATTATATCTAAATTTCATAAAGTTGTAACGATCTTTAAGTTTTTTTGAAAATATTTTTATTATAATATCCATTTTATTAACCCTTTTTAAAATTTTTTATGGTATATAAAAAAGAATTCCTTTTTTAGTCTTCTTTTTAATAAAACTTTTTAATAAATATACATTTTTATTAAAATATATATTTATCTTTTTCTATCATAAAAAATATGAATGTAGGCTTTATTTCTATAGCTGCCATTCAAGTTATTAAAATATATCATAATTTTTAGTACAAGTCAATAAGAATTTTAATTATTATTAATAAAAATTTTATGATTTAACGTAGCTTTAATTAATTTTCTTTCGTTAGTTTTAGCAGTAATATTTGAAATTAGCCATTGTTTTTTTAATTTTCTTAATGCTTTTTTATCGGGTAAATTTAAATGTGATGCATAACGTATTAATAGTGTGGCTGTTTTACCATTCATATTATTCTCCTTTAATTATCATCTTATCCTTTATGAATATCATTTTCCCACCCTTTTGAAATAATATAGAGACAACAATAACCCATTAAATCTACAATGGTATCTCTAAATGCAGCAGTAGTTGGATCTAAATTTTTTAGACGGAGCAGTTTATCATCCAAACGGGAGGCTATTTGTTGATAATTAGTATTTTTGCAAAAAATTCCAAGTGGAATTATTGCGGAGTCTCCATATTGTTCATTCTTTTTTAATACAACTTTGCAAATAGTATCAAAAACTAATTTAATTTTTTCTTGTGTACTCACTTTATACTATCTCCATTTCCTTTTTTCGTAAATAAGAGTTTCTTCTAGATTCATTTAACTTTCTTTGGTGTTCTTCAGAACGTATCCTACCCCTTAGAGATATACTTATTTTATTTTTAGTTTCTTCAGACATTAATTGGCCTTTATGAGATCTACTTAAATTTTCTTTCCATTCTTCAGAAAATGTAGGACGGTTTTTTCCTTTTGTTTTTTTACTTAAATTATCTTTCCATTCTTGTGTATGTAGTCTCCCTTTTGAAGCTTCCCCTATTTTCTTTCTTGATTCTATATTTTGTTTTTTTCCTCTCATTCCAAAATTAGGATTATTTTTTATATTTTCTTTAAATTTTCTTTTGGTTTCCTCCGTGGGTTTATAACCTTTATGAGATTCACTTAATTTTAATAATGTTTCTTTTGTACGAATTTTTCCTTTATTACTTTCACCTATTTTTTTCTTATGATCTTCTGTTAATTTTGAACCTTTACGAGAAGGAGGACCGTTTCCACCTTTTGCTATATTATATACATTATTTTTATTTAAAATAAAATATTCTGAAATTATAAATTCTTCCAGTTCATTTAAATCTTCTATACAATTACATTTATCATAAATAATCTCCCATTTAAAATTATTAATACCATATTTTAAAATGGCTTTATGAAAATACATATTATCTTGAGATCTAGCTTGATATAAATGTCCTAATTTTCTCTTTTCAAGAGATTGTGTAGTTTTACCAATATAAATTTTTTTATTTATATTATTTGTAACTTTGTATAGTATCATTGTCATATGTTTGAAAAAGATGTTCTATTATATGCATCTTTTATTCTAAAAATATCATTTTCGTCGTTGATTCCGAAAGCCACATCTAAAATCATTCCATATTCTTCTTTTCCAACATATTTAGCTCTATGAATAACATATTCATGAAATCCGAACATATCTAATTTATTAGCTTCTATTGTTATTAAATTTATATCTAAAAAATTTTCAATAAGTTTAAATTTTTTATCATCAAAATCAGACATATTTACTATATCTAATGGAATTGGCGTAGAACTATATTGAATAATAAAATTATCTGAAAGTAATAAATAAAATTGTGCTCTTTTTAGATGATATTGTAAAGATAAAGTTTCATTCTTTTTAACATATAAAATTTTAGTAGTTGATTTGACATTATCTGCATAGAGGCCATAATATCCCCAAGGTCTAATAACTTCTTCAAATTTAAATGGTTCTACATTTTCGCCTTTTTTTAATCTCATTTTATATCTCCGCTTTTAATATAAGTTATTTTCTCAGCTGGTTTCTCAATAAAACCACCTGATTTTAAAACACTCTCCTCTAAGTAGTTAAATCTTTTTGATAAAGTATATCTTAGTTGTCTTATTAATTCAGTATAATTTGGATCTTTTTCATATTCTAAAAGCTCTAATTGAACATCATTTATCATTTTTTCCAAAGCATCTATTTTAAAAGATAGAAAAGCATTTGCCAACCCTTCTCTACTGTTTAAAGGATATAGATTATCTCGTACAGTTTGATATGTTTTTACAATTTGTGTTTCAACTTTTCCGCATAAAAGATGTAATTGATTATATTCAATAGTTTCTTCTTGAGACAATATTCGTGATTCTTGATAATCTCTTAATTCTTTTAATCTATCTTGTATCATTTTTAATCTTAAACCCAATGATTCAAGAACACCAGAAGCACCTGCATAAATATCCAAATTTCCTTCAAGAATAGAAGTTATAATAGCTTGAGATTCTTGAGTATTAGATTCTTTTAAATTAATAATTTTAGAAACTGATGGAGCTAATATAAAATGACTATCAAAATGAGTTTGAAGCATATTTAGAGAAATACCTTTTAATTGACTTATATCATCTAAACTCATATGTTGTTTTGCTCTAAGCATATTAATTTCCATATGATTAGAAAGAGTACAAATAGAACATGCTCTACTTTTTCTAGTATATCGACCATATAATTCAGAATCATCTTCAATTAGATTTGTTATATCACTCATTTATTTATCCTTTTAGCTGTAACTATACGAATTTTATCACCTTTATATTCTTTTTGTTCTTCTGTTGATAAAATTATTTTTGATCCATCAATAATAGGATATACATCAATATATGCAAAATCTTTTGTATTAATATCTGATATATGTTTACATAATTTAATAATATCTTGTACTGAAATGTTTTCTTTTTCCATCATATCTAAAAAATCTGATAATGTTATAAAATATTCTTCTTTATTAGCTAATATAGCTTCAAATTCAATTTCATCAATTTTTTTCTTTTTTTTATTAATATCATCTGATAATATAGATAATTCTTTTATATTTGGCAATATATTATCCTTTAGTAATTTATTACCAAATAATTTTTTTATAAATGGATTCATATTATTCTTTTGTAATAATTAAAGTATTTTTTATTTTATCGTGTTCTAAAATTGGAAATACAGAAAATACGGTATTAAGTGTTACATCAAATAAATCTAATAATATTAATTTTGATGCTAATGCTTGAATAATATAAATATTTTCATTAGGATTTTTATTTATTAATTCATTAGCTAATAATGTAACATGATAACAAAAATAGTATCTTAAATAATTTGATACTGTAGTTACTGATATTGGTTGTAAAGGAGTAGATAAATGATTTATAATTGAACCATTTTCAATTGTTTGAATAGTCATATCAGCATAAGTTTGTGCTTGTTCTATTTTTAATTGTTTATTAAGAGATTGAGATTTTAATGATTTTAATTTAGAATCATCCCGTAGTAATTCTGCATAAAGACTATCTTGTTTATTATCTAATAATTTAATTTGATTATCCATATCAATTAAATCATCTTCAGTAAGTTTTTCGCCAGATTTAATTTCCTTATCTATAGTATCAATAGAAATTTCAGATGTTTTTATTAATTTCAAAATATCTTGTTTTGTTTTTTCTAAAGATGTTCTATCATGTTCAAATACAATTCTTTTATCTTTTAAAAAACTTGTATCCTCCTCAGAACCACTTCTATCTAATGCCCAAGCAAGTTCAGAATCAATATCAGTTATAATTTTATCGAGTTTTTCAAGACGATTATTATAGTCATCAATAGTAACTCTAAGCATTTCATGTTCATTTATTAATCTATTTTTCTCCGCTATTAATTCTCCTCTATTTTCTACAGATGAAAAAGATGCTTGTTTTTTATTTTTAATATTTTCTTTTTCTATTTTAATTTGTTCCATTTGATTCATATAATTTGAAACTTGTTCTTCAAGAGCTTCTATTAAAAGTTTAGAATTAGAAATGTCTTTAGTAGTAATGTTTTCTTGATCAACAAATTCTTTTGAAGAATTAATATCAAATTTCTTTTCTAGAGCTGGAAATACTCTTTTTACTGTTGGCTTAAATTCATTTATAAAAGAAAATATATTATCATATTCTTCAAATATATCTCTAACTGGGTGTGTAATAAAAAATGTATTAAATATATTTCCAAATTTAAGAAATTGTATTTCATCAGGAACAATTGTTTCTTCATTATTACAAATAATATTATATTCTTTATCTTGATATAAAAGACCTAAAGTAACAACAACAGATTTTGGTAATGTATAATAATTACCAAATGAGTTTTTTATCAATTCAATTATATATAATGGAATTGTTTTTTCTTTTTTAAAATTAATAACAGATGTAGATGCTCCATCAGAATCCTTATCTGTATAAGTTAAATATAACCATTGAATATCATTTAATTTTGTTAATGTCTCTGATATTTTAAAAAATACAGATTCATAAACAGAATCCTTTAATCCAGTGTGTTCACAAAAATCTTTATAAATATTCTTTTTCATAGAAACTCCTTTTAATTTACTATATAACTTTTATATTCTGAAGACATTCTAACATTTATTACATTTGGAAAACTATCAGAATCTTCTGTATGAGTTATAATTAATATTTGATTAAAATAATTAGATATTAATGTTAATATCTTTTTTATTAATGCTCTATTTTCTTCATCTAAGGAACCAAAAGGTTCATCCATTACAATAAATTTTATATTAGATTGAGATTGCATAGCTATTACTCTTGAAAATCCTAATCTAATTCCTATATTAACTATTGTTCTTTGTCCTCCAGATAATCTTTTATAACTTCTATATTTCCCATTTACTTCAAAACCAATAACAATAGGTAAAGATTTTTTACTAGTATCTTCATAAATAGTAACTGAAATTTCAGGCATAATTTGATGAATTAAATCGTTAGCAAGTTCTTCTATAGAACTAATAGAAGAATTAAATAATTGTCTTGGTATTTCTGAAAAGATTTGTTGCAAAACTTCATCATATTTTTTATTTTCTCTCATTTCCTTTAATAAAATTTCATCTGAAATTTTATCATTTATAAGTATTTGTTTTTGTTCTTCTTTTTCTTTTAAAATACCCAAATTAAAATTAATCTGATCTAATTGTTTAGTATATTTATTTAATTCAGATATATTATAATTATACTCTTGTTCGGTAATATTTATATCTTTAATTTGATTATTTAATTCTTTTATATCAAGTTCTAATGAAGATATTTTCTCTTTACTTAATTTTTGTTCGTTTTCTAATGATAGAATTTGATTAGTATTTAATGTTATTTTTGATTGTTTTAGTTCTATTGATGCTTTTCTTTGTATTTCTTCAGAATTAATTTTATTAATTTTATCTATTGTTTCTTTTAAATTTTTATTAAATTCTAATAACTTAGATTCAAAATCTTTTAGTTCCGCTTCTTTTTCTAAAAGAATATTTTTAATAATAGCTATATTATTATTAATATTAATAATATTTTTATTTATATCTTCATTTTCTTTTTCAAGAAGTTCTATATTGACTTCTTGTTTACAAGTAGGACATTTACCAGAAATAATTTTATTTAATTGTGATTTATTATATTTTAAATCTGCTTCATAAGAATATAATTTTTGTGTATTTATATTAATTTCTGATTTAATATTTTTTATAGTTTCAACAATAGTATTTATACTATCTTCTATATCTTTAATAAAAATATCATATTCTTTTTTATACTTTAATGATGCTGGTTCAACTAATAAATCATTTAATTCTTTTGTTAAATCATATTTATCAATATTTAATGAATAAATAGATTTTTCATTTGTTTCAAATCTTTTTATTTCAAATTCAAGAATAGATTTATTACTTTTTAATGTAGAATTTATATACTTAATTTGATTATATTTATCAATATCTTCTTTTAATTTAAACTGTTTTTTATTTATTTCAATAATATCAGTTTGTAGTTTATCTTTATCTTTTAAGAGAGTATCTATTTTTTCTATTTCTTCAATAGCTAAACTTATTTGAGTTTGCGTATTAAAAATTATATCATCTTCTTTTTTTATATCACTTGTTATCTCTTTTAAAACCTTTCTCCAAATTTCTAATTGAATAACTTTATCAATATAATTTCTTCGTATACCTGGTTCTGTATTTATAAATTTATCCATACCAGATTGTTCAAAAAAATTAGATGCAGTAAGCATATTATAATCCATACCTATGGTATTAATTATAGCTGCTTGAGTGGTTTTTATATTATCTCCCAATCTATTGTTTTTATCATTATTCATATAACATTCTAAATAGGATGTTTTTTTCCTTATACCCCTTTCAACAGTATAATCTACTCCATTCAATTTGTATTTAATACGAACATACATTTCTTCAGATTCATCATTAATAAACTCTGATATAGTGTCTGCTTCACCTTCTCCAAATAAAGCATACAAAATAGACATAACTATAGAAGTTTTACCAACTCCATTAGACTTATTTAAATTACCATCAAAAGAACCTATAATACCAGTAATACCATTATTTATAGGAATATATGTATAGTCTTTATAAGAACCATATCCTTCTAATTCAATAGAATTTATATTCATTTAGAAACCTCAATAACTCTTTCTAATCTCTCTAATCCTCTTTTTATTAATTTTTCTTTATCTATAGAAAAATCTCCTGTTTTTACAAAATCAATAAAAGTATCTTGATGACTTTTTTTATTATTAATAAATATATTATCTATATTTGTACTTGATGCTTTTGTTCTTTTTTTAATAGAACCAATTAAACAATTTTTTGATTTAAAAAATTTATATAGTTCATTTGTATCTATTTTTTCATTAAAAAAATAATCAATAAAAACAACAGAATTTGATAAAATTCTCATTGTTTTTAAATGATCAATAGGTGTTATATCATCTGGTATAGAATATTTAATAAATCTTCTTATACCAATTATTTCTTCAAATTTTATATCTCCATTATGATCAATAAGACAATATCCTTTTTTAGTATTAATATCTGTAGCATCCATATAAGTTGGAGAACCAGAATAAACTACTTTAACAGAAGGAGATCCATATATTTGATGCATATGAATATGACCAAGTAAGAAAAGAAATTTTTTATCAGAAGAAATTGTATTTTTATCTAAAAGAGGAACACCTCTTGATAGCATTCTACCTTCAGATCCAATTTGTGAACTAATTTCTTGTAAATGAGATACTATTATTGTTTTATCAGAAGATGTTTGAATTGCTTTATTTAAAGCGTCTTCAATTAAGATATCTTTATCTTTTAAAGATTTACTAGGAATATAAGGTATAAATTTTATATTCCAATTATTCCATGATATAGATTCTATGGGATCTAATTTATCACATAAATGAATATTATTTAATTTTAAATTATTTGTATAAATAATACTGTGTGCATACATACTTGTATCATGATTTCCAGTTATAAAATAGCAGGGTTTCCCTATTGTATTTATTTTTTGAAACCACCCTATCAAAAAATTTATAATTTGCGGAGTTGGATTATTTGTATGTGTCATATCTCCACCAAATATTAACATATCTATATCTGGTTTAGATAGTCGTTCAGCAATAGCATTTAGAGCAACCATGCTATCTTGTTCTGCAGAATAAATACCATCCTCATTCTGTATTGAATGAGATCTTAAACCCACATGAGAATCACTAAAAAATAATATCATTAATCTATTCTGTTTCTCCAATCAATTTGTTTTTTACATTTAGAACACTCTAATTGCCAAGGATCAAATATATTACCACAAGAACAAACATAATTAAAATTATAGAAATTATCATCATAAGTATCTCTAACTTTTTTATATTTTTTTGGAATACATACTTCTGATATTACAACCTCAGTTGGATTATATTTAAAATTTTTAACAAAATTAGTAAAACTTGATATTTGTTTAAATTTATCTGGAAGATCTCCAATTTTATGTTGTTCTAATGTATATTTTGCTGCTTCTAATAATTTATTTAATCCATGTTCTTCAGACAATAAATTAGTAATATTTTGAACTCTAGATTGAAATAAATTATCTAAAGATTTAGATGCGGCTTTTTTTATTAATTTCCCATTAGAATCATAAGATGCTTGAAATTTAAATACTAATACTTTAGAATATAGATCATATATATTTCTATAATCATTTTCTCCAAAAGTATCAATACACCATTGTTTAAATTTATTATGAATTTTTATATAAGAATCTTGTGTCATTATTTAATATAATATTATTTATTTTAAGTGTCAAGCACAATTTTTCTTTAAAGTGGCTTTATCTATTAAATTAAAATCAACAGTACGAGAACATTTTGGACAAACATCTTCTTTATCTAAATCAATTTCATAATTACACATACATTTATAATGTATATTACCTTCGGTAATATTAACTTCAGCTTTTTTATTTTTTGTTATAAATTGTACTAATAATCTTTTAGTAAAAAATGAAAAAATCTTGTTATCATATTGTTTTTTTAAATTAATAATTCCTTGAACTAATAAATCTACTCCATATTCTTCTCTCATTTCTAAATAAGCTTTAGCTATCCACTTTTCTTTGTATTTCACTAAATGACCGCTTGCAAGTTCAATTCTAGTCATCTGTTTTAAAAACTCATAGTATTCTAAATATTTCTGATCAAAATCAAGTTTTTGTACAGAAATGAATTTTTGAGTTATATTAGTATTTTCTAAGTTAATTTCATCTTTACAAGAATTTTCTAAGGTAGTGTCGATCCCAGAGTCTTCTGCCTTTGGCACAAAAATCTTTGATGTAATCTCTTTAGTAGTCTTTATAGTAATCTCTGGTATTGCTGGTTCATTATAGTCCTTCATAAGTGCTTCCTGGTCTTTTGTAGGTTCACTGGGAACATTCGTAAGTGCTTCACCATTTATAGAATAACCCAATTTAAATAGATCTTCCTGTATTTTTAAATTATTAATTCTATATTGATATGTTTTGTCCCATTTATACTTAGGATTTTTTCTTCTTAATATATATTCATTTTTTAATAAAATGTTCATTTTTCTGTGTATAGTATTTCTTGAGAAATCAATCATTAGTTCTTTAATAAGATCTTCTGCTTTTTTATAAATCCAACCAGATTTTAAACTTTCTATATCATTATCTAGTTCTTTTAGATTATTTTTTATTCTTCTATCATTTTCCTCTTTTAAATAATTATTAACATCATATACTCTTTCAGACCAATACATCATTTGATTAAGGATAAGAGCAGATAACCAATCTCCTGTTAATTCTACTAATTCTTCTTTAATTACAACTCTTTTTGATTTTTTTGGTTTATTTTGGGGCATTCTTTTACCTTTTTAAGAAATAAGTATAATTAATTAATATATTACATAAATTAGGGAAAGTCAAGAGAAAATTATCTTATAACTTTCTTAAATACTATTAAAATTTAACAAATTTACGACATATTTATTATAAACTCATTGTTTAATTAGATTAATAGAGGTATTTATATGGCTGAAATAATAAAAATCAATTCAAAGAAAGCTATCGTATCATTGACGAGAGAAGATATATCAAAATATGACTTGGCTAGATGGATTAGAACAAATTCAAAAGGACAGGGACAATATGCTTTTACTAATTTGCAGCCATTTGAAAGAGTAGCTGCTCAATTATTTGGAGCAGAACACCCATCAATGCAAGTTAAAATAGCTGAAAATGTTATTTTTTACCCATTAGATGGAAATATAGATATCTTTTTACAAATTACTGATGATTTTTCAAAAGGGTATTATAATAATCATCCAACAAAACTTGTTTTTAATAAAGGAAAAAGTTTTGCTATTGAAGATTCTTTTAAACAAGCTGCTCTTGATGAAAAAGAGTCTGAAAAAGAGGAAGACTCTGAAGAAGATTCTGAAGAAGATTCTGAAGAAAAACCCGAAGAAACTTCTGAAAAAGAGGAAGATTCTAATTTAGAAGAAACACCAGAAAAAGAAGAATCTGAAGAAAACTCCGATGAAGAAGAATTTTTAACTGAAGTTAATACTTTCTTGGAAGAAATTAAAGACATGGCTCCAGAAGACATGGTTAAAAAGATAAGTCCAGAAGAATTACAAGCAATTAAAGATATGCTTCATATTACTAATACAGAAAGTGAAGAAAAACCTGAAAATGGTATTTTAAAAACAATTGATTTGAATGATGTTTCTGAAGAAGGTCCATCAGTTATAAAAATTGATTTATTAAAAGATAATCCAGAAGAATTAGATAAATTTGTTTCAGATCATTTTCAAGATGATGCTCATGAATTTGGTTCAGATCAAATTAAAGATATAATGAAAAATGTTTTGAGGTAATTAAATGATTAATTATAATTCTTTATTATATAATTTGAAAATAGCTAGTTTTGAGGATATATCTACTAGTTCTTCTTATACTACACCACAAAAAAAAGTAATATATAGAACTTTTATTACTTTTTTAAAAAATATTAATAAATATCCAAGTGCTTTTAGTAGATTAATTGATTTATTTAAAAAAGCAAAAGAATCAAAATCAGAAACAGATCCATTTCATAAAAATACTTATGATCCATTAAAATATACTGCTGACTATATTAAAAAATGTATTGAAAATTATTTACAGACAGAATCTGGTTTAGATTTTGTTGGAACAGATACATCTTTAAAAAAAGAAGATATAACTGACGAACAAATTTCTAAATTAAGAGAAGAATCTCAAACACAAAAAAAGAAAGAACTTCAAGAAATGAAGGACAAAGGAAAGAAAAAAAGATTAACTGTTCCTCAAGACGAATTAAATGCATTACCTACACCCACTTCTAAAGAACTTAGTGGTATAACTACTAAATCTCTTAATAAAAGTAAATTTGTTGATCAATCTATTGTTGATAAAGCAATGGGTCTTCCTGAAGAAGAGGGTGGAGAAGATGTAGATTATATTGAAGAGGAAGAAGAACCAGTTGATATTCGTATACAAAAACATAAAAGACATAGCAATGAAGATTCTTTGATTAAGATAGCTATAGAATTATTACAAGAAGATTATACTTTATTTGGAACATTAGTTTTACCAGCATTTTTTAAATTATGGTTAGAATCTTATGGTGATAAAATTATTGAACAATCTAATTTAACTAAAGAAGAAAAAGAAAAAGTAGAACATAGTGATACTTATAAAAAAACAGAAACAACAGATGCAACGGGTGCTCCTCTTAAAGTTGGTGATTCAATAAAATTAATACCAACATTTTCTGGTGAAGATAAAGACAATGCTGTTTTTACAGTAACAGATATTATTAATAAAATAGATGATATTGAACAAGATCCTACTAAAAGATTAGATTTTATATCTTATATGATTGGAAATGATCCAAAAAATACAAAAGTAGAACCACATTATATGGTTATAAAAGTTGATACAAATAAATCTGAAGCTATTGAAGAAGATCTTATACTTCATCAAGCTATTTATGATGTTCTTTCTAAAATGGCTATAGATTTAGGAATTGTTCAAAAAAATGTTGGAAATTTAAATCCAGGAGAAATTTCTGAAGCTACTGGTCCCGATAATACAAAATTACAAGTATCTAAAGATACAGAAGGTAATATTAGTGTTAAAGATGAAAAAACAACAGAACCACCTATTACAGTATCAAAAGAAACCGCACCTCAATTAGACGAAACATTAAGACAGAAGAATATCAACTTAGTTCAAAATCAGGTATAGAAATTATGAATGATTTTAAATTTTCTTCTACTAATGAAGAAGATCTCCAAATATTATTAGATGCTGCTCAAGAAGAATATTTTATAAATTCTGTAGTAAAATATGCTTATAAATTAGGAGAAATTGGAATTACTGATCCAGATAAACTTGCTACTATTATTGCTGAAGAATTTATTAAAATAAAAACAGCAGCAGATGCTCCTCAAGAAGCACAAACTATTGAAACAGGTGAAGATTATTATAATTTTTCTTTATCTGGATATAATCTAGATACTTGGATGGATTATTGGTTTGGTTTATCAGAACCAGGTCAAACTTTAAATTATAATGGTGTTTTTTTTGATTTTAGTAATAAAAATATTGAATTATTAAATAATAGACTTAAAACACTATCAGATACATTTGGATATAATTTAGTACAAAAGAAAGATATTTCTAAAGAAGTTACTTTAAAAGAAACTTCTGAAGAAACAAAATCAAGTCCTTTAATGAGTGTTAATGTTCCTCAATATACTTTAGATGAAAGAGATTTAGAACAAAAGCAAAATTCTAAAATAACTATGATTACTGATTTTCAATTATTAAAAAAGAACCCAACAAAAGAAAATTTTTTAAAATTTACTCAAAAATATCCGAAATTATTTGTTTCTACTGCCGAAGGTAAATATGTGGGTTTAGATAGACCAGGTATTAAAAAATTTCTTAAGGATTCTTTATATAATTTAAAAAGAAAAACAACTGAATATTTAGAAACAGGTGGTACTTCATCTGCAAAAGGATTAGATATAATTGGAGCTGGATCAGGTGAAAAGGGTACACAAGCTACATTAGAAAGTGGTGGAGCAAAACACCAACTTGAACGATATAAAGAATGGTCTGATAAAGCACATAAAGAACAGCCTGAATATTTTGCATCACTGGATAAAATAAATAATCAAATTATGGCTGAGTTTAATGATTTAAATGAGCAATTTAAACAAAAAGAATCAGTTGGTGAAGATACTAGTAATATTCGTAATGAAATGAATAAAAAGTATTTAGAAAGTAAAGATCTTATTCAAAAAAAGATTGAACGTTCTTATTATATTCAAGATTTAGATTGGAAAACAGAACAAATAGAAAAATTAATAATTAATTATGAAGATATTATTAAAAAAAGTGATGAATTATTAAAATTATTAAGTCCTGGGGCTGATTTAACTATACAAGATTATGATTTATTAACTAATGTAACAACTGAATTAGGAGAATTTGGTCATTCATTTTTGATTAGACTTGGTTTATATGCTTCTAAAGATGTATATTTTCCAGAATTATCTAGTGAACAACATGCTGGTTCAATGGTAGATATTTTGAGTGGTATTGTTAATAAAGATGTTAGTAATATTTCTGATGAAATGTTTAATTATACAAAAGATGATTTATTTAATGTATTAGATAAAAATATAGCTGAAAATGATGCTAATAAAATTGCTTCAAAAGCAATTTTAGAAATGATTATAGCTAAAATAAATGATATTATTACTCGTTATCAAGTAATACAAACTCATGTGGAAAATCAAAAAAACAGATATAAAGCTATTTTAGAAGATTTTAATAGTCCTAAAACTGGAATATTTAGTTCTATTTATGGGCAATTAAATAAAATAATCGCTCAAAATGAAAAACAATTAAAATTAAAAGATGTAGAATATTTAAGATCTACTCAAAAAAGAATAACAGGATTCTTAAATGCTATGAAAATAGCTGAAGAGAACTATGGATCTTTATTTAAAAACAAAGAAATTTTAACTATTATTGAAAAGAATAAAAATGAATTTGGTAAAAAAACCGATATATTAGAACCATATAAACATATAAGACAAAATACAAGTCGTTTAATGGATACTTTATTAGATACAAAACCAGAAAAAGTTTCGAAATATTCTGATATATTAGAAGATATTTCTTATACAAAGAATATGCTTGATTCTTTTAATAAACATATAAAACAAATTTTAAAATTATCTGAAAAAAGTTCATTATCTGATAATAGCCTTAATTTGCTAAAACAATACAATGCTGCTTTAGGTAGTATTCGTAATTTAATGTCTGATGGTTTAATTAAGGCTTATGGAAATAATTATGAATCTTATTCAGAACAACTTCAAGGAGCGGAATTATTAAAGTCAGCTTTAGAAACTATAAAAAGAGAAGCACCAGAAGGTCGTTCTGATATTAATACATATAAAAGTATTATTTCTTTATTTAATGAAATTCCTAGATTTAAATCTATAATAAATACTACTTTTTTTGAAGAAACAATTAATAAATCAGCTAAAAGTTTAAAAGATACTGTTCTTACTATTGAACATTCTATTGTTCCTTTAAAAAATCACTTAAATAAAGCAGTTAATGAAGATTCATTATCAGCTTTAATTTCACAACAACAAGAAATTTTAAATAAGGATTTAACTGAAGATATTGGTATTGAAAATGATAGTTCAAGAGAATTAGTAGCAACTAGAATTAATAATGAATTTAATCCGCAAAAAACAATGGTTGTTGATGTTATTGGTGATATGACTAATGTATTATTTCATGATTATGAATTTTCTGGTAGTGCTGCTAGTCAGAAAAAAGATTATCATATGAGAACTAGAAAAAGAGATAATTTTAATCAGGATGTTGGTTGGAGTCAATCTAAATGGAATTTTTATAATATAGTAAAAGAATGGAATAATACTGTAATTTCTTGTTTAAAATCTTTAGCATCAGCCAGAAAGAACGAAACAAGAACTTTTAATCCAAAAGATTCTTTTGGATTTAGACCAAATTTTGTTAATTTATCTGAAGATGAAAAGTCTTCTATTAATCAGAAGAATAGTTTATATTCTTATATGTCAAGAACATCTACAGATTCTTTAGCAACTATAATGTCTGAAACTTCTAGAAATAAACAAATTACTAATTTGCGTTATGATATAGCAAGTGATTTTAACACTTTTATAGATATACTTAATAAATTTAAAGAAAATAATATTGTTAAATCTGATCCACAAAGAATTAGAATAATAGACTCTGCTCTTTCAAAATTAAATAAATTAACGATTGGTTATAAGAATTATTATAATGATAAAAATAATGAAACTAGATTTAAATTTGAAGAAGAATTAAAAAATTTAGAAGTACAATTTGAAGATAATATTTCTTTATTAAACTCTATTAGAGAACAAATAGATTCAACTCAAGATATTGGTGAAAAATCCAAACTAACTCAACAATTGAGAGATCAAATTCATAATCATGATGCTTTAAATACTAAAATTGGAAACATAAAAAAATCTATAAAAGAATTTTATAGAGTTAATGAAGAAGTTGATTTGATAGATGAAAAAGAAAGAAACCATACTATAGAATTTGTATTGGCTGCTATTCAAACTGCAGAATCTTTTCCAGGTGAATATGAGTATTATAAGAAAATAGCTGTTGATATGGATGATAAATTCAAACAATTCGATGTTATTAGAAAAGCTCAAGAAGAACAAGTTGATAAAGAATTGTTATTTAAAATGCTCTATGCTAGAGATAAATTAACAGCTATTGATAGAGAATCATTAGATCATATAACAGAAATGGCTTCTTTATATAAAACAAATTATTCTAGAGATTTTGGTAAAAACATTAATCCAGGTAAATATAAAGAATTTGTTGGACATAAACAAACTGCTTTTGATTATGGAACACAAGGAACACCAACAGAAAAACCAGATTGGGTTAAACAAGTACAAGAAGATTCTAAATTAAAGTTAAAAAGACCCATTACAAGACCTCCGGTTAATTCAGAATCTTTAGATGAATTAATAAAATTAGCTAATTTATTAGAAATGACAACTGAATTACGAAAACAAGCTCAAGAAACTGAAAGATTGTCTCAATTAGATATAATTGATAATTTATTAAATAATAGGTAAGTCATGTCAGATGAAATAAAAAAAGAAGGCGATTTATTTACAAATTTTGATGAAATGTTTCCAGGAGCAATGTTTGGTTCTCATTATGCTGAAGCAGATCAAAAACAATTTGAAAAAGATAAAACAGGTGCTAGTAATCCTTATTCTGGAACTGTAAATACATCTTCCTTTTTAGGAATGAATCCATCATCAAATATTTTAAGAAACCCTTCAAGGCGTTTTTATGATCCAGAAATAACAACAACTGCTATCTTTTTACCTAAAGATATAAAACGAAATAATAGATGGTGTCGTTGGTTTTATGATCACGATGAAGTAGTTGGTGCTGTTTTAGATGTCCATGCTGAATTACCTTATTCAAAAGCAAGAATAAAAGTAAAAGATCCTATTATACAAAGAGAAATAGAAGATTGTTTGGATAGAACAAACTTTTTTTCAATGCTTCCTCTTATAGATCTTGAATATATGAAAGTTGGGGAAGTATTTATAAATAATCATTGGAATGATTCTTTGGGAATGTGGGATAATATTGTTATTCACAATCCTGATTATATGGAAGTTAAATATAGTCCTTTTGCAGATCAAGAATCTGTTATAGAATTAACTCCTGATCAAGAATTACGATCATTAATATATTCAACAAGACCAGAAGATCAAAGATTGAAAAAACGTTTACCAGCCGATGTTGTAAAACGTGTTTTAACTGGTAGAAATATAATTTTAAATCCAGATGAAATTACTCATATTGCTCGTAGAAGTAATCCTTATGATATTAGAGGAACTTCTATGATTCGTAGATTATTCAGAGTTTTACAATATCAAGATAAACTAAGAGAATCTCAAATAACAATTGCTGATAATTTTATTTATCCTTTAAAATTATTTAAATTGGGTGATAAACAGAGAGGATGGATACCTAATGCTAATCATCAAAAAGCATTAGCTCAAATGCTTCAACAAGCAAACTTTGATCCTAATTTTTCTTTAATATATCATTATGGTTTGGAAGTTGAATATATAACTGTTGCAGATAAAATTTTAAAATTAGATAAAGAGTGGACTCAAATTGATGAAATGAAATTCATTGCCTTGGGTGTAAGTAAAGAGTTCTTAACATCAGGTACTACATATGCTGCTGCTAATGTTGGTTTACAAACTCAATTGGCTCGTTACAGAGCTAAAAGAGATCTATTTGAACTTAGATGGATTAGAGATAAATTTTTTAGAATCATGGCAGAAAGAAATGGTTGGTATACTCGTGATGCTAGAGAAATAACAGGTCAATTTAGAGTTGGTAGAAGTAAAGAGGAATTACGTAAAAGATTAATTCTTCCAGAACTTATTTGGGATAAGAAGTTAGCTATGAGAGATGATTCTCAATATCTAACCTTTCTTAATAATGTATACGCACAAGGTAAAGGTCCCATTAGTGTTCTTACTTTATTAATGGCAATGGGATTAACATTAGATGATGAATTATCTAATAAAGAAAAACAAAAAGAATTAGAAGAAAAATTTGGATTAACTATATCTCCTCCACCCGCAGCCGGTGGTGCTGGTGGTGCTGGTGCTCCACCTCCTCCAGGTATTGCTTCAAGAATTATGGATAAAATAAAGAAGGGTTCTAAAAAAGAAGAAGAAGTTGTACAAGAGAAAGAAAGAGAATTTATTCCTGATGGAGAATTTACAAAGCAAGATTTAGTTAAATATGGAAAAATTACTGAAGATGATGAAATAAAAATGGCTTTAGAATTATCAAAAGATTTATTTTCTGTTGATGAAAAACATTGGTTAAAAAATCTTAAATCAGATAATTTATCAAAAGAAGTTATTACTTTATTTACTACATATAATGATAAATTAGCTACTATTCATAAACGAAGTAATGGAAACTTTATTAATGAAATTTTATCTTCTTTGGAAGATGTTAATGTTGTTTTATCTAAATTATATATTCAAGGTAAATTAAGTGCATATGAATTAACAAATTTTTTACCAATTCATACTTCTAGATATTCAAATGAAATAAAAGATTTTTCTGATTTGGTTTTAATTGAAGAATTTAAAAATTGGATAGAACAATTATGTAAATCTGGTCTTGAAAAAGAAGATTTATTTAGTAATTTAAGAAATATAAGTAATACTTGTTTTGCTTATGGTCAATTAAAAGGTTATCAAGAACAAGGTATTAACAGGGTTAGAATAGCTAATGTTATTGAAAATGATGGATTAAGATATGATATTAATACTTTATTAAGTCATAGACATAATTTAGCTTCAATTGTATCTCCTCAAGGTGATATTGCATTATTTAATGCATGTATAGAAAACGAAGAAGATATCGAAAGTACTTTAGATCCTCATATAGCTCGATATAAAGATTTTGCTGTTAATGGTATTAAAATTAATAATTGTCCTATTGAATTTATACCATCAATGACTAATTATATTAGTAAAGTTGGAAAACTTATTAAACGTAAATATGATTCTATAACTTTTATTGATGATATAACTAATGCTAAAGCATGGGAAGATTCTTTTAAAAAAGCAGCAGAAAAAGAATTTACAGGTATTAATATAGAAATGCAAAAATCTGCTGTAGCTTCTGCTTTAATGCAAGAAAAACTTAAAAAACAGGGTAATTTAGCTATCTTTAATAAAGATAGAGATTTATACTTAGCCCATTGGTTAGGTACTGGAGATAAGCCACTTGTAGATAATTTAATAAGACACATAGATGTATATGATGAATATTTAGATAAATTATTAAGTAAATCTTTTGATAAAACAGCATTTAATTTATCTAGACAAGAAATAGATACATATAGTGTATTTAAATATATTACTCCTGTTTCTGATAATGATTCTAAAATCATTGGTTGGAAACTTATAGATGGAATAGAAAAAGAAGCAAGTATCAATGAAAAATTAAAATCAGGAAAGATTTGGAATTCTGATGGTATTTGTTTAAACAAAGAGGGGCAAAAAACAAAAATTTTCTTTACTGATAATCTTAAGCTCTGGATTGATTATCCACATAAATTAGATGAAACATATGTTAATATTTTTAATAAATTGATGTAATGAGGTTCCTATGAAAATTGTAAAACTTGGTAAAGAAGATCATAAAAGTTTAAATAATATATTATCTGATATAGCTAAAAAATCAAATATTGACCAAGTAAAATCTGTTAATATAGTTTTGAAACCAGATATTGGTATTGTTAAATATGCTTTAACAAATCAAGAATATATTCAAATGTTACAGAATGATCCTTTAGGAGGTGTACAAAATCCTGCTACTAATTTTGTACAACAAGGAGCACAACAAGCATTAACTAATACTCCTACTGGAGTAAATGAAGTACTAAATCCTGGTTCAATGGCTATGAATGCTGTTCAACAAGCACAACAAGTACAGCAAACAGGACAACAACAAACAGGGCAACAATCAACTGGAACAGAAACGGCAACATGGAAACCACAGATGAGGGGTCAAGGTGCTGATTTATTTACACAAACTGAAGGTGGTGCTGGTCAACTTATTCCAGTAGTTTTTGAGGGAGCTATTGATCCACAAGCACAAAATGTTCAAGTGTGGAACACTCAAACTAATAGTAAACAATGGGTTCCTATGGCTAGTGTTTTTGAATCAGGTACTCAAAGACCATATCCGTTTCAAGGAACACAAGCAGAAACAAGTCCAGGAAATATGGAGAATCCACCAGCAAATGTAGCTCAAGCAAAACAAGATTTACAAGATTTTTATTATAGATTATCTGCCGAAAGAGAATTAAAAGAAGCAGATGCTTTAGATTTAGCATCAAAGGGTTTAGGAGTTGCTTCATTAGGATCAAAATTTGTGGCTCCACAAGCATATCCTTTTATAAAAGCTGCTAATATTATATTAAAATTATATAATTTTTATAGAAATAATAAAAATTTATTTTCTGACATATTTGGTAATGAATCTTCTTCTGAGACTCAACAAATTGAACAAAAAGCTGCTTCAATAACTAAAGAAGCATTTGAAATACAAGGAATAATAGATTTTTTTGATAAATTAATTTCAGATCCAAGAATAGAACAAATAATAGCAAATACAGATGCAGAATTAGCTATGGATTTAAATATTGTTAAAAAAATTATAAATGTTGGTTCTGAAGCAATAGATAAAATTAAAGAAATTCTTAGTGGGAATAACTCCGATCAAAATACAATAAATGTTCCTAAAGGAGATTATAAAGTATCTAATGATATAGTTCAATTGAATTCTGAAACTATTTTAGTAAGAAAAGGATCAGATTTATATAATGCTTTAGAATCAAAAATAGAAAAAATAGCAGAACAAAATAATATTGATGGAATTAACGGTATTAAAATTGAAGTCACACCAGAACAATTTAAAGTAGCTTATTTAAAAAACGAGAAAGTAAGTTATAAATTAACTTCAAAATTTGCTGCGGGAGATCAATTTCCAATGCCATTTGGTGGAGGAGGAGGTCTTTTTGGTGGTGGTGCAACTGGTGGGGAAAGTGCATTAGCTGGAGCACCAGCATCAGATTCTGGTGGTGGAATAATGGGTACAGTTATGAATGTAGCTAAACCAATTTATGGTATAACTGGACAATTTCCTAATTTAACTGGTGGAGCAAGTGTTCTTGGTTCTATTATGTTAGCTAAAGCCCAAGGTAAAGAATGGAATTTATTTGATAATGGTTTAGTTCCTTTCTTAGCTGGTAGATATGGTGGACCACTTACTATGGCAGCAGTTATGGGAACACAAGCAGCTGGAATGGAAGGATTAGGAAAATGGGCATTAATTCTTGGTGGTTTTATAATAGATAATGCAATGAAAACTAGTATAGCAGAGGATGAAAATAAGAAAAAAGCTTTAGAATATGCTAAAAATAATATGGATGCCAAACTTTATAAAGAAAATCCTCAATTTGCTAGGATGATTTCAACATATCTTTCACAAATGAGAAAAACTAATCCAGATTATACTTTTCAACAAGCTAAAGAAGATTTAACTGAAGCAGGTGTAAATGCATCTGTTTTTGGTGTTATTGAAAAAATAGCTTCTATAAAAAGAATAATGGAAGCAGATTCAGTTCATATTTCTATGAACGAAGATTATGCTGTATTTAGATTTAAAAATGCTGTTGGAGAAATTGATCCAAATACTGGACAACCAATTGTTGCAAATTCTGCACAAGTTGATCCAAATACTGGACAACCCGCCCAATCAGCAGAACAACCCGCCCAACCAGCAGAACAACCCGCCCAACCAGCAGGACAACCCGCTCAACCAGCAGGACAACCCGCTCAAGAAACACCAGAAACTCAAGAGCAACAACCCCTAGTTTCTAAGGATATTGAAGAGGAATTTAAAAAGAAATTAGATCAATTAAATAATTTAGTAGAACAAAACAGTGCTGCAGCAAAAGAAGTAGCAGGAAATCCAACGGGTGGAGAAGAAGAAGCTAAAGCATCTACTGAAGGATTATCTGCTCAAATAACAGCTCTTGCTGATGAAATTCAGAATGATACAAGATTTAAACCATTAATTGATCAAATGAATGGTCAAATACCTAAAGAACAAACTGCTCCTGCTGAAGGACAAGTTCCTCAACAGGAACAACAACCAGTTCAACAGGAACAACAACCAGTAGAAGCATAATGGATTATAAAGCATATATAAAAAGAAGAATCGGCTCTTTAGTAAATAAAAGAAATAATGAATATCTTAAATCAGTATATGCATACCGTTTTAGGGGTATGACTGATAATAAAGAGAAAGAAATTGTTGTTTATTTAAGAAATCAAACTGATATGGATAAACAACAATTAATTGATTTTTCTAAAGAAAAATTTAATCTTAATGATGTAGAAGCAGAAAGATTATTTGATATGTCATTTCCTGATGGATTAGATTTAAATGAGGATAAATTATTAAATAATCTTAATAATTATTTAAAGGAATCAAATACAGTATCAAAAAAATCTATAGATACTATTTTTGATTCATTGTTAAACAATACTGAATCAGAAATAAAATCAATTAATCCTATGTTAATTGATACAACAAGAATAGTTATATCTTCTCTTTTACAAAGAAGAAGACTAATTTAAGAGATTATTATGGCGATTAAATTAAAAAAATGTAAAATTTGTGGTAGATTTGATAATTTACATGTATCAAAAACTAACAAAGTAATGGGAATATATTATAATAATATATTAATATGTTGTGGTATTATAGATAAAAACTATAATGAATTATATACTATATATTTTATTGGGAATAAAAATTATTTTTCTAATGTATTAACTTTTGTTGAAAATCAATATAAACAAATAAAATTACAAACAATTGTTGATCTTAGATTTAATGATAAAATAATACTGAAAGAACTTGGATTTAATGTTTCTAAATTACTAGAACCAGTATCAACAACAATTAAAAAAGGTAAAAAATTATATACAATTTTTGATGCTGGGTATTATCTTATGGAGAAAAATTATGCTTAATACTTTAAAAGTACCAGTGTCAGCTGTTAAGTTATTTACAGAATTTAATAAGAAAGAAAAAGAAAAGATAGCATCGATTCTAGAAGAAAATTCTAAAGAATATTATATTGCACCTACTGTTGAAAATTTTACTTATTGTACTTGTAGAGCATTGGATTTTGGAGATTATCATGGTACTCTTGATAAAAAAGCATTATGGGAACATGCAGTAAATAAAAATGCAGATTTATTCAATTATGATGAAATAATTGAAGAACACCCAACAAGAAAAATATCTCGTTATCTAACATTTAGAACAGCTGGTATCTTTTTAAATCATAATAGTCAAAATCCAGAGGCAGCTATTGGTTTAGCTTTTGATTCAACTATTATTATGGAACCTTATGAGGATATGCATGTAGTATTATTATTTGGAATTGATAAACAAAAGAGTCCTGGTATTGCAAGAACTCTTCAAACATATCCTACTCGTATAGGAACTAGTATGGGATGTTCAATTAAAAGTAGTGTATGTACTGTGTGTGGTAAGGAAATTTATAAAGATTCTGATTTTTGTAATTGTTTAAAACATAATAGAGGTGGTAGAGTTAAAGGTAAAAAGGCAGCTGAATTATTAAGAGGAATGGAGTTTTATGAGCAAAGTGTTGTAACTTCTCCAGCATGTGATACTGCTTATGTTATTGATTCTATTTCTGAATTAATACCAGGTCGTTTATTAAAAGTTGCTGCTGAAGATACAAACGTACAGGTTATTTGTAGAATTATGGGAACTATTCATAATCAGATAAGAGAAGCTAGAACAATTCAAGATAAAAAACGATTAATTAATCAATTTGATTCATTATTATCAAGATTAGAAGGAATGATCTAATGGCTGAATTACGTAGACAAACAACAGGGGAAGATATGACAATATCTTTTTCTCCGGGTTCTTTTCCTGTTTTGGGTTATGAAGGAAAAGAAAATACTCCTGTTAAAAAGAATATTAATGATCTTGCCGAAGCTTTAAAAAATCAACTTTCATCAATAACTAATATTGAAGTTAAAGATAATCAAATTATTGCTGATGTAAAAGGATATAATAAACCTATATCAGATAAAATTCGTGAAATAGTTAAAAGTTTTATTGTTCCTGAAGAATTAAATAGAGATGAAATTAATCCTTATACAGGAAAACCATATTCTATTGCATATGATCGACAAAAAAATGAGTTTAGTAGATTTAAAATTAATTTTCAAAGAACAAAAGATGTTAAATCTCCTGCTACAAAAGAAATGTCAGGAGAACTTGCTTGGTTTGCATTTCCAATAATGGAAAAAAATACTGAAGTAATTAGATATATTGTAAATAAAATACAAGATGTAGCAAATCCATCAAAACCAGAATTTAACCCATTAATTCCTATTTATAAGGCTGAATATGGAACAGCTAATATGGTATATGTTTTAGCAAAAAGAGAAGAATCTGTTTATGATTATATTTCTTCTATTGGAAAGATGTATTTTCCAATTGGTTTAAATACTTTAAATCAAATGACTCCACTAAAAACAGTTTCTGAAATAGCAAAAGCTGTTGGTATGCATGAAGCTAATTCATTTATTATAAGAAAATTTCTTACAAAAAACCCAAATTTTTTCTCTGATTTATTAGAAGGAAAAATAGGACCAGAAATTTCAGCTTCTTTTTATGATACTATATTTGAGGGTTTAAAAAAGAATAATCCAAATTTTGTTATATTAATAATAGATGCAATTATAACTCCAAAAACATTTAAATCAAATAGACCAGTATTTTTTAAAGAAGAAAGATTTGTTGAGAAACATAAAAAATTTGTTGGTAATAAAAGAGGTTCTGAAACAAAAGAAGCTGTTACTAAATATCGTTCAGAAAAGGGAGATATTCTTTCTAATCCAGAAGATATTAAATTTTCTTTAGTTATTCATACAGTAACAGAATTTGCAAGAAGTACTGATATTAATTCATTTCAAAAACAAGGTATATTTAACCAATTAGAAGATAGAATGATTCTAAACGATCAAACTGAAAATTTGGGTGATATTTCATTAAGTGATAAAACATTAGATGAAAATATATTATCTGAGATGTTTTCTAGTTTTGATATGACAGTACAAGAAATTAAGTCATTTGATCCAGAAACATTATTAGATCCTACTATTTTACAGTTTCAGAAAAAAATAAATCCAGAAACAAAAGAAGAAGAGATAATACAAGGAGAACTTGAAAAAGAAAAATTTGAATTTTTACGAGAAATAGATTTTACTAAAATGTCTTCTAATCAAGATATAATTAAAATTGGGATTGATACTGAATCAACAAAAAAACAAATAAATATAGATGCTATAGATAAAAGAATAAAAGAAATAAATTTTAAATTAAAAGAAATTAATAAAAATAATTATGAAAAAGAAAAGAGATTAGAATCATTAAAGAAAATAAATGAGGCTGATTACTCAAATTTATATTCATCTTTTAAATTTGATCAAACACCTAGATTAAATGATCCTTCTATCTTAGAAGATTTTAATGCTTATCTTTTATTAATTGGTAAAAAAGGAACATATTTTCAATATTTAAGTGGTGGAGAATTAGAATCAGAAAAAGAATCTATTGAACCTATTATTAAAGAATATGCAATAAATAAATTAAATGAATCAAAAAGATCTATAGATTCTAATCTAAACAATTTAATATTAGAGACATCAATAGAAGTTGAAAAGTTAGAAGATGAAAAAAATTTATTATCAAATAAATTATATAATCAAACAACAATAGAACAAATAGAAGATAAAGAACAAATTACTTCTGGTTATATTATTGAAACAGGTATTTATTTAAATCCAAATGGAGTGTTTGAAGGACAATATATTATTTATAAAGATATAAATGGTACTAAAGGAGAGATCATTAAACGTTTTAAATTTAATATTGGTAATTATACGATAGATAATATTATTAATGAATATGGTAAAGCAGAAATATTAGATGCAATTGTTAAATCAATACAAAAATATTCAAATGTTATTACACCAATAATGAATCCAGATAGAATAGGAAATTATATAACGTTTCCTATTGATGTTAAATTAGGAAATATAAATGATCTTACTACACATGAGAAAGTAGTAACAAAACAAGGAAGAATTAGATTTATCCAACAAGGTGATATAGCGATGGATAAATTGGAACAAATTCTTACTCAAACAGAAGAATCTATGGGGAGTAAATAATGTCTGTTTCTTATTCTGGAGCGGGTACAGATATCTTTATTAGAAAGGTGAAGCCTGGTGCTACAGTAGGTGTTGGGTATTTTTTTGATGTATATGAAAATGGTGTTAAAATTGAATCTACAAAAATAGATACAAAGAAACACGTTTTACAATTAATAAAAGATTATAAAGAGAAATATCATACTGATAGAGCATTTCAAAATGAATTACAGGTTCATATTACATATAAATCCAAAGAAGAACGAGGAGAAATTGCGATGCAATCTTTAGACCAAGAACTCTTAAAAAAAGCTAATAATATTAATATAGCTTTGCAAAAATTAATATCTCCAGATCTTCCCATTAAAATAAGGGAAGCAGAATTAGCTGTTGGTAATGTAGATTTCATCCCAACTACTCCTGGTGGAACAGAGGGAACAATGGATGAAAATGGGATAGGTACAACTATTGCTACAAAATTTGTAGAATTTATAACAGGTAGTCAACCACAACAGGGACAAGAATGGATAAAATCAGATAATTTATATAATCCACTAAAAAAATGGTTAACAGTAATTTCTAAAAAAATTAAAGAATTTGAACAAACAAATAATACAAAATTGGATAGAAATAAAATATCTGATATTGCAGAAGCAGCAGTATTATCGGGAGATGCAAATTTATTAAAACAAAAAACACAAATGCAGGTTTCACCAGAAGTAGCTATTAAAGTAAAAGAAATTGGAGAAATGAAGGCTGGAATTAGAAAACCAACACCAATAAAAGAAAAAACCCAAGAAACAGCTCCACAACCTTTACCTGTCGCAGCTTCAGATAATAATATAGATTTACAAAAAATAGCTGAAGAATTAGAAGATCTTACTAAAACAGATGAAGGATTTGGGCAATCTTCAGAAGAAATAAATTTTGATAAATTATTAAAATCTGAAGAAGAACCTGAAGAAGATTTGGGTTCTGATGTATTAGGAGAAGAATCTGAATTAGAAGAAAAAGATAGAATGGAAGTAGCAACTATTGATACTTTGAAAAAATCTTTTTTTGATTATGTTAAAAATATTAATAAAATAGCATCATTAGAAGATGCTTTTGCTTCTTGGAGTAATAAACAAAATTTAGAATTTATTGAATCAAAATTAGTATTTAGTGCAATTAATGAAGATATAATGAATGATTTTTCGAAAGAACAAAGTGAATCTTATGCAGAAGCTATTAATTATTTATTGGGAGAAGTAGCTACTTATACGGCTCAATCATTAAGTAAAATAGCAAAAATTGGAACAGAATCTATTGATAAGACTCAATTAGATTCCATAGCAAATTCTGTTATATCTGATCCTATTATTCAACTTTCACTTTCAAATTTTTTATATCAATATTTTCATAAAAATTTAGAGAATATGTTTGTTCAATTTGGAGATATTGATGAAACTTCTGTTGATAAGATCTCATTAGACGCTGCAATTGAAAAAATAAGAAGTAATGAGTTTATAAAACAATTAGCTAATGATATAAATAATAATTTTAAAAATATAGGATCTAATCAGTTTATAGGTGAACAAAGAAATATAGCAATGATTATAATTTTAGAATTGTCTAAATTGATTTGTATTAAGCTAATTTTAGCTTTAAATACACTTTTTCCTAAATATAAAGAATCATTTAAAACACATTCTAATGGATTACCTAAATTAATTGCAGATTTTAAGAAACATTGGCCAAAAGAACCAGAAATGACAGAAATATCAGAACAAACTGAAAGTCAAGAATAATACTAATACTTTTTCGGTTAGATTACCTTAAATTTTTGATGTTTTTGTACATATTTATTTTGATACTAAAATACATATATTTATAAGTATTAATGACAAAAAATATAACTAAACGTTTTTGGGATAATATTAAAACAAGTAATAGCATCTCTTCATTAGAAGATGCTTTTGTTGTTTGGTCAAATAAAGAAAAACTTGATATTAATTCAGCAAAACAAGCATGGATTGATATAAATAATGAAGTTAAAACAATATTTGCTCAAATTCCTACAGCAGTCCCACAAGCACCAATAGAAAATACAACACCCCCACAACAAGGGGGTTCTTTGCAAATAGAAGATGTTAAAAGTGGGGAAGATAAAGGTTTAACATTAATTCGTGGGATTTTAACACAGGAAGCATAAAAAGGGACTAATAAATGGCTGAACCAACCCTTGATAGTTTATCAACACAAATGAAAGATGCTCCTGTTGGTTCTATTCCTACAAGTGGACCTGGGAGTAAAACACCCGCTACTCCTCCGTTAGGTGGAGGAACGCCATTAGGTGGGGGTTCTCCAATAAAGCCTATAGGTGAACCAGGTGCTCCTAATAAAGATTCAATAGAGGCACCAACTCCTTTAGATCAAGATTCTTTTAAAGGATTGGTTGATGATGTTTATGCAGCAATGGATGACGCTAAAGTTTTAGCTAAAACATCAGAAGATATAATAAATTATTTATTAGAAAATAAATGGTCTGAAAAAAGACTCCGTGATTTATCTAAATATTTAAAAACATCTATAAAAGAGATGATTTTATCTATAAAGAAACATGTTAAAAAAGATGGAGTTAATGAGACTATTGATTTAATAAAAAAGAAGATTAATAAAATTCAAAGTGAAAATGCATCAGAAATGCCAGCACCTGGGATTCCTCCATTGACTCCCAATTTAGCAGGGCCTCCTGGTGCAGCAATGGGTGCAGGTACTGGATTACCATTAACTCCACCACCTCCAACAGGAGGACCTGGGATAGTGGCCAGTTCAAATGATACTAGAACATTAACAGATGTAGATCTGAAAAATATAAGTAAAAGAGGTTCACAAATGAGTAAAGTTATTATAAAAGATGGGGCAGTTGTTGATTCTTCTGCATATGCAAAAGAACTCATCGATAAACTTTCCGATTCTATACGTACAGTTAAAACTAGCATGAAGAAATTTGATGATGTGAAAGTTAAATATGCTGGTGCTTTAGCTCTAAAGAAAGCTATAGAAGAGATTGGTTTAAAGACTCCAGGTGGTGGAATGGATGCTGGTATTGATATGGATATGGGTCCAGGAGCTGCTGAAGGTGAAGAAGGTGGTGTTGATTCTAAACTAGATACTATTATTGATAAACTTGATACAATGTCTGGTGATCTTGCAGCGTTAAAGGGTGAAGAAGAAGAAGTTGGTGATGAATTAGAGGGTGATACTGATGTATTAGATGATGTTACCGACGAAGCAGAAAAAGAATCTGAATCTATTCCTGGAAAAGAAGGAAAAGATGTTATGTCTATGGTTGAAGAAGCTAGAACAGTTATTTCTACTGCTAAATCAAAACTTAGAGAAAATATTACAGCTTCTTTTGAAGATATGATTAAAGCTAAAAAAGAAAAAGCAGATAAAAAAGACGATAAAAAAGACGATAAAAAAGACGATAAAAAAGACGATAAAAAAGAAAATCCATTTAAAAAGAAAGACGAAAAGAAAGATGAAAAAAAGGATAAAGATGCTTCTATAGATGTTGAAGATCTTATTAGAAAAGTGAAAGCTCGTATTGAAGAAATACGTTCAGAAAAAGAAGCTAATTTATATCCATTTAAGAAAGAAATTAAACCAATTCCTCCAGTTGATAATATCAATGCTGAAACTGCTGGCAAACAAATTTCTACTGTTGATAAAGAAATTAAAGGGCAACCAGTTACTGATAAAGATATGGAAAATATCAATCATGGTGATATTGGTCAAAAAGATCTTTCTTATTCACAAGGGAAATCAGATCCAGGTAAAACTACTGAAAAGAAAGTTTCTATTGAAGTTGCTGAAAGAATTAGAAAACATAGTATTCAAAATGCTATTGATAAAGCAAGATTGTCAGTTGAATTGGCATCTCGTCAGCAATTAAAAGGTATGATAGACGATCCTCTTCGTGTATCTCTTTCTAAGAATATAGTAGAAGCCGGAATCGATCCCGAAACAGCAGAAGCTATTATACATAATGCATATATTGATGCTTATGAAGAATCTCATAAATCTATTATGAAAGAAGCTTTTGATACTTTCATGGAAAAAGATTTTGATGAGTTTACTAAGATTGCAAAATTTGTTGATGATTATAAGGTCAAACAAGCTGAAATTAGTTCTGTAGAGAACACAGAGGAATCATTTAGAGATAAAGAAGCCAGTGATAATGCACCTCTTCGTGGATTTAGTGCTGATAAGGATAGTAGAAAAGAGATGTATAGAGAGTACTGGACACACGTTTCCAATAATCGTGGAATCGTAAAAGGGTAAGAAGCAGCCCAAAATGCTTGATATTATTATAAAACTTGCTAGGAGATAGATTATGGCGACACTTCCTGATCTTGGCATGAATGGTCTTGTAAATTCTGTGCGTAGACTTAGCGGTCTTGCAAATCCAGGTTACAGAAATGTAGATCCTGATGCAGAATTTATTGCCGGTTGCGTAGCAAAATTAGCAGCAGATTCGAATGGTAATCCCGTTCTTCAAACAGCTGATGCTGATGATACTAACTTAATCGGACTATTCTATTGCCACAAAACGCTAAGTTTTTATAGGCCAGTTGTAAATGAGGAACAAACCTTTGGTACTTCCCCAAATACAGCTACTATTGCTTATTTAAACCATGCAAACGTTAAAACCGGTTCTGTACAGGTGACATCTACAGGGGCTTCCCCAACACCTTATACAATTACAACCGACTATACAGTTAATACAACTAATGGTTATATTAATACCTCAACAGGTACTAGTTCTATTGGAGCTACTGATACTGTATATATTTCTTACTTATACCTCGATCCAAACCTCGTTGGTATAGACCAGACTTTAGGTTCTGGAAAAGCGGCTACACTTGAAGATGCTGGTGAAGTTGCAACATTAGTATATGCTACAGGCGTTTCAACACCTTATACATTAATGTGTAGCTTGTATTCAGATGCTAATGGATATATCACTACTGCAAATGGTGGTGGAACTGTAGTTGGTAAGTGTACAAAAGTACCTACAGCTGAAGATCCTGAACTCCATTTTAAGTTATTGGTATAGGAGGTAACTAACTATGTGGGCTACTAATATGGAAAAGAAAGAAATTAGAAAAGTTGCCTCTAAAGACGAGAGGTTGTTAAATCCAAAAGCATTCGGTGGAACAGATTCTACTGGTCGTGAAAAACATGCTTCCAAAGAAGATATGTTTAATAGCAAAGGCGAAATGAATGCATACGATAAAAAGGATGTCATTACTCAGCAACAAAAATTCGCCAGCTTAAGAGAACAATATAAGAAATCTGGTTCCTTTTATTCAATGGATGAAAAACAAAGAATTATGGAAGCAGCTTTTGGTGGTAACGAAGAAGAAAGAATGAGATTTGGAGCAGAAATGATTCCACTTATTCTGGATAGATTAGACTATGAAGGATTTATCCGTCAGGTCTTTAAAACTCACGAAGTTGCTCAAGGTCAAATTATATCATACGAAAAGGATATAAATGTTACCGCTCTTATTATCCAAGAAGACGGTCAGACAATTGAGTGCGTTGTGAAGGGTAATCGTGTATTCCCAGCTGAATTCTGGGTTACAGCATTCCCAAAAATTAATATGGCCGAAATTGCCAAACGTCAGTTTGACATCGTAGACCGTACTCATGATAAAGCTACATTCCAAATCATGCTTCAAGAAGATAGAAATGGACTCCGTGAGCTTTATCAAGCTTCTACTTTAGAAAACTCAAACATAACTATTTCCTCAACAGTTAATAAGTCTGTTCTTGAGTCACTACAGTATGAAGTAGAAAGACACAGATTAATTTGCGATAAGTTCCTCATGAATCGTGCTGAATTAGGCGATTTCAAGAGAAACATTAACTCTATGGATTACGATCCAATTACTTCCAGAGACATCTTGTTAACTGGTATTTTTGGAAACATCTGGGGAGTTAATATATTCGTATCTGCTGGTGTTGACGAAGCCGGTATCCAAAACGTATCTGTTCCAGAGGGCATGGTCTTTGCTGTAACCGAAGGTAGATATTTGGGTGCTATGCCAATTCGTATTTCTTTAACAATGCTTCCTGCTGATCAATTTGTTTTTGGAAAATTTCAGTATGGTTACTTGTTTGGTGAAATGATTGGTCAGGCTATTCTTAACCCAAGAGCAATTGCATGTGGTATTAAAACCGGTACAACAGTTCCTGCATGGATGTCTGCTTAATAATTTAGTAACAAAATAATTAAATACCCTTTGAAAAAAGGGTATTTTTTTATTGACAAAAATACTATTTGATGCTACTAATGGATTTATGAAGAAAAAAGAATGTAAATACTGTAATGCAACAGAAAATCTTGTTGAAGGAATTAGATTAGGTAAGAAGTTTTATTATCCTGTATGTATTGATTGTTTTTATTTATATCAACAGGATAAAACTTTAAAAAGAAAAAAAACTACATTAAAAAAATATGGTGTAGAAAATGTATCCCAATCTGAGGATATTAAAAATAAAATAAAAAACACTTCTATGAGTGTTTATGGATTTTCCAATGCATCACAATCTTCTTTAATTAAAGAAAAAAGAGAAAAAACTAATATTGAGAGATATGGAGGAAAGACACCAGCTTCTAATAAAAAAGTTAGAGATAAAATGAAAAAAACATCTAAAGATAGATATGGTGTAGAAAATCCAATACAAAATACTGAAATAAAAAATAAAGCAATTATAACATTAATTAATAAGTATGGAGTTGATAATATATTTAAAAGTGAAGAATTTAAAGAATCTATGAGGATTCTGAATAGGGAAAAATATGGTGTTGATTTTTTTACACAAACTAATGAAATGAAAGAAAAGTCACAAGACACTATGTTAAAAAACTATGGAGTTAAGTTTCATTCTCAAGATCCCACAATAAAAAAGAAAATGTGGACTACTTATAGAACTAATTATTGGGAAACATTTATAGTTACTTTAGCACAAAAATATATAGAACCTTTATTTGATAAGGAACAATATATAACTAATAACAACTTTTTATTAAATAAATATAAATGTTTACGATGTGGAAATACTTTAGACTTTGAATATTTAAATCCTCATAGAATAAATTGTATATGTACACAACATAGATCGTATTATGAAGATAATATAATAGATTGGTTAAAACTTAATAATATTTCTAATATTATTCCAAATAAAAAGTTTTATGAAAATGGAAAATTTAAGTATGAAATAGATATTTTTTTTCCTGAAAAAAATTTTGGTATAGATTTTTCTGGTATTTATTGGCATAGTGATAGGTATAAAGAAAAAAATTATCATCAAAATAAATACAAATATTTTAAAGAAAAAAATATAGAATTTATTCAAATTTTTGAAAATGAATGGGTTAATAAACAAGATATTGTAAAATCAATAATTCTGTCAAAGTTTGGATTAAATAAAAGAATATTTGCTAGAAAGTGTACTATAAAAGAAGTATCAACAAAAGATTACAAAGATTTCATGTTAAAAAATCATTTACAGGGATATATTCCAGCAAAAATTTTAATAGGATTATATTTTGATGATATTCTTATTTGTGCTGCATCTTTTAGTAAATATAGGTATATTAAAGAAGATTCATATGAAATAATACGTTTTGCAACTAAATTAGGTTATACAGTAATTGGAGGATTTGGCAAAATATTGAAATATTTTGAACTTAAGTATTGCCCGAATAAATTAATAAGTTTTATTGATGTAAGGTATTTTAATGGTAAAAGTTATATTGATTTTACTTTTGAAAAGTTAACAAATCCTAATTATTTTTATTTTAAAATAAAAGATGAAAGTTTAACACTTCATAGTAGAATTAAATTTCAAAAACATAAATTATCTTCTTTATTAGAAAATTTTGATGATAATTTATCTGAATTAGAAAACATGAAAAATAATGGTTTTGTACGAATATTTGATGCTGGTAATCTAAAAATGATTAAACTTTATATTTAAGTATCTTTTTTTCTGTCTTTTTTGAAAAAATACTTGACTATATTACATAGTTATATATTTATTAATATATATGAAATTTTAATTATTAATAATTATATTAAATGAGATAAATTTTTGAGAAGACCTCCCTTATTAACCTTTTTAACATTTAATAGGCTAGGAAATACTATACCTAGTCTTAGATCATTACTAGAATCTACCGATGATTTTGAATTATATCTATTAGATAATTTTTCTCAAGATAAAACATGGGATTATTTGAATTCAGTATCTGATCCTAGAATAGTATATAGAGAAAGATCTGATAAGAATATTGGTGGAGTTTTATTAAATAAAGCATTAATTCATAGGAAACCAGATCAAGATTGGTTTAATTATGAATATGATTGTTTTTTAATAACAATAAAGTTTATATCAATTTTTCAAGATATATTTGATAATGAATCAAATATTGCTGGTTTATGTGGTAATCTTCCTGGTATTATTCCTAAAGGTGTTGATGATACTCAACTTATTAAAGTAAATAATTATAGAATTTATAAATCTCATATAATGGGTTATTGTATGGGTATGAGATATGAAGTTATGAATAAGTTAGGATATCTTGATGAAGTAACATATGGAATGGATATGGATCTTTATTATAGAATTGATCGTATGTTACACATGAAAACAGGATATTCTTTAGATGCTCATTGTTTAATGGTAGGAATACCTACATGTGACATGTGTACTGCTGGGCAAAAAATTTGTTTAGGAGATAAAATTTGTACTAAATATTATTCAAGGGTTTTAAATGATTTTTATTCACAATATAATCCAGATATGGTTAAACGAGTAAAGGAAAGTATCAATAAAGATAAACTTTATTGTGATACTATTTATAACCCGAATACTTCTTTAACAATAGAAGAGCAAAAAGTAGCAAAAGAGAATATAGATAATTTTTCTAATATTTATAATAAATTTTTAAATACACTAAAAGAGAATATATGAGACCACCATTATTTACATTTTTAACGTTTAATAGATTAGGAAATACTTGTATTAGTTTAGAATCTGTATTACAAAGTCCAGATGATTTTGAAATGTATATTATAGATAATGGATCTAAAGATTTTACATGGGATTATTTAAATACTATTGATGATCCACGAATAAAAGATAGAAAAAGATTTGATAGTAACTTTGGAATAGCAGCATTAAATTACGCTCTCTCTTTTAGAAAAGAGGACCAAGATTGGGTAAATGTAGAACCAGATACCCATATACATAATAAAAATTTTATATCAGAATTTAAAAAAGCATCTGAATTTTATCCTGAATTTGGATATTTTTCTGGTATGCTCTATGGTGGTGATGTTCCACTTACTGTAATTTCTCATGATTATGTTAAAACAATGGTAGATACTTATCCACAAACAGTAATTCAAAGAGGACAGTACAGAGTTTGGGATAGTGGTGTAGGAATGACGGGTTATTGTTTATATATTCCATCAAATGTGATGAATCAATTAATGTTTTTAGATGAAGTATCTTATGGAGCAGATGTTGATTTAAATTGTAGAATTATGAAGGGATTGAAAAAAAAGGCTGGATTTGTATTTAATATTGGATGTTCTATGATAGGAACAGATTGTAAAATCTGTTTATCATATGGAAATATTTGCCCCGGTCAAAATATTTGTAATAAAATATATTCTAGAGTTACAAGTACTTTTATAGCAAAAAGAGGAACTTGGACAACTGATGTTATAAATCAAAGAATATCTGGTAAACTCCCATTAAAATGTGATTCTATTTTTGGACAACAAATATCAGATAGTGATAAAGCACAAAGTTTAAAAAATATAGAAGAATTAAAGAATATTTATGATGAATATCTTAGAACAATGGGATATCAAAAATGAAGTTGCACATTGGTTGCGGGTATCAACATAAAGATGGTTGGATTAATATAGATATAGAGAAATTTTCAAGTGTTGATATAGTTCATGATGCAAGAACTATATTTCCTTATTCAGACAATTCTATTGATTTTGTTTTTAATGAACATTTTATAGAACATATTTCGTTACAAGACGGCATTTCTTTTTTAAAAGAAATGTACAGAATTATTAAACCAAATGGAGTTATTAGAATAGCAGCACCTGATTTGGATGTTATTATTGATCAATTTGTAAATGATTCTTGGAGAGATGATTTTAAAAAAGCACAAATTCCTTGTAATACTCGTTGTGAAATGTTGGACATGTCCATGAGGGGTTGGGGACATTTGTATTTATATAACTATGAAGAATTAGAATATCGTCTTAAAAATAGTGGTTTTATAAACATATCACGAAAAGAATTATATAAAAGTGATTACCCAGAATTATGTAATCTAGAAACAAGATGGGCTTCTTTTTTAATTATTGAGGCGACAAAATGAAACTTGGAATAATGCAACCTTATTTTCTTCCATATATTGGATATTGGCAACTCATAAATTCTGTTGATGAATTTGTAATTTATGATAATATTAAATATACTAAAAAAGGTTGGATCAATAGAAATAGAATTTTATGTAACGGTAAAGATGAGTATATTACTATACCTTTAAAAAAAGATTCAGATTATTTGGATGTAAAAGATAGATACATTGCATATTCTTGGGATGATGAAAAAAATAAAATATTAAACAAAATAAGACAATACTATAAAAAATCTCCACAATTTTCTCAAGGATATACTCTTTTTGAAACTTGCATATCTTGCGAAGAAAGAAATTTATTTAAATTTATTCTAAATTCAGTTGAATTGATAAAAACATATCTCGATATTAAAACTCCACTTATAATCTCTTCAACAATTCCTTCAGATCAAAATCTACAATCTGAAGATAAAGTATTAGACATTTGTAAAGTAAGAAAAGCAACTACTTACATAAATGCCAGTGGTGGTGTAGAATTATATGATAAAAATAATTTCACCAAAGAAGGAATGGAACTCAATTTTATTAAATCAAACCAAATTACTTATAAACAATTTGATAATGAATTTATTCCTTGGCTCTCTATTTTAGATGTTTTGATGTTTAATTCAAAAGAAGAAATACAATCAATGCTAAATAATTATACTTTATTTTAGGATATATGAAATGTTTAGATGGAAAAAATTAGGACAAATATTCTCACCACAAACTGTAAACGATGGTATTGATAGACCTTGGATGAAGGAATATTCTCAATGCACAAGTACAGTATTTTTCGATAAATTTATACGAATATACTTTTCTTGTAGACCATTCAAAGATAAAGAAGGAGCTGTATCATATACGGCTTTTGTTGATGTTGATAAAAATGATTTAACAAAAATTATAAATATAGCAAAAGAACCCATTCTTCCTTTAGGTAGGCTAGGTACTTTTGATGAACATGCTGTTTATCCTACTTGTGTTATTAAGCGAAAAGATGACTTTGCTTTATATTACGCTGGTTGGTACAGATGCAAGTCTGTCCCATTTAATACATCAATTGGATTGGCAATCAGTAATGATGGTGCCTCATTTAAGCGGATTGGAGATGGGCCAATTATGGCTCCAAATATTAATGAACCTTTCGTTATTAGTGGCCCAAAAGTCAGAAGATTTAAAGAATATTGGTACATGTATTATTTAGCTGGAACTGAGTGGATATCAAACAATGGAAGCCCCGAAATAATATATAAAATAAAAATGGCTTCTTCAGAGGATGGGATAGAATGGGAAAGAGTGGGTCAAAATATTATACCTGATATTTTAGAACCAGAGGAGTGTCAAGCAGGTCCTGATGTATTTTATCATGAAGGAAAGTATCATATGTATTTTGCATACAGATACGGATTGGATTTTCGTGGAAATAATAGAGGTTACAGAATAGGATATGCCTATTCCTATGATTTATATAACTGGACAAGGGATGATGCTAATGTTGGAATAGGTTATTCTGAATCTGGTTGGGATAGTCAAATGCATCATTATCCTCATATATTTAAACATAATGATAAATTATATATGTTATATAATGGAAATGATTTTGGTAGATATGGATTTGGATTAGCAGTAGCAGAATAATGGATATTTCATATAAAATAAATAATTCTACTCAAAAAGATATCCATGATCATTTAGTTATTTGTGATACTTATTTTGATAATATTTTAAGTAGTAGAGTTAATTTAGATGAATTTTCAGAAAAAATTTATACCAAAGCTATTAGATTTGAAGCTTGGTATGAGAAAAAATTAATTGGATTAATTAGTGCTTATTTTACTAGTGATGTAATTGGATTTATTAATCATGTAGCTGTTTTTACTAGATTTCAAAGAAAAGGAATATCAAGAATTTTATTACAATCTTGTATAGATTATGGTAAAAAGAATAATTATAAGTTTATCCATTTAGAAATAAATAGTAAAAATAAGAAAGCTATGGATTTATATAAATCATTTAATTTTGTAGTATTAGAAACGTCAGATGATAATATAAAAATGAGGAAAGATATAAGAAATGGAAAGAGATTATAATATAGAATTTAAAGATACAAAAGATCATAAATATGCATATAATTTTGATTTTGATATTATGCATCCATATATGATTAAATCTTTTATGCCTTTTTTTACAGGAAACAATGTTTTAGAATTAGGTAGTTTTAAAGGAGAATTCACTAAATTATTATCCCCAATTTTCCCTCTTATTACTTGTATAGAAGCATCTAAAGAGGCTGTTTTAGAAGCAAGAGAAAAATTTTCATATCAAGTAAGAATACATAATAATACTTTTGAAGAAATAGAATTAATGGATACTTATTCTAATATCATAATGACTCATGTTCTTGAACACTTAGACAATCCAGTAGAAATACTTAAAAAAATAAATGATAAGTGGTTATCTGAAACAGGAAGATTGTTTTTAGTATGTCCAAATGGAAATGCTCCATCTAGACAAATTGCAGTTAAAATGGGATTAATTAGTCATAATACAGCAATTACTCCTGCAGAAAAAGAACATGGACATAGAATAACTTATACATTAGATACTCTAGAAAGAGGTGTAAAAGAAGCTGGATTAAAAATTATTCATAGATCTGGAATCTTTTTTAAAGCATTAGCTAATTTTCAATGGGATAGACTACTTCAAACAGATATTATATCTAAAGAATATTTAGATGGGTGTTATGCATTAGGGCAGCAATATCCTGATCTTTGTTCTAGTATTTTTTTGGTTTGTGAAAAAGGAAATTAGATGAAAAAAGTATTATTAGTATCTTTAGTTTACCAAGAAATTGATTTAAATATGACTCAAATGGAATCTTTATTTCCTTTAATTGATTTATTAGATATAATAGTTCTTGAAAATTATAGTAGCACTACAGAAGAAAAAGGAATTCCTTATTTTTTAAATTTGCTTAAAGAAAAGAAAATAAGTCAATATATTCTTTTTGAAAAGAATATAGGTGGATCTGCTTTTTTTATGTTTTTTATTGACTTTTTAAATAATTTGAAAAATTATGATTATATTGTTATTACTGATGGAGATGTTCAGGCTTTAAATAATAATTGGTTGTTTGAATCCATAATGATTATAGATAAAGCTGAAAATGCTTTTTGTTGTGCAGTTGATTATAATACTGATAATTTACCTATAGAATCCTTTCCAGAATCTAGAAATTGGATGCCAATTCCAATAGATCATGGATGGTATTTAGAATCAGCGACTGGTGGACATCTTTTGATGTTTAAATCAGAGAGTATAAATGATTTTGTAGTTTGGTTACAGGAGAATAAATTATTATTTATAGATGATAATATAAGAGGATTTTGTCACACAATCTTGAAAAAAAGATGGTATAAAACAAAATACAGCAAATGTAAACACCTTGTATGGGATTTATATCATGATAAAACACATCCATATACAATAATGAAAATGAAACCAAGAGAAGAAATATTTAGAACAGTAACTTTTTGTAATTATATTAAGCATAAATTAATAAATAATGAAATAATTTCCAATAAAATTGTATATAGAGAGGCTACTAGTGATAAATAAAAGATTGGTTATCTCTGAACCGGCAAGAGAATTTCATTTTACAAAATGGGAATTACCTGAATTTAAGAAACATTTTTCAAATGTGATTATGCATTATTATAATGAAGATCCTCAATTTACTCAAATAAAAAAAGATGATATTCTTTTTGTTTTTTTAAGTTTACCTCAATACCAAAATGTAGAATGTGATTTTAAATTTGGTATGATATATCCGGGATTTGGATTTCACCCCTTACATCATTTAGATCAAAGAGCTAGAATGAAATCTGTTATTTCACAATATTCTGCTGTATTCATGAATGATGGACCCTTATGGGAAAGTTTTAAAGATCTCCCAAATGTTTATAATACCCCATATGCCGTTGATTCACATATGTTTAAAAAAACAAGAGTAAGAACTAAATTTAAAAGAATTATTCAAGTAGCAAATAATGTTGCATGGCAGTATAAAGGAAGACATATTTCAGAAGCAGCAATGAAATTAATGCCGTATGAATGGGAATTGTTTCCTGAAAATAATAATAAAATGGGAGCAATTCCTTTTAATGAATTACCTGATATTTATCAGAAAGCAGATGGATTTTTAAATCCAAATATGATCGGAGATCCTCCGGGATATTGGGTTGACTGTAAATATACAGGAACAACTTTAGAAGCAGGTCTAAGTGGTTGTATAATATTTTGGCACGATTGTATGAAGTTAGGTAATGATTTTGAAACAGTTTTTGAAATATCTAGTAATCCAATAGAAATTGCAAAAAGAATACCAGAAATTATAAATTCAATAGATTTAGAAAAACATAGTTTATTAACATCGCAAGAATTTTATGAAAGATGTAATATAAAAAGTTCAGTTGAGCATAAAATAAATACTATACAAAAATTTATTTAATAGTAAAGTTATATGAAAATATTGTTATTAAATCCTCCTAAAGAAAAAGAAATAACTTTTGCTGTATTAACAGATTATAATACAAAAGCAAGAAATAATAATCCTCCATTGGGTTTACTATATCTTCATTCCTATTTATCACCATATCATAATGTTGATGTTGTTGATATGAGTGCAGAAGAACTTGGTATATTAAATATACATAATATACTTCTTAAATATAAACCTGATATAGTTGGGATTACTTGTGTTATTTCTAAATGGCCAACAACAAAAGAATTATCTAGACAGATAAAAATATTTAATAAAGATATAATTACTATTGTTGGTGGCGTAAATCCATCATTATATACATATGAAACTCTTCAATGTGAAGATATAGATTATGTTATTAGAGGATTTGGTCAAATTCCTTTATTAGAATTATGTAATGCTTTAGATAAAAAAGAAACTACTACTACAATAAAAAATTGTTGTACTAAAGAAACTTATAGATATCCTGAAAAAGGATGTTTTAATTTTGAAGATATAGATAAATATCCTTTTCCTAATAGAAAGATTGTTCCAATTGATAATTATAATATGCCTTTTTCTCCTAAAAATCCAACTACATCTATGTTAACAAGTTTTGGATGTTTTCATAAATGTCATTTTTGTCAATGTAGGACATTTACTCCTATTGTAATAAGAAAACCAGAATATGTAATAGATGAATTAAAAGAAGTTAAAACTGATGGTATTAAATCTGTTATTTTTCAAGATGAGCTTTTTACTATGTCTAATAGACGAATAACTGATATTTGTACTCCAATGATAGAAAATAAAATAGATCTTAATTGGGCTATAAGAGCTAGAGCAACTCATTTAAAACAAGAATCATTGGATTTAATGAGACAAGCTGGTTGTTTTAATATTCATATGGGTATAGAGTCGGGAACAGATAGGATATTGAAAAGAATGAATAAAAATATTACTGTTCCCCAAATAAAAGAATCTATAAAGGCAATAAAAAAAGCTGGGATGTCCTGTTCAGCAAGTTTTATGTTGGGTTATCCCGGAGAAACAAAAGAGGAGATACTAGAAACAATTTATTTTGCTGCAGAATTGGAATTAAATGTTTGTCAATTCTACATAACAATACCATCTCCGGGGACAGAGCTATATAAAGAATGGCAAGAAAGAACTGGATATAAAGGAGATGTATTTAGTCAATTTACAATGAATCCCGATAGTATTGATCTTGATGGGAATATAGCTTCTGATCTATTTACAAGAGAAGAAATGAATGAATTTGTTCAGCTAGGGTTTTCTAAAACAAATAATTTATATAAAATAAAAAATGATTAGGTAAAATTAATGACATCCTTTTATTCAAGAGAAGAATTAGAGTTATTAAAGTTTAAATCTTTAGGAGAAAATGTTTTATTAAGTAGAAATGCTTCTATATATTCTCCAGAAAAAATTAATATTTCTAATAATGTTAGAATAGATGATTTTTGTATAATATCTGGTAATATTAATATAGGTAATTATGTTCACATAGCTGCTGGATGTTATTTATTTGGAGAACATGGAATTATCTTAGAAGATTTTTCTGCAATTTCATCTCGAAGTGCTCTTTATAGTGGAACAGATGATTATACTGGGGAATTTTTAAGTAATCCAATGTGTCCCATACTATGTAGAAAAATAACAAAAGGACCTATTTTTTTAGGAAAGCATGTTTTAATAGGAACTGGAACAACAATTCTACCGGGAGTTTATATAGGAGAAGGAACTTCTGTAGGAGCGATGAGTTTAGTTAATAGATCTTTGAAAGAATGGAAGATTTATAAAGGAATACCCGCAAGAGAATATAAAGAAAGATTGCGAGGATGCTCTGAATTTGAAGAATTATTATTTAAAAAATAAAATAACATATGGTATAACACATGGAAAAATTTGTATTTCCTATATTAATAACAAAACCTCTTATTCCAGACATTAATATATATTTTAAATATGTTAAAGATATTTTTGATTCTAAAATGTTATCAAATAGTGGTAAATATCATTTAATTCTTGAAGATGATTTAAAATACATATTAAAAGTTAATAACTTATTAGTATTTAATAATGGTACTAATGCTTTAATGATAGCATTAAAGGGATTAAATTTAACTGGAGAAATTATTACAACTCCTTTTACTTTTCCAGCTACTCCACATGCCATTACTTGGAATGGATTAAAACCAATATTTTGTGATATTGATAATAAAACAATGAATATTGATGCTAATAAGATAGAATCTTATATAACTAAAGATACATCAGCTATTTTAGCTGTTCATACATTTGGTACTCCTTGTGATGTTATGAAAATAGAACAAATAGCTAAAGAACATAATTTAAAAGTTATATATGATAGTGCTCATGCTTTTATGACTGAAATAGATGGTGACGGAATTGGAAATTTTGGTGATGTTTCTATGTTTAGTTTCCATCCAACTAAATTGTTTCATACATCTGAGGGTGGTGCTTTAACTTTTAATAACGATACTTTAAAGGAAACTTATAAACTACTTAGAAATTTTGGGATAGTTTTTAAAGATGGTACGGAATCCGTAGAATTAGATGGTATTAATGGTAAAATGAGTGAAATACAAGCTGCTATGGGATTGTGTGTTTTAGATATAGTTGATAAAGAAAGAAGAAAAAGAGAATCTATTTCTAAAAGATATATTCATAATTTATCGGTAAAAAAAGGAATATCTTTCCAAAAGTTAGAATCTAATATAACTCCAAGTTATCAATATTTTCCGATAAGAATAAATAAAGAAGAATTTGGAGAATCTAGAGATGATGTATACAATAGATTAAGAGAATATAATGTTTTTGCTAGAAAATATTTTAATCCTTTATGTATTGATTATGATCATTATAAAGATACAAAAGGTGATTTTTCTATAGCTAGAAAGGTTGTTACAGAAGTATTATGTTTACCTTTTTATGGTGATTTAACTATGAATGATATTAATAAAATATGTTCTATTATTTTGGGTGAATAAATGTTAATTTGTTTAGATGAATCAATTGTATTAAGAAGAATAACTGAATTAGATACCGATTTTGTTTTATCTTTATTAAATAATGAATCTATTAAAAATAATTTTCCTAGAACTAAAGATATTACATTAAAAGATCATGAAACCTTTTTAAATAAATTATCTAATAAAAATCTTTATTGGATAATTGAAAAAGATAAAATACCAGTTGGTACTATATCTTTATATGATATTAATTATGATCATAAAAGAGCTGAATGGGGAAGATTAATGATTCTTCCTAAATATAGGAATCAAGATATCGGAAAACTTGCTTTAAAAGAAATTATTAATTATTCTTTTTTAAAGTTAAAATTACATAAAATTTATTGTTATGTAATGGAAAATAATGATATAGCATTAAAGATGTATCAAGATTTAGGATTTAAAATAAAAGGTATATTAAAAGATCATTATTATATAAATAATAAATATATAGATTATTATTTATTGGAATTACTTAATTAATGTATTATCTGTTTTTAATAAATTTAAAATATCTTCAATAGAAAAAATATTATTATTTTTATATAATTTTTCATAAATAGTTTTAACAAATTTATATTCATTTTTATAATCTACAGTAAAATGTATATTTTTAAATGGATTATTTATTCCACAAGGAAATGTTATATATTTATATTTTTGAGGATTTCTTTTAATAAAAGTAGTAACATGTTCTAAATGACCCTTTTTTTCTTCTAATGATCTAATTTTATCAATTTCTCTATTACTATCATGTAAAGCAGTAGATCTTATTATTTCTACTCCTATTCCTATTGGAATTTCTCCCATATCCATTAAATCACATTTTTCAAAAAGAGCCTCTTTTATCATATTATCTGCATGATAAGGATCAATTAATGGATTATCTCCTGTAATTCTAAGAATATAATCAGGATTATATAATTTTTCAATCATAAGGAATCTTTCAAGAACATTTTCTTCAGATCCTGTAATTACAGTACAATTCATTTTATAGGCTAAATCTACTATTACTTCATTTTTTTTGGTATAACTTGTTGCAATAATTATATTATTAATATTTTTAATTGCTTTAACTCGATTTATTACATGAGCTAATAGAGGTTTACCGCAGATGGGGAGCATTGATTTCCCTGGTAATCTAGATGATCCCATTCTGGCTTGTATTACTGCAGTAACCTTTAGTTTTTCATTCATTTATATCACAATCTACAATAAATTCATTCTTATTTTTGGTCACAGGAACCAATATTATATACTGTTTAGTTCGTCCACAACACACAAAAGTATCTTCCTGACCCCTATTTAGTTTACATTCCATACAATTCTGTAATGTTTTAATATTATTCATAATATTGCCTTTTTATACAAAAATTTATTTATCTGTATAAAAAATAACATATTATAAGGAATTTTTAATGTTCTATTATATTAAATTTATCTTAAATTTATAAGAAAAAACACCATTATTATAATAAATACTATATTTAAACAAATGAAATAGGAGATGAATATGAGTAACATTAATTTAACACCAGATCAGGTTCAAAAATTAGGAAATCATTTACAAAAAGAGGCAGAAAACGACTTTGAAATACGTCCAATTGTTCCTCAAACAACTGTAAGTGAGGCTCTTAAACGTGTTATTCCTGATGAACCTATGGAAACAGGAAAACAAAGTTTAAAAGATAGGATTAAAGATTTGGAAGCAGAATACAAGGGATCTACAGTATCTGTACCAAAAGATTCTTTAAAGAAATCCTATTTAGACGAAATGGGTAGAGATACCTTTTATGTAAAAAATATTTCTGGAAATCACGTAGCTATTTCAGAATTAGAGTTTACTATTAAAAAAGGAGCAGTAGAAAATCTGCTTGAAGTAGCTTCTTTAGAAGATTGTTATTCTTCAAGAGATTTAAAAAAGTTAATGAATGGATATGCTGGAGACTCTCCTGCATTGAAAAGAATTACAGAAGAAGAATATGCTGATGAAATGGAAAAGGCTATTATATCAAAAAAGAAAATTGAAGTAGTTAGACAACAAGAATCAATTAAACAATATCAAAACCAAAATGGACAAAATCAGAATAATCAAAACCAAAATAATCCTTTTCAGAATCCAACTCCTAGAGTTGATAAAGCAGCAAAGCTTAGTTATAAAGTTATTGGGCAACTTGAGAAATTACGTTTGTCAACTGCAGTTGATCCAGAAGATTCAAAATTTGGAATTAATTCAGCTCAGTTTATTCAATGGATGTGGCAAGAAGTTCTTTCTGATGAAGAACTAGATTATATTCTTGGTGATCCAATGGCAACAAAATTTCCAGATGTTAAATATGCTGCTATAGAAAAGAAGACTATAAAATAAGAAGGACTAAATGTTACGATTAGTTGATATTATTGAACGAACACAAAACTATATTTTATTCTATACTTCAGAAATAACAGAAGCAGACGCTACTGTTTATGTTGTGTTTGATACATCTACAGGAGCATCATATAGTGTTGGTTTAACAGAAGATTATTATGCTTGGAGAGCAACATCTATAACAAGTACTGGAGTTGATGGTGCTTATTATATAATTAGTAATTCTAATATATATCCTTCTTATTCAGAAACTATTACTAATTATCTTTATTTAAAACCAGCATTACTTACAACACTTACTTATGCTGAATATAATATTCTTCAAAGTGTTTTAATTCGTTTAGATTTGGTTAGAAGAAGATTTCCAAATCCAGGTTTCGTTGTTAATTCAACTAATAGTATTGGTCAAAATGGTAATGTATCATTTTCTGGTGGTTATGAAAAGAAAATGACTGTATATGAAATATCAATGATGATGGCATCTACTATTGTAGAAGTAAATGCTACATCTCCTACAACATCATTTTGGCCAACATATACTTCTGATATAGCTACAAGTCCTTATATTGCTTATTCTAGTAATACTACAAGTATTCCTTATGATATGGTTGAATTGGCTTCACTGGGTACATTTATTAGATGTTTATGTGCTTGGGGTATTCTTGAAGTTGATTTAAGTTTTCAAGCAAGCGATTCTGGATTACAAATTACCTGGGATAGAGCAACTCATGCTAAAGGTTGGTATGATTCTCTTTTGAAAGATTATACTGATCAAAAACTATTATTCAAAATGAATTATGCTAATCATGCAGGAGTTGGTGTAGGTACATATGCTTTTCCTTCTGTATCTATTTTTGGAACATTATTAAATAATGTTACAAGTGGAGGAACTTTAGCTTATACTTCTATTATGGGTCTAAGTGGAAGAGGCAATGTACAAATGTAAAATAACAGGAGTTATATGATATGAAAAAATGTAAATATTGTGGGAAAGAAAATAATTTAGTTATTAGTGAAAGAAAAAATAAAGGAACATCAGAAGAAAAAATAATATATAAAAATATTTGTTATGATTGTTCTAATAAGAGAAAATTAAAAGGTAAATGTAGATATTGTGGGGTTACAGAAAATTTAATGACTAGATTTGTCATGAATCAATATTTAAAAGAACCAAAATTAATAATACAAGATGTATGTAGAAAATGTTTTGGAGATTTAACTAGAAAACATACAATTGGAAAGATACATTCTGATGAAACAAAAAATAATATAAGTATAAGTGTGAAAAAATGGCACCAATCGGAAGAAGGAAAAAGAAAACACAAAGAAAGTCAGAAAAATAAAAAATTTAGTTTAGAAGGAAAAGAAATATTAAGACAAAAAGCTATATTACAATGGAAAGATCCTGAATTTAGAATTAAGAAATCATTGCTTTCTAAAGAACAATGGAATGATTCAAATTTTAGAGAATTAATGAGTAATAATATATCTAAAAGATTAGTTGAATATTGGAAAAATTCAGATTATAAAGAAAAGATGATAAAAGTGTCAAAAGAAACATGGTCTAATTTCGAATTTAAAGAAAAAATGTCAATTTTACATAAAAATCGTCTTAGAGACAACAATCCTTTTGATAATAATGGATTTATAAAAATTTCTAAACCAGAACAAAAACTTTTTGATCTTGTTAAAATATTATTTCCATCTGCTGAACAAAATAAATCTATTAAAACTAAAGAATCTAGAAGATTTCCTGATATTCTTATTGAAGATTATAAACTTATTTTTGAGTATGATGGTAGTTATTGGCATAAGTCAGAAAAAGATGATAAACGTAATAAAGAATTACAAGATGTTGGTTATAAAATAATTCATTATATAGATAGAATACCAGATATGAAGGAATTATTTAATGATGCAGATAAAATATTGAATAGATAATATGAAGTAATTTAATTTTATAGGAGCTTAAAAATGGCATCAACACATGTAGGAGACATAAAATTTACTGGTGAATCAGGAAAAGAAGGACTTATGTATGAATATACTTATCCAGGCTTAGTACTTGTAGGATATAAACTTCTTCATACTGAAACTATGCCAGCTAATTTTACTGCGGGTAATAAACTTTATTATGAATATACAACACAATCTGGTGATGGTGAAAATTGGGTAACAGTTAATTCAATAACAGTTGTATAATAAAATTATATAATTTTATTATTTTTCTTAGTAAATAATAAGAGGAAGACATGTCTAAACAAAATTCTGATAAACCAATTCAAAATGATTTTTTTGGTAATCTATTTAAATCTGTTAATATTAAAGATTTTTTAGATGACGAAATTAATAAAAAAAGAATAAGAAGCGGTGCTGCTCCTATGGATATACCACCAGTAGCTCCTATCGAGGGAGCTGCTGGTCCAGCTGTTGGAGGAATGGGTTCTCCAGCACCAGGTGGTCCTCCTCCTATTGGTGGAGCTGCTCCAGGTGGTCCTCCTCTTCCTATTGGTGGAGCTGCTCCAGGTGGTCCTCCTCCTGCAGCACCCCAACCTTTACCAATACAAAATGCTATTCCTGAAGGTATTCCCCAAATGGGACCAAAACAGGATAATGCTACTCAAGATAAAATAAACACTATTTTTGAAACCGTTTCTCAATTAGAAGATGAAATAAGAGAATTAAAACACGAAAAAAAATTAAAAGATCTTGAAGAATATGTTTATTCTAATTTAGAAGATTTAAAGAGAATAGTAAATGATTTTAGAGATAAAAAAGTTCCATTAAGAAGTGAATATGATACTGAGGGTGTGTATAGAGAAAAATTATATGGTTTAGTAACGGAAGTTTTAGATAAACATCTTCCTGAATTATTTGAGGAAATACCAGATTATAGTTTTATAGCAACACAAATTAGTAGAGTATTTGAAGATGGAACAGTTTGTGATGCAACAGTTACTTTAGGTATTACTGTTTCACGAGATGGAAATAGATATGATTTTAAATGTGAAGTATTTATTGGAAATGGTTTAATTCATATGCCTTATTATATTTCAAGAGGTCCAAGAAATATACCATTAACAAAAGATGCAATTCAAAGAGAATTAAATTCCTTTTCATATAGAAAAATCAATATAGATACACCATATGAAAAAGAAAATATATATAATAATGTTGGTGAAAATATTTTAAAAAGACAAAATCTTCAAAAAGAGTATGACAGTACTATGAGTCAAACAACTCAAAGTACTCTCCCAGCTAAACATAAATGGGAAACACAACAAAGAACACCTTATAATATTTAAAATTAAAGGAATATATGATGAAAAATGATAATATTTTTTCTACAAAAGATTTAGTTAGTGCTACATATATATCATATAATGGGGTTAAATTTTCTTCTCCTGGTTATGATCTAGAAACAAAATGTTGGATATTTGAAAATCCAGATAAATGTCAAGAATTGGATTTTGAACTAAGAAACGGTGATACTACTGTTGAAGCAATTCGTTGGGAAAGTACACGAAGACTCTTATTGGGTATGGCTAATAAAAATAAAATTAATAGATAATATATTTTATTGAATCATGAAAAAAAGAAATAATGATTTGGAATTCTTTTTAAAAAAATTACAAGTTATTGAAAAAAAATTAAATAATATTGATTCAAAATTAAATGATATATCTAGGCTATTAAATAATAAATCAAATGATCCTATAATTCATAAGATACAACAATGGTCACAACTGAGCGAAAAGTAGAGAAAGTTAAATGGGTAAATTTTGTTATTCCAGCATCTCTCTATGAAAAATTAAAAATAAAAGCTTATTCAGAGGGTTTTTCTGTTTATAGTTTAATGAAATCTTTAGTTATCAGTTATTTAAATGATACTATTGAAATAAAATAATTAAAAATTTTTGTAAATAGAAATAAAATATAGAAATAATTAGAGAAATATAATAAGGAAATACTAAATGGCTATAGCGGATAATAGACTTCTTTGTTTAAACTTTGAACAGAATTTATGGGATGCTAGTGATCAGCATAATAATGCTTATTCTAATAATCCAATATATATTGAAAGAGCAACAAATAATTATGCAATTACTAATGCTGCAATAACTGATAATATTCTTTATCTTCCTTTGGATAGTTTTAGGCATGATGCATTTACTGTTGCTTTTTGGTTTAATACTCCCTCTACTAATTCAGCAGATATAACCGTTCATTTTGGTGAATGGTGGCTAAATGGATATTGCTATCATATTCACAACAATGGTATAACTATACCAATGCACATGCCAGAAGGATATACTGATTATCAAATAACTGGAACTATTCCTAATAATGAATGGCATCATATGACTTACACCTTCAATATGGTCTCCGGTGCAAGTCCTGATCATGGTGGAACAATTACTGCCTATCTAGATGGTGTACTTTTTGGATCTTGTACTCCAAATTATTGGTATCCTTCAATTGAGGGTGGACCTGGTGAATTTCGATTTTTTAATTCAAGTTGGATTGGATCTATTGATTTACTTCAATATTGGGATAGAATTTTAACAACTGAAGAAATAGCACAGTTACCTGTATATACATATTCTTATTCAAATCCAACTATAACAGAAACTTTAACATCTACTTTGAGTGAATGGCCTTGTAATGAAGGAACAGGAACCACTATTAATGATTCGAATAGTATTAATGATTTAATAGATGTTGCTGATTTAAATTGGGTTACCGGTCATTCTGATAATAGTTATGCATATGATCCCTATTTAAATTATGTAGATGCACAATCCGTTACAATAAATTCTGATGGTGGTTTGAGTCTTGCTTGGTGGGTTAAAGTTCCTTCTGGGCTATCTAGAAATGGTATTGGAGCATTATTTAGATTTAATGGTGGTGCATTATATATACATGGTTCTTTTGTTAATACAAATAGAATAACGCATGGAATTAATGGAGGACAAACCTCTACATATATTTCATTAGATGAGTGGAATCATATTGGACTTGTTTTAACAGGAACAACCTATCAATGGTACATTAATGGTTATGCTGATGTTTCTGGAAGTTTTTCATATGATTTAACTACATTAAATAATTTGCAATTTGGTGGATTTGATGCGGGTGCTATTTATCAGGGATATGTAAACACGGTTTATTTATGGAATACAGCAATTACCCAGAGCGATATTATTTCAGCAATGGAATTACCAGAAGAAATTCCTCCTACACCAACAAACAGAAATGGTATTGTAATTATTATAGCTAATCATTAGGATAGAAAATGCCGAGATTTTGTAAATGGAAAGCCAATACTAAATTGCATGGATATAGTGCATCAATAATTAGAGGACCACATCCTTCAAAATTTGTGGGTTTTTCTAATTCTGGTCCTTTACAAAATAGTAGCTTTTTCATAATCTCTTCTTTTATGCAAGATCCAGATGATGATGCATATGATACTACATATAATGCTGAAGCACTTGCAGCTATTGGAGTTAATACAATATTTGCATGTAGTATTGAAACAGCACAAATGGCAAGTAAACTTGAAAGATGGAAAGATAATGGAATATATATTTTTTTAGATTTAACTACTTATTCTGGTCAAACAGTTTCTTGGGCATTAGATTTTTTAGGATCTAATCCTACATATAATAGTACTATTATAGGATGGATAACTGTTGAAGATGAATCTGATGGTAAATATAATCTTAGTGATGCTTGTTCACCTTTAGTAGTATTAGCAAATGCTACTACTGCTAGACAAACAGATCCAACCAGACCTCTTTCTTGTACTTATACTGGTGCTATGGTAAGATCAGAACCAATGGAATGGTATCATCCCGAAGAAGTATTAAATCAAAATAATACAACTGGAACTTATCAAGGAGATATGGACGCATATTCAGAAGCACCAAATATTTGTTTGTTTGATAAGTATCCAATGACAGGAGAATTATATGCACCAGTAGATCCTGAGTATTCTACAGATAGTGAAGGTAATCCTGCATATTATGGGGGAATGTGGGTAGCCGGTAGAACTATTGATGGTATTCGTGCTAATATCTGGAGAGTTAATGAAGAATGTCCTATTATAGCTGCACTAGAAGATGCAAATCCCTGGGAAGAAGATGCAGCTAGGCACACAGGACCAACACCAAGTCAATTAAAACAAATGGTTCAAATGTGTATTGTTCACGGTGCGAGAGGTATTTTATGGTTTGGACATACATGGGGAAATGATGGTAACGGAAGTCCTGGTTCGTTTAATTCTTTAACAGCGGCTAATCAATATCAAATAGCAGATAAAATGGCAGCACTTACTGAAATTCATGCGTGGGTTCAAGATTTAGCACCAGTATTAAATTCCCCTACTCTTGGAACAATATACTATGGGGGGGATAATTATCAGCTAGAAGGTAAAGAGTTATTACCTAGTGGATACTCTGTAGTATCATCAACAGGTGT